AACGTGTGCACACTGATTATTTATCTTATAACTATAAGCATTTTTGTGTGTCATCTAAAACATGTAACCGTATATGGAACATCTCAACTAATTTTATATCTTACATAACTCTCTGTTACCACATATGTATTCTCATAGAGTCTAAACGTGTGCACACTGATTATTTATCTTATAACTATAAGCATTTTTGTGTGTCATCTAAAACATGTAACCGTATATGAAACATCTCAACTAATTTTATATCTTACATAACTCTCTGTTACCACATATGTATTCTCATAGAGTCTAAACGTGTGCACACTGATTATTTATCTTATAACTATAAGCATTTTTGTGTGTCATCTAAAACATGTAACCGTATATGAAACATCTCAACTAATTTTATATCTTATTAAAAAATACACACTGGGTTATGATAATAATGTCATGTATTTATTTTATATATTGTGCAAAACATATAAGATAAAAGAATTTCAGTAACATTATATGGAACACTCCAGCTAATTTTATATCTTACATAGATATTCATATTCGTTTACATATAAAATGTCATCATTTTGTCATCATTATGTCATCATTTGTCATCATTTGTCATCATTTTGTGCGCTATACTTTTTTATGTAACGCTTTACAGATTGTGTGTTTCAATTTTATATCTTGATTAAAAATCAGTAAGACATTATTCAAAAAATGTCATCATTTGTCATAATTTGTCATCATATGTCATCATTTTGTCATCATTTTGTACTCATTTCAAAGTTAACACAAAAATACATGACGCTCTACTATTATTGATGCCATCATTTAAAATGTCATCATTTGTCATCATTTGTCATCATTTTGATTCTTATATATTATTACATATACTTTTACAAAAAAATACGTTACCAAATATTGGTTATATAAAATATAATAAATGATATAGTAAAAAATGTCATCATTTTATCATTCATACAATACTCATAAAGTACAACGGGAAAATAAAGAGTCGTGGTTTCACTTCTATAAATACACTATACGTTTATGAAGAATTATGTCATCATTTATATGTCATCATTTGTCATCATTTCATAATTCTAAAAAAATGTTTTATATTATAAAAAAATACGCACCTATATTTGACCTATACTTCTTTGATGTACTTACCTGTTAATGAAATCTATATTTTTTTTTATAACCAAAAAAAAAATGGGTTTTGGCTACTTGCTCATAATCACCAAAAAAACACTTAGGTGGCTTACCTATCAAAAAAAAAAAAGTTCTGGGGTGAACATTTGAAATTTCAAAAACTCTCTCCCCTATAAAAAAAAACTTATATTTTTCTTATATTTTTCTTATATTTTTCTTATAAAAAATGACACACAAAATGTGCAAAATATAAGAAAAATATAAAAAAAATATAAGATCATATTATATGGTCAAATATCAATGTAAACGATGTGGATACACGACGCATATTAGAACACATTATAGAAATCACCTATATAAAAAGTTTATATGTCCTCCGAAAATTTCAAATATTCCTAGGTCCAAAATGTGCAGAGAGTTTGAAGATTTATTAAAAGATACACCTATATATAGTACATTCCATATAAGATATAAAAACGAAAACCAAAATGAAGAAGGATGGAACAAAAAGTGTTCAAAAGTGGCGCACAAATGTGCGCCAACTCAAACTTCTAAAAATCAAAAAATGGCACACAAAATGACACACAAATGGCACACAAATGAAAAATCAAATAAATATATAAAAAAAACAAAAAAATATGAATGTGTTTTTTGCCAGAAATGTTTTACTAGAAGTAGTAGTTTAAGGAGACATGAGCAGCGTTTTTGCAAATACAAGTATGATAAATATACAATTGAGATTCAAAACTTGAAAAAAGAGATACAAGAACTTAAAAATGCAAATAAATCATTTTTTCACCATACAACCAATTATATGCACAATTTCCACAATACAAATAATATAACAAACAATATTACACTTCAGACATATGGAAATGAAGAAATTAAGTATATAGCACAAGAATTATTACAAAGTTTTCAAACGAATCCGTATGAAAGTATTCCACGTCTTGTGGGTCTTATTCATTTTAATCCCGATCATCCTGAAAATCATAATGTTAGATGGGTGAATGTTAATAAAAATTACCTAAAAGTATATGAAAAGGATGACGGATGGACTTCAAAAAATAAAAAAGATGTTTTACGTGATCTGAATGATCAAGCCTATTTTGCAGTAGATACTGAATATGATCCAATGTCAACATGTTTAAACGATTCTCAAAAGAAAAAATATGAACAATTTAGACACGAATATGATAATGGAATTGAAAAAACTATAAAAAAATTGGAAAAAACAACAGAATTAATGATCTTAGATAAACGCTGTATCGTAAATAAAATTCAATAATATAAACATATTTTTTTAATAAAATATACTATGAAACCGTATACAATAATAGTTTTTATACTAGGATACTATGTTGTGACTGTAACAGCTGTGTTTTATTTTTTCCAAATTTCTTAAATAAAGAAATTCTCCGAAACAAAGACATAAATTATAATAAATTAGTTTAAATATAGTGAAAAATACTATATTTTACCAATTAATAATAAATATCATTTCATTTAGAATTATTTGAGTTTATAAATAATGTGATTCAGTATACGCATACCAGTATTTTAACTCTTTATTAATATGATCTAAATCGTTGTGTTGTCGCTTTTTATTCTCGGACGGTTCGTCTTTAGCCTCTGATGGTTCTGCGTTAGCCTCCTCTGATGGTTCGTCTTTAGCCTCTGATGGTTCTGCGTTAGCCTCCTCTGATGGTTCGTCTTTAGCCTCTGATGGTTCTGCGTTAGCCTCTGATGGTTCGGCTTTAGCCTCTGATGGTTCTGCGTTAGCCTCCTCTGATGGTTCTGCGTTAGTCTCAGATGGTTCTTTATGTATAGAATTGACTAACGTGTAGTGAGATTCTGCATATGCGTACCAATACTGTTTTGTTTTATCAATGTGTTTTAATGTATCTTCATTCATAATACTTTGTATATATTTTTTGTTAACTATATTTTGAATATCAACACTAAGTGATCCTGCCGTTTCACACGATTCTTACTCTTTATCTATAAAATCAGTATCATTTGTTATAGATATTTTAAAACCAGATTTTTTATAATACCGCTTCCGAAGAGTTCCCTTTTTTTCAAAATTTGTACATTGGTCCCATATATCAATAATTGTGGGTATACATTCTCTATCGGTGGGTAATTGTCGAAGTATTCTACCAGACGCCTGGACAACATCTGTTTTGGGAGATGCATATATGAGAGTATTTAAACTTGCTAAATCAAATCCTTCAGATATCATATGATATGTTCCTAAAATGACTTTTTTTGTTTCTGCAATTTTTAAATTTGCTGGTTTTTCTCCACCAACATATAAACCACATTCTATTGCATATTTTTCATACACATATTGCTTTATTTTTTGCAAATGACCTCGTCTCTCTGATAATACAAGTATTTTTCGATGATACTCTTTGTGATATTTGTATATAATATTAGATATCAGTTTCAAACGGTTAGGAGATTCTACGATTGTATTGATCATTTTAGGTAAATTAAGGGTTCCTCTAATATTATATGTTGCTATTTGATAACTAGGATCACTAAATTGTAACATGTGACTATGAACTTCACCAACCGTATCAATTGTCTCTTTTGGTAACTTTATTTCAACAGGAGAACCCAAGTACCATTCAAATACTTTTCTTAACCCATCTTTTCTATCCAATGTAGCCGAAAGACCTATCATATATTGAGTTGAAATTTTTGAAAATGCACGAGAGAATACTTCCGCAGCAGTATGGTGACATTCATCAATGATTGTCATTCCAAATTTAGAAAATATTTTTTCATCGTAATTACGCATAGACAATGATTGAAGCATGGATATTACAATGTCGCAATCAGCAACTTTGATATTAGACCCTTGTATGTATCCTATACGTGCACTTGGCAAGAACATTTCAATACGCTCTATCCATTGATCCATTAAGAACTTCTTGTGAACAACAACAAGTGTTTTCTTTTTCATTTTAGATATAATATTTAATGCCAAAACAGTTTTACCTTGAGCACATGCCAAATTTAATATACCTCCTCCTTTTTCTGTTATAGAAGGTATAAATTGATCTACTATAATTTCTTGGTGCGGACGCAATGTTCCTTTAAATTCTACATTTATATCTTCCCCTGAATATTTTAATTCATCGTATTCTGGAATTCCATATTCTTTTATTCCCCAGAAACGTGGCACATAATATTTTGCACGATTCTCCATAAACACTGGAAATTTTTTTGGGGGTGGTCCATATGTCGTCATATATTTTTGCGTCTCAAATGGAGCTACAGAAAGGTCCTTCCTTAGTTGCGATTCTCTTTTAGGAGTTAGATAAGATTTTCTTATAATATATCCTCGAGAAGTTAAATAGCAATTGCATTTATTTTTCTTGTTTGTAACGTCATTTTCTAACATTTCATATAATATATATCAATTATATCTTAATTCATTTTTATTAATTAACCATAACTGGAACATATATTGTATGCATCCTCGAAGGTTGGGTTCATTATATAGACATTTAGGTACGACACGAATTAAAACTAATTTTAACGCAGGTCCTTCCCAATTGTCTAAAAATGTATTGAAACACGCAAGTCAAGCTATTTTAGATTATAATAATAGTGGTTCCAGTATTTGTGAACTTTCTCATTTTGATCCTGAGTGGAAAGCTTTATATAACGATACAATAAAGAATACAATAAATTTCTTAAATATACCTAAAACTTATAAATGTTTTTATATGAATGGTGGAGGAACACATCAATTTACTACTTTATTTTATAATTTATGTGACAAAGATTCTGAAGTTCAAGTTCTTGTTTCAGGATATTGGAGTCAAAAGGCTGCTGATGAATTAAGTAAACTTTGTAAAGTTAAAATTGTAAATCATGAATCAGAATTGGATGATGATGTGAAATACGCCTTTACATTTTATTGTGAAAATGAAACCGTAAATGGTATAGAATATAAAAATGGATTATCTTTTAAACCAGATACACATCTTCTGGTTTGTGATTCGTGTTCAATATTAGGTAGTAAACACATGGATATAAACAATTATGATGTTTTATTCTCTTCTTTATCTAAAAATTTAGGTATTTCTGGTTCGACTTTAGTTATTTTAAAAAAGGAATTAATTAAAGACACGTGTAAAAACATACCCAGTGTTATGGATTGGAGGGATTATTACAAATTGAAAGGTCCAACTCCATCTGTATTTTCTATATATTTTACATTAAAAAATTTAAAAGAGATGATTAAAAACGGTGGTTTAGATTATTATCACAAAAGCAATATAATTAAAAGTGACTTATTGTATAAATATATAGACAATAGTGACGGATTTTATGTTAATAAAATAGATCAGGCGTTTAGAAGCCGAACAAATATTATTTTTAATGTAAAAGGATCACATGACTTATCTGGGTATTTTTCGGATAGTTGTGATTTATTTGGATTCATAGGAACTCGTCATCACTTTTCGGATACTTCCAAAGGATGTAGAATATCATTATATAATTCAATCAGTATACGTGACGTAGAAGAAATAATAGATTTTATGGAAAATTTTAAGAGATTTATTTTACATAAAAATTCAAGCAAATCATATTCTAATATGTTTGTAAAAAAGAATGAGTCGATTTTGATTAGAAATAGTGAAAATAATATTTCCGAATGATAGACGAATGATGGACGAATGATAGACGAATGATAAACAAATAGATATGGTTGTCTAAAATAAAAATGATTGGATATGTTTATATAAAAGAAATATCACAAAGGTCATAACAAGAAATGAATATTATTTTAAGCGATATATTGGGGTATATAGGAGCATTCTTCCTAATTATTAGATTAACTCCTATCATCCGTGAACAATTGAACGAACCTTCAAAGATAAATTTGTATTTTCTAGGAATGGAATTTGCAGCATGCATGTTCCTAGGTTCCTCTGCATTTTTAATACAATCCGTTCCATTCATCGTTGCAAATATATTATCTTTTATGAACCTCATGATAATTATATACGTTCAAATTCGCATTCGTTGTTTAAAAAATGGTGACGATGGTGATCTAGAGTCTAACACAAAAAATAATAAAGAGAATGATATGCAAGATATACAAATCGTCGTTCCTTAATTATGTGATGTAATTCAAAGATAAATATATAAAGTAAACAGCATGTTATATATTATAGTATGTATAGATTAATACCTTTGCGACAGCTACGAAAAACACCTAACGTATTATTTGACGAAATCGTCCCTTCTGATATTCCCAAAATTTCTGGAATAGATCGTGTGATACATGGTCCAAATGGAATCTCACCTGGTCCAATTGATAATGTCGAAAGACCTTGGTATATGCACACCGGTCAAGATGATAATTTAATGGTTTTGCAAGGATCTCGATATGTTGATATATTCGAACCAAAGACAAAAAATAAGGCATCGTTTGTTATAACACCAGACAAGATATACAAGAATGAGAAACTCTACTATGATGGTCCCAGCCATGGTTGTGTGGCCAGCAGGAATATTTCATAGAATAATAAGTGGAAACGAAGGAAGTATCAGTGTCAATTTTTCAACACGAAACAATAATTTTGATATTAAAGATAATTTTAATGTATATCAGCTCTGTATGAATACTGGAGATTTTTTTGTTCTTAAAGATGGATCGGAGGACCAACCCGACCTTACATACAAATATCCCAACGAAGAAATGAAAAATCTCGTACGAGGTGAATAAATATGTAATAATGTGTATAAATATATAAGTTTTTTTTTTTTAATATATTAATGTCGCATCAAGATTGGAATCCTGTAAATATAGGTGGGTCAACAGCTCGTAGTAAAGTAACATCAAATAAAAGAACTGTGTTGACATCTATTAAAATAGACCCCAATGCAAGTAAAAATTCCAAAATAGACAACGAAACGACTACATTCAAAATTCAAAAATCGGGTCAAGAATTGGGCAAAGCTATAATAAATGCACGTGTTGCTAAAAAATTATCACAAAAGGATTTGGCAATCCGTATTAATGAAAAACCACAAATTATTCAGCAATATGAATCGGGTAAAGCGATACCCAATCCTCAAATTATTAATAAATTGGAAAGAAATCTTGGTACTAAATTACCTAGACCAAAAAAGTTAAAGAATAAGTATTAAATAAGTATTTTAAATAGTAATTAATTCTAAAAATATGGATATAATAAAAAATACTTATTTGTTTTTTAATTTAAATAATATAATTTCTAAATCAAATTCTCATATTTTATATTTTTTTAGCTTTTTTAGTTTGTTTTATTATATTTTTAAAGATATAATAAAACAATTTATGAATCAAAATCAAGATAATCAAGAAATTAATAATTTTTTACAATCTATATTTGATGATAATGTGGATTCAAATAATGAACTAAATGTGGATTCAAATAATGAACTAAATGATGAACCAAATACAGTTGAGCAAGAAAATATATACATACCTTGTGAGATTTGTATGAATAATGTTCTGTCTAATTATTACTATGTTCATCTATTTCTATGCATGCAAATGAATCGAAATACTACTCAAACAAATACAACTGAACAAAATACAGATGTAATAAATACAAAGTTAGATAATTTTAAAGAGAAAGTAAGTTATTTACCTGTTTTAGAGAAATCAGAATGTCCTATTTGTTTTTCTAGTATAAAACACACGATATGTGATTTACCTTGTTCGCACTCTTTTTGTAAAGATTGTATTGAAAAATGGGTTTTGACAACATTAAATAAAGATCCAAATTTAAATAATATTCCGTGTCCACTATGTCAAAAAAAAATAAAAATGGATTAAATATATAAATTTCGTAGAATTTAATTATCAAATAGTGTTATTATGTGAGACATATTATAATGGGTTTGTGTTTAGGAAATAAAAAAAAAGAATGCACAGATGAAAGTATTACGAGTTGTTTTGAATATAATCAAAGTTATTCGAGTGATGAATTAAAATTTATAATAAAAAGACTTGAGGAAGAGAATCGGGCTAAACGTGACAAAATACAAAAAATGGTTGAAGAACACACTAATAAAGATGAAAAAAAAGAGAAGGAGTGGTCAGGAAAGATTGATATTTTTGTTGAACATTGGTATGAAAAAAACAAAGAAGAAATTGGGATAGGTGTTATTGATTTAAAATTTACCAAAATCGATATATTTCCTGATTATGTCGAAAAATATATTTATAAAAAAATGTTAAAATTAGCATATTCGTTTTTTTTTAATAATGATCAATAGTTGATATATAAGGTTTATTACACGATTCTATGTATATTACATCTCTTATCTCTTTTGATAAACACGCAACTATGATATTCCAAACCTTTTCTAAATAAAAGGGTGGGTTTTTAATAATAACTCTACTTGCAAAATCGAAATCCCATTGTTGTGAATCATTTATTAATTTTTTTATATAAGGCATGTCTTTTTGAAATTGTGTAATTGTTACATTTTTTAGGTCTATAAAAACGATATGTTTCCCTTTTCCATGAGTTACCAAAAAATTTTTTAATACATTTGAAAACTGGTCATTTGCATATACTCTTCGAGCTATTTTTTCATTGTATGTTTCATATTTTTTCTTATTTTTTTTTTTACAAAGTCTTTTGATATTTAGAAGTAAATACATATTAATATTTAGTTCTTTCATATTATCTTTTATGGTGCACCATAATGTACCATCAATAACATTGAACGTTTTGTTGCATTTCGCCATAATATGATGAATTAATTGATAGTATATTTTTAAATTTTATATTATTGCGTAAAATATAAGTATATAATCATACTGTCAAAGTATAATGGTGTTTAATAAAAAGAACATATCAACAAATAGAGGTAATTTGCTTTTTTTGAATGCGTATGAAAATATTAAATGTTATTTAAATCAAAATTTACACAATAACACATTGATTACATATTTTGATTCAGGGCGTTTATCATGTAATAAATGTCTTGAATTAAAAAAAAATGGAGCCAAAGAAGAGGATATATTTTCTATAATGGACGATCCTGATACGTGGCGAATAGACGATAAAAGAGAATTTTGTAGGATAATGAAAGGAGATAAATATTTACCTTTAAGTTATTCCTCATTTGATGAATTCAATACAAATAGAGAATTGCATAGCCCAGATAAATTATGGTTTATAAAATCAAGAGGTGGAACAGGTGGAAAAGCAGTATCTTGTGAACATTCAAAAAACATTGTTAAATCTCCAGGTATTAATTATATATTTCAAGAAGAGATAAAACCAATTGATCTATGGGAAGATCGCAAATATGTTATCAGAAGCTATATACTTATATGGAATCAAAAAGCTTGGTTACATAAAAAATCATTAGCATTTGTGCACGGTAAGAAATATGAAGAAAATTCAAATGATTTCAATATACAAGTAAGTCATAATGGTTATTGGTCAAAATCAGGAAGTGTAAAGGTACAAGATTTGGAATTGATAACAAGAATTAAACCACGTGGGACTCATAGTAAATTATTAAAATTATTATATGAATCATCTGCAAATATATGTCGAAAGTTCAATAATATGGTATTAAAAAGCTCCAAACGAAAATATATATTATTAGGTGTAGATAGTCTTCCAATTAAAAATTCAAGTGGAGAGTATGATATTCGTTATGTTGAAGTGAACAGATTTCCAAATATATGTCATACATCAGATACAAATAGAGATGTAAATGAAAAAGTATTGGGAGATATGATGAGTATGTTTTTAGATGTATCTTCACCAATTGGAAACGATTTCATTCCTATTGTATACTAAGAGAACTTCTAACATCATAGTACGTATTATAGTTCATTATAAAACTATCTTCGCTGTCTTCCTCAGGTACAAGTACATATGATGTTATCAATAATACAGAAAAAGATGGCAATTGTAATTTTTCATAAATTTTAAGAAATTTATCACATGATTTATATTGAGATATCAACATTAAAGGACGAGATGATGTTATTTGACATTTCGTATTAGGAATTTCTTTTAACATTTTATTAAAAGTTATATTTATAGGATATTGCCATAAATTGGGATAAAATACATACGTTTTTATATAGGTCCATATATCATCTGGAAATTCCATTCTAAAATATAATTATAAAAAAGATATTATATCATATTTTTAACTATAATTATTGAACAATACGCTTCAGATATTCTTTGTGAACTATTATGTCAACTTCGAATAATTGTTTAATACCCCAATAATCTCCCCAGCATTTTAATAAAAGATGGTCTTTTTTTTCTAAGAATTGATAACAATTATCAATATAATTTTCACTTAAAAAATTATATAATCTATTCTCTACATTTTCTTCTAAAAATCTAGAAAATACTCTTGGTTTTGAAATTCTTGTCATATTGTTTCCATTTGAAAGAGAAACGCTATAAATAATTATATAAAATAAATAATTAATTAAAAGTCTCATTGTTTTAAAATTAAATAAATTAACTTTAATAAATATTATACATTTTCAGCTGTTTTAATCTTAACAATATATTGTGTTTGTAAACTCAAATTTAATAATTTAGGTTTTATTTCAGTTGTAACCGTTCCAGATATTTGTCTTGATATATCAGGTATAATATCAAAATCTACATTTATATATTCTAAATCAGTAGTTAATTCAATTGTTTTATTCGAAATTGAATTTATATAATGTATTTGATCACATATTATTGTATTTAGATAATTTAATTCACTCGATGATAATTGATTTAAATCGGAAAATGTTGTGGAGTCGAAAGATATAGAATCTCCCACTTTAAATATATCTTGAACCGTGTCAATTGTATTTATTGATATTTTTTTACTAGTATTTGAATATATCAGTTTATTTATTGAAATCGTATCAATCATATCATTCTCAGTAACGAATGGTATCTTTGTACGTATTGATAATGAACCCAGTTGATTCGTTGGTACAAAAAAATGTATACTTTCAAGTGAAGTAAACATAACAGATGTACCATTTGACGCTCCTGTTGTATTGACTAATACGAAACTTGCATTTGTATCTATATTACTAGTTGTTTGAATATTATTAAAACCCGATAATTCGGATACTTCTAAAAATACAGTTTGCAAAGATAAATTATAGTACTCTAAAACTCTTAGAGGAATCTCAACATGTAATATGTTGAATTCTATAATATTTTTATAATTCTGCTTTATTTTACATCCTTTTTCTCCTTGAAATATTATATAATCAAAACCAATTATATTCCCACTGGGTTCGGTCGGTTCATAAGTGGTGTTCCAATTTCCTAAAATACCCATTTTTTTCTGTATTTCTGTCTGTTTAAGTGTAGGATTATTCTCGTAAACAGGAGATTTCGTAAGAGTAGAATTACATGGATTCATTTTAACTCTAAAGTTCCACATACTTTCATTTTCAAGAACTCTTTCTGCTGAATTTATTACAACAATATGTTTTCTTTCAAGTGGTGGAGGAAAACGATTTTTAGAAATTGCACACTTATCCTTTTTTAAAGATGATTTTATCATCTCATCGTACGGATTTGATGAAAGTAAATCGTTTGATTGGAAATAATTACGATTGATCTCCATTAGATATTTATAAATAATAATGTGTTCGTGTTAATCATATAAAATAACTGCAACACTATGTAATAATGAAACTTGCAATAAAAGACAAATTATATGATTTAAAAGATTTCAAACATCCGGGCGGTTCCATAATAAAAACACACGAATGGAAAGAAGACTCTAAAATAGATGCTACAAATGTTTTTTATGCGATGCACATGAGATCCAAAAAGGCAATGGCTTTGCTAAAAACACTTCCATATACAATTATAAACGATGAAAGAAATATAGTTGAAAAGGAATTCGATGTTTTGAATCGTAAATTAATAAAAGATGGGTTTTATAAACCTAGTTACTGGCATGTTTTAAAAAGAATAGGGATGAATACGAGTCTATGGTCTATTGCGGGTTTATTATTATATAATAATTTCAAGATATCTAGTTTTGCCATTATGGCTATAAACTATGTACAGTGTGGTTGGATCCAACATGAGTGTGGTCATAAGAGTTTTACTGGCAATACAAAGATGGATACTATGTTGCAAATGTTTTACCTTAATATTTTGATGGGAGGAAACTACCGTTTTTGGAATGATCAACACTTTGCTCATCATGCGAATACTCAAAATATAAAATATGATAAAGATCTAAAAACACATCCTCTTGTGGCATTTAATGAAAAATTGTTTGAGAATAAAGACCATACATTTTTTACTAAAAATCAGCATATGTTATATTGGACAGTTATCAACCCTCTTGTTTGGTTTGTTTGGTCTTTTATATCGTATCCTATGTTTGCTTACAGGAAAAAACACCTAATGGAATATGTTACTACAAAAATAAGTTCACTGGCGTTGTATTGTTGGTTCTTTGGTTTATGTAATTATAATATCGTATCATCTATTGTTATGTTTCATATAGTATCTTTGCTCGGTACGGTGATTCTATTGTCTACATTCACTGTATCACATACTACTACTGACGCATATACTGAAAATAATGGGTGGGTTATACCTGCATCTGAACATACCATTAATATTTATGACCATTGGTTTACAAATTGGTGGATGGGTTATCTTAACTTTCAAATAGAACATCATCTTTTTCCCACAATGCCTCAATTTCGTCAAAATAAAGTTGGTAAATATTACGTATCTGAATTCTTTAAAAAAAACAATATGAAATATAACGAGATATCATTTAAACAAGCAAATTATGATGTATATAAAAATTTGAAACGAATCTCAAAACATAGTAAAAAACATATTAAAAAAACATAGTAAATGTAACAAATCAATTATTGTGATGCTATTCGTAACATAATCGATATAAATGCACCAATAAATGTATTTATAAAATTAACCATTTCGTTGTTTAAATATTTATCTTGATATGTTGCACCTATATAAGATTCGAAGAATGTCGCTATCTGAGACGATATCAAGCATATGAATATAGAATCATATCCGTGTATAATGTGTAATTTGTAAGCTTCTAAAATTAATAGGAATCCACCTAAAAAACCCGCTACAGTACCTTCTAAACTGATGGCACCTTCTGTTCCTCTTGGAACTCGTTCAAGATTTGTTATTAAAAAGGTGTTATTTCCATAAGCCTTTCCTATCTCACTTTGGAAGGTATCTGTTAATTTAGTAGAAATAGATGATACATATGCAATCTTAAATATTTCAGAATAATCAGAAAAAATATATGTACACATCGCACACATCATTGCTACTGCGGCACTCCCCCATACATTTGCAGGCCCTCTCATGCCATTATTTCCTTCTGCGATACCTTCTTTCTTTTTTTGATCAAATTTTATTGTAGTTACAAATGACCCTAAAATAAAATATGAGACACATAAAGTATACCCAGATATACCTAAAAATGTCATCAATCCGACACCAAGACCTGTACTATGAAGCAAACCTTCGCGTGTCAAACTTGTTTGGTTCGATTTTTCTATACCATAATATCCAAAACTGTTTACAACCAATGCTTTTGTGAAACCAGGCATTAGTGTAGGATCAATCAAGGATTTTTGTACACGAGTACTGTATTTTGTATTGATACTGTATTTTGGTATTACAAAACTAAAACAATGTTTTAAGCTAAAGAGTATACATATAAAATTTAATATTCTCATATTTAAAATATAATGTATCCAATTTCTTATTATAGTATTTTACTACTATATTTATTGATATAGATAAATATGGGGTCCTTGTCGACTTATTCTTTAATTAATTCATATTTTTCTATAAGTTTTTTTGGAATATTTTTTTTCTTTTTCTTTCTGAGAATAACCATTCCATTATCCTTTGTTTTTTCTACAATATCGAAAAAATGTAACACTATGTGATAATGTGGTCTAGTAAAAAAATCATCAAACGCAATGAGACAATTATCTTTTATTATATCATAACATTTCATACAGCACGCACAACGAAATCTACCATCAATGAGAACCAAATCAATACTATCTTGTTCTTCTTTACTTAAATTTCTTATGTGATTACTATAATTTATTTTTTGTATATTAGTGCAATTTTTACCTGGATTACCCCAAGTATTTGGTTGTGTATCTAATTCACCATATATGTAATTAATATGTGAGTATTTATCCTTAGTATTTGTATCATATGTCGCCCTACGTTTTGGATCCTGGAGGCAATTGTATGCATCTGAGATGGCCTTAAAGTGCTCATCTGTGTGTTTATCATCTAGATTTTTATCTGGATGGTATTTGATTGCCAACTTGCGATAGGCCTTTTTTAATTGTGTCTCGTCGGCGTCTCTCCATACACCCAACACACAGTAGTAGTTGTCACTCGTAGGGTCTGGGGGATTGATTGTTTGTTTTCCTTTATTTTGCCATTGAATATCACTTTCTACAGCATATATTTTTTTTATATTATTTAAAATACTTGATATGTACTTCCACCTGAACCATATTCAAAATAAACATTTGTATTTTTTAAATATTTATAAAACATTTTTTTATCATTTTTTCCAAACCAAGGTTCCATGTATATAATACATATATATATATATATATAATCACACACTTTGAAAATGAAATATGTGTTGAGTTCGGCGTTTTAAATGTTCAAATGTGTAAAAGATTGTGAACAATAAATATAAAGAAATAATAATATATTAATAGTAACTTAGTTGTTGTATAAATTATTAGTATTTGGTCTCTTAGTATAATGGTTAGTATCTCCCGTTGTGGCCGGGAAGATCCGTGTTCGATTCACGGAGAGACCATGTTTATGTTTTAACTAAATTACTTTTAATTTCCTCTTTTTTATTCATATATTGCATGTTTAAAATATTTTCATATTTATTTTTATAAACATTTGTTAATTTTATGGCTGACATCATAATAAACCTTTTCATAAGGTGAACCATTAACACTATTTAAACATAAAAATATAATTGTTATATAACTTCTAAGTTCGTTTTTTCCTCTCTCATAGTGTAATGGTTATCACTCCAGGTTTTGATTCTGGCAACATGGGTTCAATTCCCATTGAGAGATTTTTATGAAGGCTGGTTGGTATTGGTAAATTGTTATATACGTTCGTTTCTCCTTCTCTCATAGTGTAATGGTTATCACTCCAGGTTTTGATTCTGGCAACATGGGTTCAATTCCCATTGAGAGATTTTTATGAAGGCTGGTTGGTATTAAAAAATATTATATTTTTATATTAAATGGCATTAATATTTGATGATAATTTAAAAAAGGAACTTCTTAGTAAAGGAAGTGAACTACCAAGAAGACTTCGTGGTGAAGATAAAATAATTCAATCATTTACACCAAAAGAATTAGATGAATTTATAGAAAGGCTTGAAAATAGACTTTTAGAAGCTAAGGGTAAAAGAAAAAAACGGCAGAAAATATGCTGATACCATCTGAAGAACCAGAAGATGCGTAAGATATATATATATATATATATTTCCACATTGAATACAATTATTTATAATAACTAATAACTAATAACTAATAACTAATAACTAATAACTAATAACTAATAACTAATAACTAATAACTAATAACTAATAACTAATAACTAATAACTAATAACTAATAAATGTCTGATAATAAAACGCTACCTTTTATTATGATAAATAATATAGATATATCTAATGTGCGGAATATATTTAAAAATAATGGAGTTGTATCTTTAAATTTACTTAATTTAGAAACATGTAAACAAGTTTTGGAATCGTTAAAAAAATATAAATGGTGGTCTTATTGTTTCATACCCAATGAAAAAAATGAATGGAAAATGGCGATTGATAATCTAAATACAACTAGATCACCTGAATCTTATGCAATTGTATGTAATGCTCGACAAAAAGGTCAATTTGCTTATTCGTTTCAGCGAACATTCTATGATCATGTTGATAAATGCTCTTGTATTAATTGTTCCCTTAATATAACGCTATCATCAAAAGCAACTGTTGATAAATTAGAAACTATTACAGGATTAACTGATATTATTCCCGGCGAAATTTTTATTAGTAAATATTGCCCAGGAGATTTTATTACAGTTCATCATGACGAAAATAAAGGCAGAATCGCAACAACGTGGTGTTTTACTGAAGATTGGAAAGCAAACTATGGAGGAGTTCTTTGTTTTGGTGATGATACAAATATTACACACACATTTATTCCAAAATTAGGATATGTCACAATATTTTTAATAGAAGGAAATAAAATGAATCATTTTGTTACCGAAATTTGTTGTGGAGAAAGATATATGATAACTGCATGGTATAAATAAAAAATTAAGAAATAAGAAAATAAAAAATATTAATATATAGTAATAATGATATTAACATTATTAGGAATTAGTAAACGCATGTAATTTTTATGTGTAGTAGGAAGTAAATTAATATATCAAGGATTGGAGGAAAATAAAAGTGTATTAGTAAATTGTTATATAAGTTCGTTTTTGCTTCTCTCATAGTGTAATGGTTATCACTCCAGGTTTTGATTCTGGCAACATGGGTTCAATTCCCATTGAGAGATTTTTATGAAGGCTGGTTGGTATTAGTAAATTATATAGAACAATTATTTGAAATTTACGAAATATAATTAAATGTATTATTAACTTAATGGGAAAAGGTAATTTTTTTTCAATTGGTAGATATTCACATTTTTCAAAAATGCTGTTATTGTTTATATTATTGGTAGAATTTATTGCAATTATATGTATATATAGATACAACACAATTGTGCATACACAAAACAATGTTAAGAAATTATCAGATAATGACGTGAAAGATATGAACCATATATGGTTATATTGGGAGACGCCATCTGGAAAAAACCGACCGACTTATATCGATCTATGTCATGATACTATAAAAAAGCATTGTTCAAAAAACTTTAAAGTACATTTATTAGATGAAAAATCGGTATATACGTATTTGCCGAAATTAAGACGAGATATTAATAATCTAAGGATACCTCAGAAAGCGGATTATATCCGCTTGGCTTTATTGAAAAAATATGGGGGTATATGGTTAGATTCTGATATTATTGTATTTTCAGATTTGATAGAATATATAAATAAGTTAAAGGAATATGAATTTATAGGTTTTGGTTGTCATTTCAAAACATGTTCTACAAACCCCTCTGGGTATCCAAAACCTGCAAATTGGGCGTTAGTATCAAGACCAAATGGTATTTTGGTAACAGAGTGTTTGAATAGAGCGGACGAAATACTTAAGAACGGCACAAAAAACATGGAAATACCTAAAAATTATCACATGTTAGGGAGGACTTTATTATGGGGATGCATTGATACGCTCTTAAAAACAAAAAAGTGGGATTACTATCACGTACCTTCTACTTGTATAGATCGTGATTATGATAATGAAAAATGGACCAACAAAAGAGCATTGTCAACTGAATTTCTTGATAAACGTTGCACATCCAATTTAAAATTAACACCCATATATCATACTGCACCTGGTTTTCCGTCGTGGTTTTTAAAATTATCAAAAGATGAGATATTAAAATCTGAATATCTTGTAGCAAGTATGTTCCGCAAAAGTTTAGATAATTAAACAATAAACCGTATGTCGAATATAAATATACAATGGAATTGAGTACAAATAGGATACGCCCTTCGTGGACCGAGTATTTTAAGGAACTTACTTATTTAACGGCATCGAGGTCTCCGTGTAAACGTTTAAATGTTGGGTGTATTATCGTCAAAAATAATCGAATTATATCACAAGGATACAATGGATATCTCCCTGGATGTCCTCACGAACAGGTATTGCGAGATGGGCACGAAGTAGGAACTGTTCACGCAGAACAAAATGCCATAACTGATTGTGCAAAAAGAGGTGTCTGTTGTGACGAAGGCATCGCATATATTACGCACTACCCCTGTTTGAATTGTGCAAAAGTATTATTATCCTCCGGTATTAAAGAAATCAATTACATAAATGATTACAAAAATGATGAATTAGTAAAAAAATTTGCAGATGATGTCAATGTTACTTTAAATAAAATTTAATAAATGGTTTGATATTCATCGTGAGACATTTCCTTCTGACACAGCATTAAGGAGTGTATTCTTCGCTTTTGTTCCATATTCTCTTATTTCTTTTATCGCGACTTCACTTTCAACTCTATTCAATTCTGGTAACAGTTTATCTACAAATGGTTCTACGTCCTTTTGATCGTGAACTAATCTGCACATATTATCTATTACGACACAGCATTTTCTTTTAGTTTGCACATCTCGAGATCTTAATCCTCTTAAAAGTACTGGAACAATAATAGCAAGCGTAGGACTGCCAACTTGTGATACAAATGTAGTTCCCATTAATACATCCAAAGCAGAATCGTTCTTTTTGGGGTTCGCATTTGCATCTACAAGTGTTGATACGATTGGTTGAATATCGGGATTTTGAATTACGGAACAACACGACAATAATGTATCAAGAGCATTGTTTTTTACTTCCTTTTTTGTATCCCATACATGTTTTGTGACTTCTGGAACAATATTAGGAAGAAGATGTGCAATTCTTTCTGGGTGTTTCTTGGATAAATTATTAAGTATTACAATACTTCCAACCTTTATCTTCCATGATATATTATCCATACCGTCATAAATAACCTTTAAAAACATTTCTATAGAATAAGGATTCATCTTCTCAAATATCATATTTACACATTGTTCTGTTTTAATTTGAATATGTCTTATTTTATCATCAAATAAAGGAATAAGCGTGGGAATAAGAGTTGTCGAATATTGTTCCATTTTATAACCAAATGTTTCGTATAAATTAAAACATAAAATAAGTCCTCCTTCTCGAGATGAGATTGAATTGGAATGTGTCAAAGATATTTTAATCTTTTCTAATAAATTTAATTTGGAAAATATATCACATGTATTTTCATCTTTTAATTTATTTACAAATTCTTTTGTAATTGCATCTCTTTCTTCTGATGTCATTTCTCCATTTAAACCAACATATAAATCGTTTAACTGATTCAAATTATCTCCCATAGTGGTTTTAATATAAATTTATTTGTTTACATAGTGATATTATTTGGTCTTATACTATTTATAAATAATTAAATGGAAATAATATTAATTACACAAGGACTCGTAATATGAGACGGTAACAAATTTCCAATCTCAATTCCGACAACATATGGTATCAATTATGCAATTCTATCAATTGACATTATTGTAATATGATCTTTACCGCGATGTTCTTTTATTATTTCTTTTTTATTAGTCATAAATTTATTAATAGCGTCAGGAGATATAGTATGTCCATTTGAAGATGTACAAATATTATGCTGGAGTCCACAATTACATTCCTTAGATTCCATTATTCTTGTTAAAATATTAGACTGTAAATGTATATCACTGTAATCGTAGTAATTATATTCTTCTATGTTATCGAATACAACAAATGTCTGTACATATTTTACTTTATATAATGGATATTCTGGTTTTATATATTCTTTAATTAAAGATTTTACTACTTCATTTGAATCAAAGGACATTATTAAATATATTTATTACAATAATGTATATTAATACGCTTTACATTATAAACATTTTGATGTCAATTTTATTAGTAATATCATATGTATCTTTGTGGTTAGGAATAAGTGCTTCCAAAAGATTACTGAAATATAGACCCGTCTTAAATACGATATTTAGGTTAGGAATTGGGATATTGTTAATATCTGCACAGATTCCTATTATATATCATTTTATTACTGAAACAAAGTCATTGGATAATAAAATTTCTCCTGTTATGGTTTCAGCTGGTGTGATTATATTATTAACCGTTACAAAAGAAGATGTAGAAAATGTTGTAGAAGTATTGTATACGGACTTTATAAAACCCAAAAACAATGGATTTAATAGATTTTTACATAAATATATTATATAAAATTTAATTATATGTCCTTATATTGCACATCATTGTAAGTATTGTATTATTCATTAGTTTATGATTGTTATCTTTGAATTCTATTGTATGAAGAGTGTGTCTGCATCCATTGGCGGCATATTCAAGGGTAAGTAAGTATGTAGAATGAATAGTTGGATATTTAGTAAAGGTAGAGAACGAGCAAAGTTGTAATTCAATTGTATTTGGTTTTGAGAATGGTAACTTCAAGCTAAACGGACCGTTCATTTTTTTAATTTTTGTATTTTTCTTAGAATGTTCTGTATCAATAATTTTCAAGAAGAATTTTTTTTTCTTTTTTTTAGTTTCATTTACATAATTCCAACTTATAACATCTATAAATATAGCAGATTCTGTTTTCATAATCTCTTTTGTTGATTTCCAGTTTGTCAATATATGTATACCTCCCTTTTTATAATATTGAGATGTATTTTCATCATCAATTATTTTTTTAACATATCCATTTTCTAGATTTATATGTTTTATTATATTGTCTGGAAACATATAATTATATTTCCATATCTCAATCGATATTTTGGGTAGATATCCAAAAAATATAGGGACTTCTAAATCTCTCCAAGATATTTTATTTAAATTATACATATAATATAAATAATTCGTTTCCTTTTCCCAGTTTCCAAATACAATTCTAATAAAGTAATAGCCTACCACATTTAATATGTCATGATCAATTGTAATATCAAGATATAAATTCCCTAGAAATGTTTTCGGTTGAAGTCCCAATGATATATTATTATTTGTAAGATCTATGTGTAATTCATTTGGATATACTATATTCTCATTTATAATACGTTTGAAAGTACGAGATATTATATTACATATTTCCAAGTTAAATGTACTTGCGTTAATCGTTATATGAGGTGTCTTTTCCGTTTGTATTTTACATATTGAGAAGAAAGGTGGGTTTATAAGTCTATTTCTTAATTCTATTATAAATCTTCCGGATATACTAATATTATCTAATGTTACATAGGGTGCTAATCCAAGGATGTATGATCTGATTTGCAATGGTATATCTGATTTCCAATGTACATCGCATAATATTTCAAGAGAATCACCGAGAGATCCTGAATTTATGAATATAACATTTGGCGAAGTAAGACGATTTGGCTCTATGATTTCTATATTATGATCAATCAAACTCTCATTTAAAGAACGTATACTGTATGATACAATACCTTCCCATAAAAAATCAACTATAGAGTTTAGAAATGTATCATTGCAATCTTGTTTCTTTTTGATTCTTTTTGATTTATATAGTGGTAATAAATCGTGCTCTATGACCTGTTTTTTCCATATAACACACATTACTATACACCTTATTTAACGTGGTTTGAGAATTTAAAATTACCGCAAATACAATACTTTATATTATTACAATTAGAATAATACTTTATATTATTACAATTAGAATAATAGTATTAATTATATCGATGTGTAATATTCAAATGTGTAATATTCAAATGTGTAATATTCAAATGTGTAATATTCAAATGTGTAATATTAGATTAATTAAATAAATAGTATAATTTATATGACTGATAAAGAATACATTAAAGGAATATTGTGGTGTAATAATAAAGAAATAAATATTAATTGTGAGAAGTTTATAAAATTAAAAAATATAATGAATAAAAAACGAACAGATATAAATAATCACGGTGACGAATTATTCAAATCTACAATTCAGAATATATTAATAAATTATAAGGATGTCAATTATAAAGTAATTGCGAATCTAGAAAATATATCTTTATCAATTGTGGAACAAGAATTTGATTTAGTAAAAGAATTTATTACGATTTTTAAAAACAACAATACACCGTGTGAATGTGAACTCATTAATGTTCCTTATACCTTTGATACAATATGGTCTCTAATTACACCTTTATTATCTAATGAAGCATTACAAATTGTTAAAATAATAAAAAAAGAAAGTTATATAGATAGTTTTTATAATATAATTGGATATGAATGATGTAATATATGAAAAAAGAGAAAATCCTTTAATTATAAGGAATAATTCACATTCTTTTCTGCGTGACTTTATGGTGCTCAAACCTTTATATGGACATTAAAATAAAAATGATATCTGATTGTTTTGAAATATTAGATGAAATGATGACAAATGTATGTGTTAAAAGCATATTAAAACAATTATGGGCACCAACCCGGTTACTTGTTGAAACTCTGAGTATATATATGCTATGGATTACGATTCACTATGCAGCAGCATATGAATACTATGAGTGGTGTGTTCCCAAAAATTTCAAGGAATATATGTTTTATAGTCAAGTTATGGTTAATGGAATTCATTGTAATTCATTACGATGGATATATGTATTTAGTTTTGAAAATTCAAAAATTAACTTGGTCTTGGTAAGCAATATTGCTCTAAAGTGTTTGAGTGCATTTACTTATACGAAGGAGAAGGAAACATAGTTAAAATCAAAACACGTATTAAGAGGTAATATACGTTCATATTTTTTTATAAACAATGAATGAAACAACAGATAATATATTAGCAACAACCGGTATGTCCATGACAGATGAGTATATATATCATACACAAAAAGCTATTGAGAAATATGGGCCAAAAACGTTTGTTTGTTTACAAGGTGGTGATTTTTATGAAATATTGGGACACGATGAGAACTATGAACCTTTTAACATTTGTAGAGAAATTTTATGCATACGAATCGCAAGTAGAAATAAAACGAATAACTCTGCATATGTTGCAGGTTATCCAATGCATAGTTATAAACCATTTGAAACAAAATTATTACTGAACGGATATACAATTGTATACGTAACACAACTTAAAAAAAAAGGTAAAAATAATACTATTTTGAGAGACGTAACTCGTGTTTGTTCCCCAGGATGCAACACAAGTGACCCAACGGATATAGAATCAACTTCTCTCATGGTTTCTATATTGATAGAGAAGATTGATCATGTTTATTTTTCGTATGTATGCATATATGATGGAAATATAGGAAATATTTATATTGAAAATGTAGGCGGTGTTGATCTCGAACAATGTGCAATATCATTAAAAAGCCATGGTTATAATGAGATTTTACTTATGTTAACCGAAAACGATGATATGAAATATACTGAAGAAGAAATACGGGAAATAAAACAAAAGTTAGAGGTATCCCAATCGTTGGTTCATGTAAGGAAGAAACATCATAAAGATTTAAAGAAGACTATTTTAGAACCCAAAGTATATCAAACAACTGCATTAGAGAAATATTTCAAAAGGTTTGTAACATTGTATCAAGATATATATGCTAATTTAGAATTAGAACAATGCACAACTGGTGATATCGGTGCCATGATTTTATTATTAGAATTTATTGAATCCAGGGGCGGAGAATTTGTTAAAAATATAAAGAAACCAAATATACATACAAAACATTCTTCCGACTATATGAAATGTTATCATGGTGTATTTGACAAGTTGCAAATTTTTGGTGATAAAAATATTACAACATTATTTTCTATACTTAACAAAACACGTTCCCCGGGTGGTAACCGTAGATTAAGAAATAATTTATCCAAACCATTAACAAATCACGAAGATATAATTTTTAGACATAATAAAATAGAGGAATTTATAAACAAACCAAACCTTTTGCCTTTTTTAAAAGAAAACCTTAATTTGATTGATTTGGAGAGGTTCATAAGATCTATTTCATTGCAGAGTTTACTACCACATCATATTCCAAAATTAGAGTCTTCTTTTATAAAAATACGTGATATTTATGACTTTTTTAAAGCAAATAATGTGTTATTTATACCAACAGAATCATTATGGAACAAAATTGAAAATTTTATGAATGAATTTGAGTCAACATTTCACTTTTCGAATTGTGGTACATCTGGGACTCATATATTCAAGGAAGGAGTATCTGAAGAGTTGGATGCTCTTTTTAATAGACAAAAAAATATTCGCGATGAGTTTCAGAAACACTGTGAGGTACTTTCCGAATTAATTGAAAAGGGAAAAACAAATTTTATTAAAAAAACATATACGGATAAAGATGGACATTATTTCTCTACAACCAAAAAAAGGGCAACCGTTCTTGAAAATGTAATAGGTGAAAAAGAAATAGGAAATAGATTTGAAGGTATTAAAATATCAAAATCGAAGACATCATATGCATCTATAACATTTGATGAAAGTAATAAACTTTCAAAAGAACTTATTCGTAATGAAAAAAATTGTTTGGAAATAACAAACAGGACATTACAAAATATACTGTCACATTTATATATTAACTATGGCGATTCTTTATACGAAATAGAAGAATGGGCGACGAATGTCGATGTTTTTTATTCAAACGCAACAACTGCAAGATTATATAATTATGTGAAACCTTCTATTATTGAACACGACGAAGGATTCATAGATACAAAACAAATAAGACATCCTATTATTGAGAGATTATTCGAATCACAAATAACGAAATATGTTGCAAATGACATTAAAATCGGTTCCGATTCTAATTGTTTATTATATGGTGTTAATTCTTCTGGTAAATCATCTCTTATGAAGAGCATTGGGTTAAATATCATTATGGCACAATCTGGAATGTGGGTTTCTGCTAAGAGTATGGTACTGGCCCCATATAATAAATTGTTTTTGAGAATGGGAAATTCCGATAGTATTTTAGACGGACATTCTTCATTTACTTGCGAAATGAGAGAAGCAAATACTATATTTAGAGATGTTACATCAAAAAGCATGGTTCTTGCAGATGAGTTTTGTGCTTCCACAGAAAGCAATTCGGCAACAATTATTGTTGCAAGTACACTGGAGACACTCTCTTTAAAACGAGCGTCATATTTATTTGCAACTCATTTATTTCAGCTTTTAGAATTGGAATCAACCAAATCTCTTCCTGGACTTTATGTGAAACATTTGAAAGTTGATTCTGAGAATAATAGTTTGATATTTGCTAGAACACTCACAGATGGCCCCCCTGAAAGACGAGATTATGGTGTAATCGTTGGTAAAAAAATATGCACAGACCCTACATTTTTAAAGAAAATAGAAAGAAATACAAAATTACTACAGAATCCTATTTTATCTAATAAAAAAACGAGAACATCAAGGTATAATAGAGCATTATTAATGGAGAATTGTAGCATATGTTCGTATCAGCCTTCAGGAAGTCACGATCTTCCACTTGAAACACATCATATATTGTTTCAATGTACGGCTGATACAAATGGGTTTATTGACAATATACATAAAAACGAGAAACATAATTTGGTAGTGGTATGTAAACCATGTCATATAGATATTCATAAAAAAAAGGTGGTTATTAACGGATATATACAGACGGATTCAGGATCTAAATTATCATATAAAAACAAGAGCGATACGAATGATGAGTGATACGATTTGATAAAGATTAAAAAAATTTTTATATTAGATGAAAATCATGGTTTAATCATTTCATTAAATATGTCGGCGTACTATTAGACGGTCCGCGGGGAGATCCATGATGGCACCGACGACGTCGCCATCGTTCGCCTTGACGGCCTTACCCCGCTCTCGTCCAAGTCATCATCGCCCTCCTCAGGTACCACGTTCATATTCAAGATTTGGAGGTAGTGGATTTAGATCCGTAGTATACATTGTATTTCCTAACATTTGTATTGCTCTATCCCCATGCTCGTCAATAATACAATTTCTGAATCGATTTATTTCTTCCATAGATGCACCAGATATAGTAAGACGGTCTAATCTTTCAAGTTGTGTAAAGAATGCACTATCTTCCTCAACTGCATCACGATTGTCCAAAGTCATTTCATCGGGAATGATATCATGTTCTACACGATACGATATATACGATTCTATATTAATATATTCTTCTACATCTTCTTGGGCGAGCCCGTCCCGATTTGCCCAGAGAGGTATTAATCTAGAAATCCAAGTATTCAAATTGTTTTGATTATTTATAGTATAATCATTATAGTCTTCGAGTGTTATTTTATCGTGAAAAGATAATTCAATCCCATTCCTTTGTTTGTTGATTAATGATAATATATAATTTGCAATATTATCTATATCTTTATATATTTGTAAAGATTGAGTATTTACTGCTTCGTTGCTGTCTGAATTGTGAATCATATTCATGATTCTTTGTAAACGATATGAGACTTGTTTGTATTCTTCATGATTTCTAATAACATCTTGGTTATAGATTTCGGCGTTTTCTCCAATATCATTAGTAATATTGTAGCCAATGTCGTGAGAGTGTTCCGAGTGTTCCGAGTGTTCTGAGTGTTCTGAGTGTTCCGAGTGTTCTGAGTGTTCTGAGTGTTCCGAGTGTTCCGAGTGTTCCGAGTGTTCCGAGTGTTCCGAGTGTTCCGAGTGTTCTGAGTGTTCTGAGTGTTCAGAGTGTTCCGAGTGTTCTGAGTGTTCCGAGTGTTCGGGCGAGTTCACAGTTGCTCTAAAATGAAATGGTTCTATATTTTCAGCATTTGCATTCTGTCTTTGAAGCCAACTGGCACTATGTCTAAACGGATCTGAGATGTTTGGGATATGATCAAATCTGAAAACCAATTCGCCCTCAGAATCTATATCCCCGCCCCCGTCGATATCCTGGTTCCGTCGCCGAAACGTACGGCGGCCCCAGCCGAGAGGCGGTATGCTTATAAATTCAGCAGTTGCCTCGGCGGTGGCCCCGTTCGGGTCGGAAGGTGTATCGGAGAGACTGAGGCCTCGTCGGCGTGTAATGCGGCCCCAGCCGAGAGGCGGCATGCTTATAAATTCAGCAGTTGCCTCGGTGGTGGCCCCGTTCGGGTCGGAAGGTGTATCGGAGAGACTGAGGCCTCGTCGGCGTGTAATAATGTCCTCGCGAAGGGTCGGGTTCATATCCTCGGGCCAATTTCTTAAAACATCCAAATCATCATTTGATAAAGGCAAGTCCCTCCACATGCGTCCAGTCCCTCGACCGCGGATAAGTATGCGTCCGTCTCTGTGGTAAGTAACGCCATCTTCTGCAGGGTCTACCCAGGAAGGCACGCGAGTTTTCATAGGTCTTTTTTGGAATTGTATAATTTCTGGATATTCTGTCCAGAATTTAAGAAGTACTTTAGATATTTGATTATTTAATTCACCAGAGAAGATAGGACCAGAATAAATACGCATTTCAATTGCTCTAACAATACAACTGGTCAAATTATTTCTAATAATATTTTCAGGAATGGAATCCAAATTTATAATAGAGAATGAATCTCGATTATTTTTATAATATTTAGACACAATAAATTTTTTTATGAGAAATTTTGCTTCTGAATTAAACTCTTCAATATCCATATCCTTTACATCGTTTAATATAGCATTATGTTTGAAATAACTATAATGTCTTCTAAGCATTTCATTTGTATTAAAATTAAGACACGCAAATTCTTTGATAATCCAATGCATGGGTGCTTTTAGTAATCTATATCCAATGTAGATGGCATACAACTGCTCCTTATTTAAAAGGGTTTGCGTGTATGGGTTTCGAATGTAATTTAATATTGGTTCTTGATAATCAGATTTTTTGAAGTTATTCTTGAATATTTGAATAATATCCGTATTTGTAAATCTAAATATATGTTTGTCTTCTAGTATAGATATACAATTATGTTCTTGTAATTCATCTAATAGAAGGTCATTCGTATTTCCATATACAACATTCTTTTGACGAATACGCGATTTCCACAAATATGTGTATTTTTTAGCTAAATATATTTTACGAAATGTTACACAAATCTCATTTTGCAAGGTGTTCTTGTCCTCTTTTGAAATATATTTATTATTAGTTACAAATTTATGAATAGAATCTTTAATAGTTGAAGTGTATTTGTTCTCAAAAGATTCATCAATTATATTGAGAATCATATTACATGTATCGTTCATATTGAAAGAATGCCATGTGTGTAATGATAATACCTTTGAGATTTTTGTATCATAAATCGTTTTAGGTTTCATGGTTTTTTATTTGATATATTTAAGATTAAATATACGATTGTCTTATTGTTCTGAATGTATAACATTAATTTTGTAAGGATTCATTTTTAAAATATAAGATATAAGAATCAGTAATGGACTGGGGAGATTTGGTTCAGTGTACTATAAATGAAAAAGAAATAACTGGATTTGTACATTACATATCACACGATGATAAATATGTAGAAATAACAACAAATACTTTATTCTCAAAAGATTATAGTGTAATAAATGACGCCTGGTTTGGAATTTTTTTGGAAGACGCAGAGAGCGGTACAACGCATGATTCTTTAGATGTAAGTGATTTGAAAGTAATAGAGGTAAATGATACAAGAACATTTCTTAATGATAGAGAAATAGAACAAGACGATGTTGTAATTGTTGTATCTCATTCAGAATCGACGCTTCGTGGTAAAAGATATTTAGTCGAAGATATAGGTGATTCTCATATAGTTTTAGATGACTTCGATAGTGAAGACGGAGAAGAAATACGTATCAATTTAGAAAATGGTTTGAAGATTTTTGAGTCAGATATAGTTGATTTATATAAAGAATCACAGGAAGAAACCGAAGAACAAGATATAGAAGAGGAATATTTCGAAAAAAACGAAGAAACCGTAATACCTTTAAATGAACGCGAACTTACTCATGAAGAAAAAAGTCAATGGATATATGAAGTTATGTCCAATATGTTTCCTGAAATTAAAACATCAAAAGAAAGAAATCCTATAATTGAAAGATTCTTCCAGTCGCTAAACGAAATATACAGTTATTCTGATATACCTATCAATAAATGGAAAAATAACATTCAAAATTGGGAACATTTTGTACCATATATATCTAATAAAATGATATCTTGTGTAGCATCCTCAGAATTAGGAAATAACCAAGAATATATGTATCAAAATGATATTTTAAATTTTTACACAAACGAACACGAATCGTATTTAGATAATAATGGACAATATATAACTTGGGCTAGAAATTCTGTAAAATATCAAAGCACTTATCCTGGCGAAAATAGTATTGAATATGATATATTGGGTGATTTAGATGGTTTCAAAGCAATATTAGAAGATGGTAAAAAGGTAAAAATATTAAATAGTTTTTATATTCCTCAATTTTCAACAAATAGATTAGGTAACACAATAAGCACTAAAAATATTAAACTCTTTGAAGGCGATCAATATTCAATAGATGCAATTTACACACCATTTGGGAACAAAATATCAAAAGAAAATCTAATACCAGAACCAAAAGAGTTTAGAAGTGAATTTAAAAAATCAAACCTATATTTATCAGAATTTTTAAATTATTATTCCATAAGTTTAGAAGATTTACCTTATGAATATTATAAAGAATTTAATAGATACGATATATCAAACCAAGAAAAAATAATAGAACCAATAAGTGGCATCGTATCAAAAAAATCTTTTAGATTTAATAAAAAGGATACAAATCGCAAATCTAAAATTAATATAGATAGCGATATCAAAAATCAAATAAAGAAAATAGACGAATTGTATAAAGAATCCTCAATTATTAATACTGGTAAATGGGATTTTCCAGAATTGGAATTATGGCAGAATACAGTATGGGAAAAATCTTACATGATGTATATTTTACAAAACAAATATAAAGAAGAAGATAGCAAAACGATCGTAGATGATTTGTATAAGAATATGTTACATTCTGTAGAATCGAATAAACGAACAAATATCAGACGACCTAGACTTGGTGAATTTAAGAAAATTAATAATAAATACAATCAGTTCAAGATTAATAAAATAGGTAAAAAAACATGGATACCCACCAATTTTAATGAAAAAAAAGTAAATAATAAAAGTACTCTTTGTGATATCGAGAATGAGACTGATAAATTAAATTTAATAAAATCATATAGCACGGGCAAGGTATCTCAGTATATACCTAAGCAGAAGAATACTCCTTTTAAAAAGAGAAAAATCTTAAAAGAAGAGAAAGAGAATGATAAATATTATGAAATGGAAAGTCTTCTCATATGGGATTCCTATTCGAAACTAGATGAAAAGGAATCTGCAACAAATAGATTAAATATGTTAAATTCGGGTGCATTTCTTAGGTTACCACGGTCTCTTGAGAATTATTTATGGTATTATGATGTAAAAACAGGGAAAGAAAGTATTCCAAGACATGAATATGAAAAGCAACTTATTGTATTAGAACCATATAAAGCGTCTACACATTTAAAAACTTTGCTCACACGATGGAGTGAACCGGATGGTGAAGGTAGTTGGATAAGTAAAGCGAATGGTGAAATACTTCATGTAGATAATGATCAAAGAGCATTTGGAGAAGGTGTAAATTTTAATGAGATTCAATATCAAAATCTTAATTATAAACAAAATACAACAATACCTTTTGCACAGAATGAAATATCAGAAATTTTTGATGAAATCATAGAGATTACACATGTAAAATCAATTAATAAAGAGGATATTATTCATAATTGTAGTAAAGTTCTTGAAAAAAGTAAAGAGAAGGAAGAAGTGGAACTTATTACATCATGGGTTAATTTGATTGATTCCAATCCCAAAACACTTCTCGATAATATATTGCCACTTGTTAACATTCCAGATGAAAAAATGAAAAAATATGTTAAAAAATGGAACGATAAAGTTCATAGAAGTTCACAATATGCATACGTTTTAAAAAGTTCAAAAAAAAGATATATGGGTATTATAGCGACACTTGTTATTACATCTATCTATTCGGAATCTAAATATCCAATTCACATATATGGTAATTCATTATTCAAACAAATTACAAAATCTAGCAAGACACCTGGATTAGAAAATGTATTGAAATATGCATTCAAAAAAAAGCCCGATGTAGATATGTTTAATGAATGGATCGAAGAAAATTCTTCAAAATATTGGAATATAAATTTTTACAATACATTCAAAAGCGATGGTAATACAGATTATTCTTATAAATGGATCGGATTTAGACCAAATAATAATAACAAATCTTCTTATAAAGAAAGTGAAAAAAATAAATATTACAACGGTGAATATAATATTACCAAAAAACCTAAAGTCGCTACACCCACCACAATGCCATTTTTAAAGCACACAAATATTAAAATAATTGATGTTTTAGAAGATTCAAAAGAAAATGTTGAAAAAAATATACAAGACTGGTGCAAAATACTACAACAAAATCTATCATCTGATTGGAAAGAAATGAAGAAAGCTGACCTTACGAAACCTATTAAAGAATTTGAAGATTGGATGTTTAATGAAGATATGAAAAGATCAATATATGTGTTACGAAAATATATACCAAAAGTTTACGAAGTATGTAAAATGGCTTTAAATAAGACATATTTATCATCATTGGATAAAATACCATCTTCTTGGGATATATTACCAGGTATAGAAAAGAAGATACGAATGTGGCACAAAGAAGACCAAAACAATATTTTAGAGATTGTTAATTTATGGACATTGGAACTAGAACATATGGGTATTGTTGATAAAGATTTACAAAATAAAAAAATACACCATTTTGAAAATATAATGAATAAAGAATTAGGACATATAGTCGAACATTTAAAAGACCCACTTCATTTGTCAGGCGATGAGATAGTATACATGAATATATGGTTATATACGTGTAAACATCTCATGAATGAAGTTTACATTTCGGAAAATAACGATGAATATTTAAAATACAATGAATATATACATTTGATGAAGAGTACATTGACAACAATGACTCAAAAGACATATATATTTCATTCTAATTTGGAAAGTTATACCGAGAATACATTAGAAGAAGCATTAGCGTATAATGCTGAACTTGAAAGAGATGAATTTTTAAGAGTTGGTGCAAATTTGAATGAGGACGAAGAAGAGGTCGACCGAATTATGAAACAACTCAAGAAGGGTAGATGGGCATTGGGGATGACTGCGGTTTGGAAGAATGTTGATGATTATGATTTGAAAGACGATGTGGAACCCGATAACTTAAATGAGAATTTTCACGAAGGAAATGAATATGAATATGAAGGATATGCGGAGAATGATTAGCTCGATTTGCAAAGTTCTGTTTTATTTAAATTCGACCAAAATACGTCAATCGCATCAAGTAACCTTAGAGATATATAAATAAATTTTTCTTCGTCTTCTATATGGCCGTTTACATACAATCTTTTGAGATCGTGTATTGTATGAATTCCATTTTGTTTTTCCATTCTAGAATTATAGGTCCAAAAAAATAAAGGGAGATTATCTTCCCCAGCGGATTTACGATTTTCATTGATTTTCTCAAAACCTTCTATTAATTCATCCCAAAAATTTGTTTGAATCCATATTTCAAATGCATATGTTGATGCAATCGATATGGTTGTATCGTCACTTCCATATAATCGATTGAGTTCATCGCAAAAATACAGAGTGTATAAACTCGCATAATCTCTTTTTCCCAATTCTTCATAAGATAAGTCTAGTTTTTTAGCAAATTCTAGAAACTTTTCAAATCGGGAACTTCTAAAATTGAATTTTTCATTTTGAATTTGCATTTCGTAAATATCTGGCGTGTTTATTATTTTTAATAACTGAGACACAAGAAACCATTGAGTAAATACACTAAATTGCTGTGTTAATACCTGTTGTTCTATCAGAGATGCTTCACCTTTAGCAAAATTATTTGTATAATTATTTTGTTTTATAATAGGATGTTCATTTATGTTCTTTGTTACTTTGTTGTGAAAATTTTCCCAGTTGTCTACATAATATGATTTACTTTTGGGACTTTGCATAACTATTGAAAAAGATAACATAGGATACAAAAAAAATAAAGTAAATTTCATTTAGAATATCTATCTACAATATGTTGTTATTACATATTTTTTTAGAAGTTCCTCTGATATATAATGTAAAACTTCAAAATAACCTTCTAATGTAGATTCATAAGATAATGAACGTATATCACTTATAGAACAATTCTCATTCATATAATTTAAAAAGTACTTCATTTGATTCTCTTTTCTAGCTTTTAAAGATGGTATTAACCAGTGTATTTTATATATTTCAAATACTTTCTCATATTCAATTTGGTACATAATTATTTAGTTATAAAATTGTCATACTCCTTTAATAGATTTTTAATATTTAGAATACACGAACACGAGAATGGCGATTCATTCTTATTTTGAATAAGATCTATTGCTTTTTCTTCATTTTCGATTGAGTCTATAATGCATAAACGAAGTGAATCAGTAGGATTTTGTGAATACAATACTATTTTATCTTGCAAAATTCGTATTCTTTCTATAATAGGTTTCAGTTCTTGAATCATTATATAATTACAGGGCAATAAATACAAATACAAATTTAATTTTTCGGTGTTTTATCAATTCTCTTTATTTATAAAAATGAATACACTCGTATTGAAATATTATTTAAAAACAATGGAACCAGAAAACACACACGATTATGAGCATTTTCTTTTAAATTTCTTATCATATCATTTTCAATTAAATAAAGGATTTGTACCAATTTATGTAGTTACAGAAGAATGTCTTTACGATTCAGAAAATGCCTTATATAATGAAAATGGGGTATATAAAGGTATATATAGAGACATGTGTGGAGGTTTTCTATCAGATATTGAAGCAATCATGTTTTTAAATAACAAGAAAGATGAAGACAAAAACGATGATTACAAGTATTCTATAAAACAAGTAGAACTCGAAAAAAGATTATCTTCCGAGGAAGATAAAACATATGAGTTAGTGTTTAGGACACTAATTCATCCGTCTTATAATTCAATTACCATAGAAAAAATATCAAAATTTCTCTATAAAAATAAGAATAATATTAGAACATTAACAATATAATATTAAAAAAATATAAATAGTTTAATTAATTTGAATGAATGAATTGCTGAAAGTATTACCAAACGAAATAATTATAAATAATATAGAACCATATACTAGAGCGATTCAAAATAAAGAATTATGTTATGATATTATTCATTATAATACAAGTTTAGAATTTATGAATTCAAAATTTTTAAAATTTATATTAAAATATATATCAGAATATGTAATTCAAAATACGTTAGTAAAACATCATATACATTTTTTAGAAGGTTTCGCGTGGTATGTCTGGGAAATAGATTTGATTGAATATTTAACTAGCAATAATATGTTGTTTTCAATTCTTTCAAGATTTTTTTTCTCTTCACCAATGAATATATTAAAACAAATTCAAAAATATAACGACTATTTGGTTATACAGATGAGTTATACTGATTTTGGTGAAAATATTTGTAATTTTAAAAGATGCAAACGCAGAATTCAATTGTTATGGTCAAATATGACTCTAAAAGAAAGAAACAATTATATTGTGACTCATTATATTTAACAATTAATTACAAATATCAAATTAATAACGATGAGAGCATCTCCGATTCAATATGAATTAGAAGGACTCGGACTTTCCAATGAACAAATTAAAAAAATAATGATACGATTGCCATCTAGTGCCATACCATTATTTATAGAAAGTTGGAAAAGAGAAAAACATGAGAAGGAAACCTCCCGTAGTGCTTATAACGTAACTGTACCCGATGAATATTGCCCACGTATTATTCCTGAAGCGTCACCACAACGTTCAACTGAGAAAATAGAATCTGAATATCAAAAACACAATCAAGAAAGGAATGGAATAAATGAGAATATGAATCTTATGGCTGTACGTTTTTTTGGTGAACCACCTCAGGGTGGATATACAAAAATTTCTCTCCATAAAAAATATAAAGAACTCTCATTTGTGTTACACCCAGATAAGAATAAGGGCGATTCAATTCCTTTTCAAATGTTGAAGTCATCGTATGATTATTTACTTAATTCTATACCCGATTCGCATTCTGCTTTTAATACAAATATTCATAGTGAAAATACAAATATTATTCATAATGCAAACCCTCCTCCAAAAAATATGTTTGGCGGAAACAAAGCATTTGATATTAATTCCTTCAATAGTTATTACGATAATAATTCATTGAAAGATCCTAATCAAGAAGGTGGTTATGGTGATTGGCTAAAAACAAAACAAACAATACCTCAACCACCAAAACAAGTAAGCAAAAGCAATTTCAACGATATGTTCGAATCAACAAGAGAAGATTATTATAATTCAAATCCAAATGCAATGGCACTTATTAAAACAGAAGGTCCACCCGAAGATATACAAACACACACATCATGTGCTTCTTTAGGAGTTGGTAAATTAGATGATTATTCAGGAAATACAGATACTTTTCAATTTGCAGACCTTAGAAAAGCACACGAAATACCCCATCTCATATCAAAAAGAGTTGTAAACAATTCAACACATAATATAAAACAAGACTACGATGTAGCCGTAAATCAAAATGGATCGATGCCCAATGATTTAACTTCACAAGAAATGATGGAACTTGAAAATCGTCGCAAAATTAAAAGAGAACAAGATGAAATGAGATTATATAGACTTCGACAATTTGACGAAGATGCTACAAACCATTTCAAAAAGGTGAATAGAAATCAATTAGAATTATAATTAGAAATACGTTTGTGATATACCAGGGAATGACTGTGCTATGTTTGGATTTATTTCTGAAAATATAGTAAGTATATATATACAACCAAGTGTTTTTGTAGGAATGTCTCTACCGTGACATATTAAAGAATCCATTTGATGTAATACTATTTTTTGCACATGTTCTAATTTTTTAATTTTCATTATATTCTTTATTGGGTCAATAAATACACCCTTTGGTGAGATTGCCTTCTTTTGATCAAATGATAATTGAGCCCGGTAATTCCATAAATCTTCACCAAGTTTATACCATTTTTTTAACATATGTATATCTAAATCAAAAAACCATTCTATATTTGTACAATATCCAAAAGAATCAATGATTTGGAATAATCTAAATACTTCATTTCTTATTGTTTTTGGTATGTCAGAATGCTTAAAATGAATCGATCTTTTATTTATAATATCAATAATATCCTTTTTGAATGGTTTCATAGTATAAGGATTTACCAATATCTTATTTTTATTAGAAATAAACAATTTAATAAGAGAATTTATATCGAAACCATAATAAACTCCATTTTCTAAAACAGAAAATAGATTACTATGTGGGATATTCTCTAATTTATCCAGTGTACAAAAATCCTCAACATTTGTACATTTCGAAATATTTAAATAGGCGGGACCATAATGCTTTTTTTTCCATTTCAATATTATTATTTTCAAACAACCTATTAATTTTTGACCTAAAATATTTTCCTTTAATCTATTTAATTTTATTGTAATCTCTTTATTTTTATGTTCATTCTCGTATTTCTTGTTTTTTATAAAAGTTCTGATATCTTTTATTGATAATTTAGACTTCGTCTTTATTTCTCTTCCTACTTTGGATCTAAAATCAATATCTAACAATTCTTTCAAAGTATATTTATCAAGTACATCAGCCATTACAATATATAGATAAAAGTTATCATTACATTTCATTTTTATGCAATAACTTCATTAGGATCAAGAGCTTTGATTATTTTTCTATAAGACTCTACACTATAAAATAGTAAGAAAAATATCATAAAAATACCTATATATTTATCAAAGAATAAACGCGTATTAGACATGACAGTATCGTCATCTTGGTCTTTACTATTTTTTCTTGATACATATAAAAAATAAAAGAATAAACCAGTTATATAAAGTGTTACTAGTACAGATATTATCATTTTAAAACCAACAAATCTGAACGCTCTTTTGTATAACTGAAGAGAACTGTATATTGAAGAAACACAAAGTAATATCATCAAAATCGCATATTCTGAAAAATTGGAGAAGATAGTCATTACTATTCGTTTATAAAAAAAGAATAAAAATATACAGATTCTGAATTTTACGCAGAATATACAAAAATGAAGCACATATATATTAATACTATACATAATGGAATATGAATATACTCTTAGAACAGAAGAATTAAACAATTGTTATAATTGCAGAAAAGATTTAGATGATGTAGAAATATTTTTATATAAAGACAAAAAATATTGTGTGACTTGTAGTCCTTGGAATAATATTCCTAATTCTTTATTTTGTTTTATGCGAAATCGTGATAAGAGTCAAACATTATCAAATGTATCGAGTATGACTAATTTATCAGATTACAACATCATAGATAACGATATGGGTGATTTAGATAAAAAATTAATTTGTTCTTTTAGTTCTTTTAAGTCCTTGAGTTCTTTTAACTCAAACCCAATTATATATTCTATTCATAACACATATATATTTTTAACATGCATATATGTGTATTGTAATATCTTAAAAAAAAAAATATGGAAATAATTATATTTATAAAAATGATTTAATCATATTTAAGTAATAAAAGACACATATTATACTATTCCAATGAAAAAAAGTATTATATTATATATCATATACAATTGTATATTAAACACAACAAATGCAGTGAAATATCAATATGATCCAAGAATTCATAATTTCGGTAATGTTGGGATTGGAGGAAGATTTTATGCTTCCGTCGCACGACCAGTTACTAGAATAATAGACCGGATTGCATACAAGGGAGAAAATGTTCGCAAGAATATAATTAAAACATTAAACGTAGATCCAAATATAGTTTCGGACTGGTGTTGTGGTACTGGAATGTCAACAGATGCTTTATACGATAGCTTCACGAATGCTGAAATATATGGAGTTGATACTTCCAAAGAAATGTTAAATGTTGCACATAGACAATCATTTTCGAATGCAGAGTTTTTGTTAGGAAATGCAGAAGATATTATATTGCCTAAAACCGCAGATCTTATAACAATAATGTTTGCATTTCATGAAATACCCCAATATGCTCGACTGAATATATTAAAAAATGTTAAAAAAAATCTAAGTCACAATGGACGTTTACTTATAGTAGATATAGATATATGTTATAAACCTTCTAAAATAATGTTGAGCGGTGAACCTTATATAGAAGATTATTTATCAAATGTTAGAGACGACATTAAAAGTCTATTTCCTAAAGTAATTGAGAAAACGGTCATTCCAAAACGTGTACTTGCGTGGTATACAGAACCTCATATCTCAACTTCCCATGATGTATACTAAGATGTCACGGGTTTAAGCATATAGTCATTCAAATAATCGAATCATTGTTTTTTACTAGATAATATTCATATTTGAGAAATTTTATCATGATTATTAATAAAGAAATTAAATCCAATATACCTTGGGGTCTTTATGACAATTACAAAATAACATAAACGTATTTTTTTTACATCGTTTTCCCGTTTTTGTTTTTGCACAACATTGTTGTTTTGATATTTTTAATGTGACGTTAGATTTAAATAAGCATCCATTGGGATTATTCATATCTTTTTTACACTGATGCCTAAAATATTTAATTGAAATTGCTGAGTAAATTGTCGTTTCCATAAAACCATTCATGTATTTGCGAAGCGTGCCATTCAAAAAGGTGTCTCTTTCTTTGCAAAGAAAGATTGTGTTTATAGGATCATTAGATTTTAGGTATTCAAGTATGACTTTAATTACTTCGTCTGGTATATTTTTGGCCAGAGGGGAGTGTATATATCTCGGAGTGCGTAGACGTGGCTGGCGTGCAGAAACGGTATTGAAAGGTTTTTTAGATCGCTTGGACGCTCCGGACCTCGTCCATGTACGAGTTTTATACATTTCAAATTATATTTATAATAGTTTATTTATCTATTGTAAATTTGACACATTACATCATTTTTTAAAAATGATTTGAATATAAGATACAAATATAAATAAACTATTATAAAAAATGGAATGTTCTGTATGCTGTGAAAAGTATTCCGATAGTACTACATCAAGGCGTTATAAAGTAATTTGTAATTATTGTAATTATTCTGCATGTAAAGGTTGTGTCCAGCGATATATTGTAGAATCGCCAAACGATCCTAAATGTATGTCTTGTAATAAAGAATGGAATTACGAGTTTATTTGCAACTCACTTCAAAAAACATTTATAAATAAGGAATACAAAAAATATAGAGAAAAACTACTTTTAGAGCGTGAAAAAAGTATGCTACCTGATACCCAGAAATATGCAGAGCAAGTCCTACAAACAGAAGAAAAAGAGAAAGACATTATTCATGTTCAAAAACAAATTTGTCTATGGAAAAAATGTTTAGAAAAGAAATACAATGAATTATATGATATTCAAAGATCGAAACCTAAAGAAAAGAAAGATACATTGCATAGAATTTGTCCAGTTGAAGAGTGTAAAGGGTTTATTGGGAATGGGTGGGTATGTGGTATTTGCAGTGTAAAGGTTTGTAATAAATGCCACGTCCCAATTAAATCAAATGATAATACCGCGAGACGGATAAATGACACACACGAATGTAAAAAAGAAGATATCGATAATGCTACAATTATTATGAAAAATACAAAACCCTGCCCAAAATGTGCAGTTCTTATTTTCAAAATTGACGGTTGTGATCAAATGTTTTGTTCGAATTGTCATACTGCTTTTGGGTGGAGATCAGGTTGTATAGAAACGGGTGTAATTCACAATCCTCATTATTATGAGCATCTTCGAAGAACACAAGGACATGTTCCTAGAAACCCTTTAGATGGGCAAAATAATTGTGATAGAGTTGTGCACCACAATTTCTATACTATTTTACGGTCGACGTTATGTAAAAGGCTTGATAAAGGAACACCAAACTGGACCCAAAACAAAGAAATTATCTCGTTCAATGATAATATTAAGAATTTATTCGGTATGTCAAATGATAAGGTATATTCTCATATTTTAGAAAAATTGTATGTTATGTCTACTCATATTAGATATGTTGAAATTCCAATTTTCAGAATTAATAATCAGGACGCGAATAGAGATCTCAGAATAAAATATCTTTTAAATAGAGTTTGCGAAGATGAATGGAAAAGTACAATTCAGCGAAGAGAGAGAAAAAATATGAAAAAAGGCGAATTATTCCAAGTTTTAGAGATGTTTGTAACAGTTATAGATGAAATTATCATAAAAATTCAAAAATTCCATATTCAATTTCCAACAGAGAAGTTTAATAATTCTAATTTTACGGGTTCTCAATTAAATAACTTGTTTGAATTTTACAAAGATATTCCACCACTTATTGATTATGTAAATATCGAGTTCAAAAAGATAGGTACACGATTTAATAATAAAGCCCCGCTTGTTGATATGCAGAATTTGACTTTTTACAGAACCGGACAATAATTCATTATTAAAGTTATTTGATACATAGGAAAGCATTTTCTTTGTAATTTTGTCATCATTTGGAGATTGAAATTGTTCTTTATTAAATGATTAGCAATACATATATGCATGGCAGTAAAGACACTCGCATTTAAACATTTGAGGTTACCCGTAGTTGCAGCACCTCTGTTTATTGTTTCCAATCCAAAATTGGTTATTGAGCAATGTAAAGCAGGAATAATTGGTTCATTTCCAGCATTAAATGCACGCGGTGATAACAATGAATCAAAACTTGATGATTGGTTATATGAGATTAATGAGAAACTTTACGGTTATAATAATAAGAACCCTTTTTTTGCAGTAAATCAGATTGTCCATTCTTCAAATAATCGACTTATGTCTGATATGGATGTTATTGTTAAACATAAAGTACCTATCGTGATTACAAGTTTAGGAGCAAAGAAAGAGATAAATGATGCAGTTCATTCATATGGTGGTATAGTATTTCATGATGTTACAACAAATGAATTTGCCAAAAAAGCTATATCAAAAGGAGCAGATGGATTAATAGCAGTTGCTTCTGGTGCAGGTGGACATGCTGGGACACAATCTCCATTTGCTCTTGTTCAAGAAATTAGGGAATGGTTCGATGGACCACTTATTCTTTCAGGTGCTATTTCGACTGGGAAAAGTATAGCCGCAGCGATAACAATGGGTGCTGATTATGCATACATTGGTTCTCCATTTATTGCGACCACAGAAGCAAATGCATCAATCGACTACAAAAATATGATTGTAAAATCAAAGGCAAACGATATTGTAAATACCGATTTTTTTACAGGAATTCCCGGTAATTACTTAAAAGAATCAATCATAAATACTGGTTTAGATATTGAAAATTTACAAAGCGGTTCAGACTTAGAAAAGTCGAGTGATGTTTTTAATTCTGATAATAAGAAACCAAAAGCATGGTCGAGTATATGGGGGTGTGGACAAGGTATCTCGCCAATTAACAAGATTGTTGATACATCAGAATTTATTAATACACTTACAGCTGAATATGATGAATTAGAAACAAAAAAATGATACAGAATACGTTGATATATTATGCCAATGGATGATATAGAAGAACATACACACGACGATCCTATTCGTCAACACGAACACAATGTATATCATGGATATGCAACTTGGTTTCCATCTTCAAGTCCTTCTTATAACTACTATAATGACTCTTATGAATTATTTTTAAACGAAGTTACGTCAAATGCATATAATCATATATGTTTCGTACAGTCGATTTCATTTATTATATTGTATTTTACTATCCATATGTTATAAAAATATTGATTGTAAAATTTTACTTTTTTATTTGGACATGAAAATGTGTGTATTGTTCTGAAATCATTCAGCAAGTTCTTGATTCCAAGCTTTTTTCCCCAATATAAATAAATTCATACCCCAACGCATTGACCAAGTATAATGGTTAAGTCGTTCATTGCATTATTCTATTCTTTTTCTAATGAATCATTTTAAAAAATTAATGTTAAAATTTATAGAAGGTCGTCGAAATATAAAAATGATGACAATGTGTCCTTAAGTTTTAAATAGAGTGACTCTTTAGAATATACTACATAACATACGTATTTTTATAAAACAAATGAATATTTTTCCATATCAGAGAGAGGGTATCGACTGGATGAAAAAGCGAGAATCAGATACTTCATTAGAGGTAAAAGGTGGGATTCTTGCTGATCAGATGGGGATGGGTAAGACATTGCAGATTGCGATGTTGATTAAAGAACAAAAGGTTCGAAAGACACTTCTTATTCTACCTGCGGTTGTGACCAAGGATTGGACGAAGTTGTTTGATACATTAAATATAAAGTATGCCGTATACCCGTCAATTATAAAAGAGAAAAGTAAGAAGGCACGTGTTCAGATTTATACAAATGGATATCTATGCAGGATGTCTCCTCAAAAAAGACTCGGTATCAATAATTGGGATAGAGTCATTATTGACGAGGGGCATTTCTTGTTAAATGGATCAAGTTGTCAGTCTAAAAACCTGAGAGAGCTACATACCAAATTCTGGTGGGTTATCTCTGCAACTCCGGTTAAACTGAATAACGAATTCAAGTATTATTTTAGATTGTTTAACGATCCGTCTTATAATATTAGAACTCGTGCTGACTTGAATAGGATGATGTTGGCTAGAAAGATCAAGGATATACCATATTTGATGAAGAACTTTCCAGAGAAGACGGTTCAGATTAAGGTGATAGAACCACCCAGTGATGAATCATCCAAGTATGGAAATGTAAAAGAACGATCCATTCAATACAACATGCCGTTTCTGGAACAATCAATACGATTGATGCAGGCTACCGTTGATGTGGATTTATCCCAAACTTCGATATATAACAAATACAAAGACCCAAATGATCGGTGTGTGCCATCTGATGATATTTATTTTGCGAAGTACAAGGCGATGATAGATGACCTTAACAAAGATATTGAGAGGCCCACTATAATATTCTGTAGATTCAAACGAGAGATAGAATTATTTAAGCGGCAACTTATTAAACAACATACAACATATGGTATCATAGACGGAGACCATAAAGATCTTGATATAATATCAAACAATTTGAGTAAGTCTTCATCTCCCCCAACTGTATTATTATGTCAGGTAAGTGTCGCAAGCGTTGGACTCAATTTACAACACTACAATAGAGTATTTCTTACAATGCCAATGTGGAGCTTATGGACTCAAGATCAAGCAATCGCACGGTCTTACAGATATGGACAAAAAAACAAAGTAGATGCTACTATATATTCTCTATCTGGAACAATCGATGAATATCTATTGGGGAGACACGAAATGATGAAAGATGTCTGGTAAAATCAACTCAAAAAAAAAAATAAAACAAATATTTTTTTTTGAGTTGTTATCTACGACTCTTTTTCACCTTATTCTTCATCTGAGAAATTCACAAGACTGGTAACTTGTCCACGAGAACTAGATGGCCCTTTCAGGTTTCTTTTTAATTCTGACATTATAATTTACTAAAAAAAGTACTGAGTTATAGCTTTTCTCTCTCCCGATTTTATAATATTTCCTCGATGAATATATGTAGTATCTACTAGAACAATAGTCCCTTTATTTCCTACTATATCGTGTAATTTAATATTAGTATTATTCTTAATTAATAACTCAATCGTTTCATCACTAAATCTTGTATTATAACTTGGACTTCTTGGTTTTGGATGACCTATTTGTTTTGTATTACTACACGTTAAAAACTGAAAATTACCATTTTTATTTGTAACATTAGATAAATACATTAATGCTTTAAATTGACAAGTATGATTATCCCTATGCCATCCAGCACCACTATTTTTTATGATTCCATCTTCATAAACTAGTTTATTCAATAAAGTTTTTTTTTCAAATTTTTATTATATTTTAAAGCAATTTCATTTAAAAATGAATTATTATAAAAATTATTCTTTATGAAATCCGAATATTTTTCAGCAAAAAACATTCTTTCATCTTTACTACATTCTTCTTTATCCAATATCTCTATATGTTTCTTGTTGTTTTCAAATACAACATCAAATTCACTAATGAAATTTTTGATAGCTTCATCGTCAAAAAAATTTTCTAAAATACATATACCGTATTCTTTTAATAATAAATGTGTGACATATACAGAAGGTTTTACGATATTGCAATCAAACATGGGCAAAACGTGGTCTTTTAAATTACATAACGTAGCATCAATTATATTATTATTATGAAGCCATTTGAGGATATTAATTTCGTCATGTACAATATGACCATCCCACGGTTTTCTGTTAATATTGTATAAATGATCTATTTGATTATTTTCATTAGTTAAAGAGAAGTGTGATATGTAAATATTTTCACATTGGTTTTTTAATAACATATCAAATAGTGCATTGCAACCCAATCTAGGTATTTTATTAAATTTATATGTACATTTCTTATTTTTTAAATAATTATTATATTTTGATATAAGTGAATTACCCCTATATGCCATCTAGCACCACTATAAATATGTTTATAATTATTTTTATCAAAAGTTTTTATAAAATTTAAAATATATTTTTCATTCGCATTTGTTCCCTCAATATAAGTTTTTATTAGTATCACCTGGATCATCCACATCAACATCATTCGTGTCTTTCCCGTTATCCGCATCTTCACCAGCATCATCGTCCTCATCCGCGTTAGCGTCTTCACCCTCATCGGCGTCACCACTTGTATTTTTACTATTAAAAATACCTAATTTATCCAATGATATACATCCTGTAGGTATATTCAACATTTGTAGCAAGTTTTTTTGTAATTTATTAATATTTTCTGTAATACCTTGTTGATTATCATCAGAATCGCTTTTTTCTGAGTTTGTTTCATCATTATTATCTACATCACTCTCAGAATCCGTTTCAATATCATCATTATCTACATCACTCTCAGAATCCGTTTCAATATCATTATCATCTTTGTCTGATTTTTCGTATAAATAGAAACCTTTTTTCATATCATCCGAGAATGGCCTTTCATTATTTTGTGGTACATTACCTCCAACAAGTACTTTATATTTTTTCATAGCCAAAACATATAATTTTTCTTCGATTGAATATTTCTTTTTTGATTTAATTGGTTTTTTGATTTTGACAAATCCTTTTATTTTAAGTTCTTTGCGTGCATTTTTTAATGCGACCAACCATTTGTTATGAGATACATTTTTAGTGTTTTTTTTATAAAAAGGTTTATTTATTGGAAATTTTTTATTCATTTTTTTTTTGGTAATTAATTTTTTAGGTATTTTTACAATACATTTTCTTGTTTTTTTATTGATTACATTGCATGTTTTTTTGCATGTTTTTTTCCTTGTATTTATACTTTTGGTACAGTAAACCATTTTATTTATTAATATCTTAAATTTAAAAAATATCCGGTTATTATTTTATCTACTTATACGGGAAGTATATCTTTTATAAAAATTATGGAAGATTATGTAATGTTATTTTTAGGAGTATACCCGTTCGTATTATAGCTGAGAATAAAGACTTGAAAGTAGATTATGGCCCAAATATTATAATTCAAAAAAGAATGAATTAGTGTTAAATTTGTATAGTGGTACCATAGATCCAAAATCGCCGATTGATAAATCTAATAAAATCAAAAAGAATAAGTGACTATAAAGTAGTATACTGTAATTATTTGGTTATGCTCTGTATTTTTTAAACCTCTTTCCATCAAAAAGCCCAATACAATTATCCGAGTTATCGTCTTTAAATAATTTGTTACTATCCTTATCCCATTCTAATGTTGTATTGTGTAAATATTTCGGAAACTTAGAAAATAGCACATTTTTGTCTGGGTCTACAACGATTCTGGAGTATATTTTTTTTACAATTTTAGTTTTTTTTACTTTTGAGTTGATTATATCTTCATTGAAATCTGGATCAAATGTAAATTCGTTGGTTTGTGTAAATTTCATACAATTTCCTTTGTTATTCAAAGAGCAATCTATAGATACTTTGTCTAAAATTTCTTCTATTTGAGATATTAATTTTTCCTTTTTTTTAGATACATTATAAACCGCTTCATCAGAAGTCATGTTTTTATCTTTAGTAATGAGTGCATTTAGACTAACAGCATGTCTTGAATTCTCCTTTAACTCGTTAATTTCATCACCGAAAATAGTAACGTATTGATATATTCTTACATCGCGTTCATTCTTGGGTAATTCTTTATGTGATTCATACCTTACGGCTCTACCAATAACTTGTTTGGCTCTTACAAAATTCCAATGACTTTCTACGATATGGACTTGTCTTATATTTTTCAATGTGATACCTTCAGCACCTGTTTTTGTGATAATGAATACTTTACATGATTCTCCTCTTAAATTAGTAGTACAATTTGCTTCTTTTAAATCATTCTTTATTGATTCTGGTAATAAATCCCATTTATTATTAAATAATGTTTTACTATAAAATCGTACCATAGGATCCACCTCCGTTCCTGTATAAAGTATATATGATTTGGGTCCACATCCTCTACATCTCCATTCACCTCCAAACTTCTCTATTGTGATAGGAGTCCATCCGTATGTTTTTAATACATGCGAAAGTGCACTAACACCTTCCATATGTCTTAATACTGTATAAATCAAACAAGTTCCGGGGGAATTAGTGACGAGATCTTTTATTAAAAAATATTTAGGTGACATTAAACTAACTCTTTCATTAATCTCTGTTTTTTTCATGTCTTTTGTTTCAATCATATAATTCTCAAGATTGTGTTCGGCTTCTATTTTTAATTGTTCCATTGTTTTTTCAATAGTATTTCCAGTAGGGCGTATAATAGATTCTGGGAAAACGAAATTACAGGCTGCTCTTGAAAATATCTTATATGTAGAATCTTCATGGTCTTTTTGTTGAAGTAATGATTTTTTTGATTTAGTGGGTTTCTTTTTACCCATTTTATTTTTTTTTTGTGCATCTTTTTCTAGTTCTTCGAATCTTACATTTTCATAGTATAAATATTGAGACATACTCATTGGTGTATATACAATTTCTGTTTCATGTTGATGTGGAAAATCATTTTCGTTTTTAGGAGGCATGTAATACGATACAAGACCTGTAATTCTTCTAGCAAATACATCTTCATTTAATAACTTCTCTGCAGATTTATCTATAAATGCCGCATCAAAATCACTTTTATCCGTTGGGAAACAATAATGTGTATTAATTTTTTTAGATTCTATTACTAATTTCAAATTACAATTTAATTTTAAGAATTGTTTTAAATCATTTTCCCATAATTCATGTGTTTGAGGCGTGGATTCATATGATAGAACACCTTCTTCGTTTATTTTGTAATGGTTTAAGGGTTTTGTAACAATTAATAGATTTTTGGATGCTATAATTTTGCAAAAATCTACATTAGGATATGTCCGAATTGTTTTAATATTTGATTCAACATTCCCTATCGTACCGGTTATCTTATATTCATATGTTAACATAGGTCCTCTCAATATATTGAATAAAAGAGCATATTCGTGTACATAGTTAACAACAGGTGTTCCAGAAAGAAATATAAATCTTGCATTTTTAACATTAATAAAAATATCATACCATCGAATACCTTGATTTCCACCTCCACTCATTCTAGATATTAAATTATGAACTTCATCTACAATAATTGTTTTTCCATCAAAATAGTTTGTTTCTTTGAAAAGGTCTATTTTATTTGTTCTCAAACCATCATAATGAATGAAAGAATAATAATAATCTATGAGAATTTTAATTTGTTTTTGTAAATTTTTAGAATCAATTTCTGACATTTTTTCATACTCTTGACCATTGTCATCAATTACGAATGCACCATTCGACAGTGAAGGTATTTTTGTAAAATTTTTCAACATAGATTTATCTGTTGTATACGACCATTTGTTTTCTTTAATATAATACATGTGTCCGCATTTCATGAGTTCTTCTCTATAATTGCTTTCTAATGAAGCGGGGGATAATATAACAGTGTGTCTTCTATTTTTTAACCCTTCTGCAATGGCGATAGATGAACATGTTTTTCCAGATCCCAATCCGTGATATAGGAGTATACCTCTATAAGGTGTTTGAGAAGACATATATTGTCTTACAATTTTTTGGTGTTTTTGATATTCGAATGAAGTTGTCTCGTCTACATCTGGATTATTGAGTAGATAATCTATTTTTTTTGTTAATGATGTTGGGAATGAGTCTACATGCTGACTTTTCCAAGGTGGTCTTATATTTTTTCTAGATACCATATTTCTATTTTTTATAGTTGGTTTTGTTTTTCTTGATTTTATTTTTATCATTATAAATCATATATATATTTAATCTTGAGTATTTTTACCCTCCTTTTTTAACAATTTCATTTTTTTTTTATTAGCATTAAAACCTTTACCTCTATTTTTAATATATTTCCTAATTCTTTTTGAATATATATTTTTCTTTAGATTTACTTTTACTGTTTTAAATTTTTTATTATTTATATTATTTGTATTATTTACAATTTTATGGTTTTCTAATATATTTATGCATTTTATAAGTTCATTATCTTTAAAAGAATTTACATTTACAAAATAATCGGTATTAGGATAGAATCCTTTAATGTTATAAACACATATCTGTTGTTTTTTGTTAATATCAAATTTATTATTTTCATTATAAATTTTTGGATTATCGTCTATAAGAATATGGTTTGTAGATTTATAGAATATTTTATTAAATTTATGATGATTCATTTTGGTTGTTTTTAAATCTAATTTTTTTATTAGATTTCTTTCTTTATCAAATACAAAAGGTATAATAATATTTTCCGGGTCTGGTTTAAAACCCGAATAAAATGCATAATTTCCTGTAACCCCTTTAAAATTATAATTATCTCTAGCAATGATATATCTTGTTTTTAACATTTGATCATTTGTTAATATTCTTTTTAATATATGCAAACAATAGTCTAACTGACCCGCTGTCCATATAGATACTTTATGATGTTTATACAAATAGTTTAAATAAAATGCCAAATAAGGTCGTGTGTAAACATATGAGTTTTCGGATATATTAAAATATTTCATAGCATGTATATTATTAGTGTTTATATGAGGCTGATGTAAATGTTGTATAAGTTGTACATCTTGTGGCGGGTAAGGTAAAATATTACCTTCTGTACTTATCAATGTTTGATCCAAATCTAGAATAATATGCATCTGTTATTTATTACTTATAAATTAAAATTTCAGTTATTCTTTTTATTATATGATAAATTAACAGAAAATGACAAAACCCGTTTTCGCACTTCTAGTAGGATGTGAATATCATAAAACGAAGAGTTATTTACCAGGTTGCATATATGATGTAAAAACGATGAAAACACATTTTGAAGATACTATACCTACAGAAAATATAACCGTTATGACAGATGAAGAAGGTTTATATCCTTCAAAGCAAAATATTTGCTCAGAGTTAAAAAAACTTATAGAAAAAGGATCGAGTGAATCGAGTACACTTATTTTTCATTTTTCAGGACATGGTGCATCTGTTCCTGATATGAATTTTGACGAGGAGGATGGCAAGGACGAGTGTTTAATCCCATTAGGCAAAGTAAATAGTATAAATGATGTTATTTTGGATGACGATTTACATGATATAGTATCAGAATTATCTTCAAAATCTAAATTATTTATTTTAACAGACTGCTGTCATAGTGGGACTTGCTTTGATCTTAGATACGCTTATAGACAAGAAAAGGACATACCGGAGAATTGGATAAGTGGTCCATTGTGTACAAAGCCTAATATTATTAAGTTAAGTGGTTGTCGTGATAAACAGACAAGTGCATCTATCAAATTAAATCATACGTGGAAAGGTGCATTAACACTTGCGTTTTTATCTTCTTTGACCAAATCAACATCTTGGAAGGAATTATTTGTTAACATAAATACTCATCTGTCAAATATGGGTTTAGATCAACGACCTGTATTGTCAACAAATTTACACGGTAATCCAGGAAATATCTTTATTTAAGGTAATTACTTAATTATAATTTTTGTTTGAGTGTACTCAATTAAATTTAAAATGTTATATGTTCCATAAACAAAATGTCCGATTTCATTACCTTCATGAAACGTCATCGTGTTAAAAAGGGAGAACCATTTACCTATGTTGGCATGAGCTCACCAAAAGGATGTTTCAATATATCAGAAATTGATCGTGACAATTTTTTTTCATTGTACAACAAACATGTATTTGTAGATAAAAAAGACTGCGATTTAATAGAAAAACACGACACATTATCATGTTTCTTATTTGATTTAGATTTTAAAATGGAATCACCAGTTCACTTAAATCATGTGTATACAGATGAATTTATAATTGAATTCATCCGAATAACCGGTAAATTACTCTCAAAGTATTTAGATATTCCACCAAAGAATTTTCGTGCATTCATTTTTGAAAAAGATGTAGACAAACCTCAATCCAAGGATGGAATCCATATAATGTTTCCTTATATTGTTTCATATCCTTCTTTACAATATTTGATTAGAGAAGAATTATTAGTAAATGCCGAAGAGCTTTTACTGTCATTATCAACTACAAATCCTATAGAAGATGTTCTCGATGAAAGTATTATTAAAAAAAACGGTTGGATGATGTATGGTTCACATAAACCAAACTGTGCACCTTATTTATTAACACATATATATGATTTGTCTAAGGAAAATCCAGAAAGAATAAATGCAAGTACATATTATGTTAAAACCGCTGAACTTACACGAATATTGTCTATTAGAGGGGCTAAAATGGCGGATTTAACTCCTATACATAGTGCTGTACAAAGTGTTTTGTCGGCTTGGGAGATTAATAAGGAATCAAAAGAGGTTGAATCAATTAAGGAAAATGTATCATCGTCTATTATCTTAAATTTTTACAAACATGATATATCTACTGTATCTAAATTAGTTGATATATTAAGTGTTAAAAGGGCAAGTTCATATAAAACTTGGATTGAGGTAGGGTGGTGTTTACATAATATAGACTATAGACTCTTGTCTGATTGGATACGTTTTAGTGAGCGAATTAATAAATACAAAGATTTTGCCAGGAATGAATGTACAACGAAATGGGAAGACATGAAAAACTCTGGTTTAGGAATAGGATCTTTACATATGTGGGCAAAAGAAGATAACGATTTGTTATATTCTTTAATAATACAAGATACTTTAGAACATCATATTGTGAAATCTGTTTCTCATAAATTAAAGGATAAAAAAAAAATTACGAAAAGCACCGTAGATGTTGAGATGATTTATCATATAGTCATGGCGATGAAAAAAAAATATGGTCACTTTTTTATATGTTCATCGTATTCAAAGAGAACATGGTATGAGTTTACTGGAATAAGATGGGTAGAAGATGACGACGATGTTGGTTTAAAGAAAAAAATGAGGGAAGAATTATACCGCGATTATATGAATATTGGACTAATGTATCATGGACTTGCTGAGAAATTTAGAAAAATGGAAGAAGAGCATCCGAATTGTGAAAAATATGAGGATATGTCTAATTGTATATGTCAGGTAGCTAGTCAATTAAGGGACTGTTCATTTAGAAAGAAAGTAACCGAAGAAGCATGTGAGCAGTTATATTGGGATAGAGAAAAGAGTTGTAAGTTCGAAAACGCTAATTTTCAAGAGATTTTGGATACAAACACACATTTAGTTGGACTTAATAATGGTGTGTATGATTTAAATCTCCATACGTTTAGATCATCTAGATGTGAAGATTATATAACACTTTCCACTGATTTAAATTGGAAAGAATATGAATGGACTGATACAATTATAGACGAGATCAGATTATTTTTATCTCAAATTATTCCAGAAGAAGATAGAAGAGAATACGTATTGTTGACATTGGCTAGTTTTTTAGATGGTAAGATCAGAGAGGAACACTTTCATATTTGGCTTGGTTCGGGTGGTAATGGTAAATCAAAATTAATTGAATTATTTGAAAATTCTTTTGGAAAATATTGTGCAAAATTGAATATAGCAGCGTTAACACAAAAAAGAACGGGTTCAAGTCAAGCAAGTCCTGATATTGCACGTTTATGTGGGAAAAGATTTGTTGTTCTCCAAGAACCAAATGAAGGAGAAAATTTACAAGTGGGTATTATGAAAGAAATGACTGGTGGTGATAAAATGGTTGCAAGAAAATTACATCAAGAACCATTTGAATTCAAACCACAATTCAATATGGTATGTACGTGCAATCAATTACCTAAAGTACCTGCAGATGATGGCGGTACATGGAGGCGTATTCGAGTTGTTAAATTCACATCTGTTTTCAAAGAGAATCCTGATGCTGAAAATCCAAATGAATTCCCCCTCGATCCTCAATTAGGAGAGAAAATGAAGAAATGGAGACATGCTTTTTTCTGGATGTTAACGGAATACTATAAAAAATATAGAGCCCATGGCCTAAAAGAACCAGAATGTGTCAAATTGTCAACAAAAGAATATCAAATGAATAATGATATATATGGTGAATTTGTTGAGAATCACATTGAGAGTGTTCCAAAGGGGGTTATTTATGTAGATGCTTTATATGTAATGTTTCAATTGTGGTATAGAAAGGGGTATCCAGATAGAAGGTGTCCAAGTAGGAAGGACCTTCTTGGATATATGGAGAAAAAATATGGTTCTTACTACAATCAAAAAAAGAAAGGGTGGCGTGGTTTGAAATTACATGAAGTAAGAGAAGACGAAGACGATGACGACTATGATGAGGACGATGACGACGCTCTTTAATAACATTCATACTAATATTAAGAACATTTTAACAATATATTATTATGTCTGATACGAACGAAGATACAGTAGAGACATTTGCATTTTCTGCAGATATTAACCAATTGTTATCGTTGATTATTAATACATTTTATTCAAATAAAGAGATATTTTTAAGAGAACTTATCTCAAATGCATCTGATGCGTTGGATAAAATTCGTTATCAATCTTTAACAGATAATTCTGTTCTTGAAGCAGAACCTAATTTAAATATTAATATAATTCCAGATAAATCAAATAATACGCTCACCATTGTTGATACTGGTATTGGTATGACAAAGACGGAATTAATTAATAATTTAGGAACGATTGCTAAATCAGGAACAAAATCGTTTATGGAGTCTCTAACCGCCGGTGCTACAGATATATCAATGATTGGACAATTTGGCGTTGGTTTTTATTCTGCATATCTTGTTGCAGATAAAGTTACTGTCACATCGAAACACAATGATGATGAGCAGCATGTATGGGAATCTGTGGCAGGTGGTTCTTTTACCGTGGTACCTGATTCTCCCGAGGGGAAAAAACTAGGACGAGGGACACGAATTGTGCTCACATTGAAAGAAGATATGAGTGAATACTTAGATGAACGCAAACTTAAAGATCTTGTTAAAAAACATTCGGAATTTGTTGGGTTTCCAATTAAATTATATGTAGAAAAAACAACCGAAAAAGAAGTTACAGATGATGACGTTTCCGAAGATGAAAACGACGAGAAGGATGACGACGATGACGACGATGACGCCCCCAAAGTAGAAGACGTGGGCGACGAAGAGTCTAAAAAAGAGAAAAAAACTAAAAAAATAAAAGAAGTTACAAATGAATGGGAACATTTAAATGGTCAAAAACCTATTTGGATGCGTAAACCAGATGATGTAACTACAGAAGAATATGGTGCCTTTTATAAGTCTATTTCAAATGATTGGGAGGATCAAGCGGCTGTTAAACATTTCTCTGTAGAAGGACAACTCGAATTTAGTTCAGTGCTTTTTGTGCCGCGTCGAGCTCCATTTGAAATGTTTAATTCAAACGCTAAGAAATGTAATTCTATCAAATTGTATGTACGCAGAGTATTTATTATGGATAATTGCGAAGATTTGATGCCTGAATATTTGAATTTTGTTAAAGGAATTGTTGATTCTGAAGATTTACCACTTAATATATCTCGTGAAACATTGCAACAAAATAAGATACTTAAAGTGATTAGAAAAAATTTAATAAAAAAATCAATTGAGATGTTTAATGAATTAGCAGAAGATGACGAAAAATATAAAAAATTTTACGAGAGTTTCGGTAAAAGTATTAAATTGGGTGTACACGAAGATAGTGTAAATCGTGATAAATTGTCTAAATTACTAAGATATCATACAACGACATCTGGAGATGAATTGTCATCATTAGAAGATTATGTTGGAAGAATGAAAGAGAATCAACCTGGTATTTATTATGTTACAGGCGAATCTCGTAAATCCGTAGAATCTTCACCATTTTTAGAGAAATTAAAAAAGAAAGGGTATGAAGTTGTTTTTATGACTGATCCCATGGATGAGTATTGCATGCAACAAATGAAGGAATTTGGGGGTAAGACATTAATTTCCACTACAAAAGAAGGGTTGAAGATTGACGAAACGGAAGATGAAAAGAAAGAGTTAGAGGATGCCAAGAAGTCGAACGAGATTCTTTGCAAACTAATCAAAGAGGTTCTTGATAAAAAAATCGAGAAAGTAGTTGTAAGTAATAGGCTATCTGATTCACCATGTGTATTTGTCACGGGTGAATATGGTTGGTCTGCAAATATGGAACGTATCATGAAGGCTCAGGCATTGCGTTCATCATCTCAAAATGGTATGATGGGTTCGAAAAAGACTATGGAAATTAACCCATCTCATCCGATCATTTCAAATCTTCGAGAAAAGGTTGACGCGGATAGTTCTGATAAAACGGTTAAAGATTTAATATGGTTGTTATACGATACAACTCTACTTTCATCTGGGTTTAGTTTAGATGACCCATCTTTGTTTGCAAATAGGATTCATAGATTGATAAAACTTGGTTTGTCTATTGATGATGACGAGAGCGATAATGAGAATGATTTACCCCCACTAGAAGATGTTGTCGGAGGAGTTGCCCCTGATAGTGACGACGAAGACACTATGGAACAAGTTGATTAAATTATAATATGACTTAAAAACTATACCAAAATAATTATAACAACATATGGGACGAGTTGACATGTTATGTGAAATATGGAGTTATTCAATAACATTGGGTGCCGTAGGATATTGTATTTTTAATTATTTAAATTGGAGTTTAAATAAATATACGAATTATGATATTTTATTAAACTCTAGGTTTTGTACAATTTTATTATTATTAAAAACATTGAATAAAGCACCAGATATAAGTATGTTTATACATCACATAAGTGCCATAATATTGGAATTATACTATATACTTTTTATTACTTATTTTATTAATTCTGATGAAATGTACAGATTTAAAGAAAATAACGAAGAATATGAAGGGTATGTTAAAGATTTTTTTAAAATAATAAACATAAATATATCAACAATTTTTCTTGAGACAAGGAAATATTATAAGCATTTTAGCATAGATTTATTATTTCTTTTAACATTTTCTTATTATAGAAGCATTTTTACATATTCATATTTTTTTGATAAATTTGAAACTACAAAATTATTAATTCATCATAAAACCCACAATTTTATTATAGATAAATGTATGCTTTCTTTGTGTCTTTTGAATATATATTGGTTTATTTTAATAATAAAAAAACTAATACGTAAAATATTTAAAAATAATAAGTTGAATAATAAGTTGAATAATATGTTTTTAAAAATTAAAACGGAATGTTTTGTCAATATATTAATGAATACAAAATCTAGTAAAAAACATCAAGAACTTTTAAATGCATTTACAATGATTTTACCAGCAAGTATCATGTTATTTAAAAAAACGACAGACGATATATCTTTCAAAAATGAAGAATGGACTGCATGGTTAGTTATAGCTGCAACATTATTCCATGCACCATTTTCAATTATATATCATGTAAGAACCGCATACGAAATGGATACAGACCGTCTGGACAATTTCTGGCGTAGGTCAGACCAATCGGCGATTCACATAACATCTACTTTATATACAATAGCAATATCTCGTTCTATAATATATAGTATATTCTCATTGATTTTCAATGGTTATTCTATAAAACGTATTTATGCTAAAAAGTCAGATTCAGTTGGTACAAGACCAAGAATACGTATTGCAATTTCAATAATAACATATACTGCACCTATTTTGTGGTATGGAGATAAAAAAAGATTCACAAAATCCTTACAAATATTTACTTTGGCGAGTACGTGTTTTGTTCTGTCTCCACAACTGTTGGGGTACGGACATTCTTTTTTTCATTTATGTATGATTGAATTAGGAAATATAATTCTATCATTCTGCGAGAACGTATTTTAAATAAACGCGAAGAAATGTCATATATTTTTATAAAAAATAAATATAATGAATGATTTTAATAAATAATAAACAAGATCTAATTGATAATTTAAAGGTATTAAAAGGGAACGAAGTGTATCGATACGGAGATGTAGTCAACAATGGACTACAAAAGATACGAAATATAATAAAAAACGACCCCAAATATACAAAAACAATTCTTAGAATGTTTTTAGATAAAGGCTCTCATTTAAAAAAAAGACCAGAAAAATATGAATTTTTGAAAAAAGTATCAGATGCTTACTTAAAATATAAAAAAATTGAAATTCCGAAAGAAAACGCACTTGTAATCCACATTCGCTCAGGAGACGATTATAAAGGAAGGGGTCTTGGTTCTCCTAGAATATATGAAAAAATTAAAAAAGAAATGGAACAGTATTTTAGTTCCAGAGAAATAACTCATATTGTCATAGTTACAGCATTACATTATGGTGTAGATATAAATTCTAAAATATATTCTAAAAATCATAAATATTCGTATAAAGATAATAATTACAATGAAAATGTAAATATATTATACAATTTTATAAAAGATCAAACATATCCCGTGCATTTATTATCTTCGGTAGATATTGATTATGATTTTTGTTATCTATGCAATTCTAAAAATTTAATAACAACCGGAGGTGGATTCTCAAAAATTGTTTCTGAATTAAAAGAAGTGTCTAAAAAGACTTCAATACAAACATTAAACATATATAATATAAACTCTCATATGGTTGTTCCATTTGTACCGGTTCTTCCCATTGGTGTTATTGATAATAAATATAATCGATTTTATTATTCAAACCCAAGAAATTAATAAAAATCATCGTGATCAGATGAACAATCAAGATCTTCTGTTTGTTCTTCTTTTAGAACAATAATTTTCATTTTAATATTTTTCTCTAATAAATTCCATGTATTTGCAAATAAATTTTTTAATAGTATCGGGTTGTCAAAATATTGATTATCTTCGATGAATTCCTCACATATTAATTGTATTTTTTCAGATAAAAGAGATTTTATAGACTCTTCCCTTAATGATTCATAACAACCATTAATATCTAACCTTTCTCTTTTATTTATCGACGATGGTGTTTTATTCGTATTTACATAAGATTTATCTTTAGACAATACAATAAAACCAGTCGGAAGTTGTTTGTTATCTTGACTTATAAATTTTTCAACTGCTTTTTTATAATCCATAGTATAAATTATATCAACAATTGCTATCGCTTATTGATTACTATCTAATAGTAAAATAGCTTTACCTTTGAAACGTATGTATATAAAGTATTAAATCTACAATTCATTATAATGCAAAGAATAACAGGAATATAATTTTGTTCATTGGTATTCTATTTATTTTTAATTTAGATGTTTATAACATTAACGTCTCTTTAAAAATAGTATACTACATGCACTCAATATAAAAGTGAATTCAAATAATTTCCATATGTTATTTGACCGTATCATATTTATTATTTCATTTCCATAATTTTCTTCAGAAACTAAATATATGTATTCTGATTTTGGTAAAGAATCACTTAATGCATCTAAGTATAAGTGATTAAAAGATGGAGGTTGTCGTTTTATATACGGGTTTATAAATCGCCATATAGGTATTTTTTTAAAATAATTATCCATTTCTAATTTCACATTATTTTGTATTTATTAAAGATTACACTTGAGCACAATTTTTTCTGATAAAAGCATTAAATATATTCTCAAAGGATCATTATACATTATCCTACCAATTTAATTATTTAAATATTCAATCCAATAATTCAATGTTAATTTATGCATATTGAATTTTTTTGAAGAGAATTCGTCTAGTGTTTTTATAAGCAATGCTTCATTTAATTCACCCCATTCATTTAGTATTAAAACAGGTAAATCATAAAACATACTGTCCATTGAAGAACTTTTCACAATAGGAATACATCCCAATATTAGAGCTTCCCAGGTTCTATGACAATCCAATCCGTTACCATGAGGCGATACCACGAAAGAATATTTTAATTGTTCTTTCCATATATCATACCGCTTCAATTTGTTATTTAAAAATACATTAAAAGATTGCTTTTGAAGATGTTCCTTTGCTACATACCTATCACGATTATGACGTTCAAATAATATAAAATGATAATAGGAAAGTGTCATTGTGTTTTTTGTTTCATCTTTTGATGATTCTTTTATTGATATCAATTCTTTTTCTTGTTCTACTGCTGACTTCCCGGGTCCCCATGTATGTGATTTATATTTTTGAAGGGTATGATAATCTATTCCTAATGGAATTATTTTAATGTATTCATTATTCACTTCATCACAATTTTGTGTATACCATTGTTTTATATGATTCTTATTATTCTTTGCAAACTCTAGATAATTCATTTTATGTAACGCACTTAATTCATGGGGTACGCTTTTTACACAAGCACCCGTCACCAATGTGATACATATATTATTCTTCAAAAGAATAGGAAATATATTGGTAACAAATTTATTTAATACAGAACCGATGACATACACCTTGTCGCCATTTTTGATGTTTTTATAATCATTTATATTGAATTTTCTTGTATCAGATATGATTTCATTTGGATAAATATTACAATTATATGCAATCCCACGAGAAGATACATATTTACAGTATTTTTCATTACTCATTATTCATTATTCATATAAAGATAATATATATATAAATTATTATACATATATATGACTCAACCGAAAATTATTGTATGTGGATGTACAAAAAATAGTTCGTCATATATACAATCACATTTAGAAAAGTTATACTTACTGAAATCCATATGTAGTGATTTTCATATGGTGATATTTGAGAATGATTCCACTGATAAAACAAAAAAAGTATTAGAGGAATTTCAATCAACACATGAGAAAACACATATAATATTTGATACACTAAAAGACAAAATCAAAATATCATCAGATGTTACAAAGCCATATAGTCGTTTTGTAAAAAAACCTCTTAATTTGACTTATGCTCGTAATGCATTATTAGACTATGTAGAAACCAATTATTCACATTTTGATTATATGATTATGGTTGATTTGGATAGTGTAGTGAAAAATTTTAAACCTGTACTCATCCAACAAATTCTTCAAAAGTATGATGCTTCTGCATGGGACGTATTAACTGCAAATAGTGATACAAAATACTATGACATATGGGCTCTACGTATTTACAGTAGTATTTGGGATCAAACATCACATGGAAAGTTATGGAAAGAACCAATTGATTATGATTGTTGGATGATGAAAGATAATAAAAAATGCGTATACGGGAATCAAATAAATATTCCTATAGATTTCCCTTTGATTCCAGTGACATCAGCATTTGGAGGTTTAGGATTATATAAAATATCTTCTATTATTGGCTGTCGTTATAATGCAGAATTTGATCATAGTATAACGTGTGAGCATGTTTATTTTCATGATCAGATAATTAAGAAAGGTGGTAAAGTTTTTATATGCCCCGATTTAGTTGTTCGTTCTCAATGTTAGGGTGAAGATATGATACTAAATCGCCCTATATTATAATTATTATATTCTAAAAAAAATGTATATAATTAATGACGAACTCCGTCTATAAAAATGTATTTTTTCTGGGAATTGTATTTATTTTGATGGGTTTAATATCACACAATGCCTTTAAAAATGGTAAAGCTGTGTGTGAATCGTATATTATGAATTCTTATTTATATATTGCATTAGGTGTTTGTATAATTGGATATTCATCCTTTTTGCTTATTGATACAGATATAATATCTAAAACGAAAGGTACTGGTATTATTTTGATGTCGATGGTATTATCCTTCGTGTTTTTAATTGGACTGTTAGTTACTCTAAATAAAAATGTTATTCAAAGTCATATTTTTTGGTTATTATTAATCATAACTTTTGGTATAATATTGACTCCGTCTATTATAAATACTACAAACCCTTTAATAGCAGATGCTTTATTAATAACTGCAATCATATTTTTCTCAATGTCTATTATTGGTTATGTAGGCTATGATAAAATAATAAATCATGTAGGAATATTCGGAGTGTTTTTATTCGTTTGTTTATTAGCAATAATATTGTATGAACTTTTTTACATATTTTTTCAAAAATCATATCCCAAAAAAAAAAGAAGACACGTTGCATACTTAGTGATCTTGGTATTTGCACTCTTTATAATTTATGATACAGTTTTATTACAAAAAAGAGCTATGATCTGTTCGGATACTAACAACCCAGCAAACTATCCAAAAGAATCAGTAAGTATTATATTAGATCTTATCAATATTTTTATACGTATTTTAAATAATTAAATGTAAATTACATACTATAAAAAAATGAGTAAGAATGTTGAAATTGAAAATAATAATATTAAAGTAGGTCCAAACACAATACACGAAAGTCTTGTTCAAATAAACAAAAATCCAAATGTATATACAATCGATTCTTTTTTAACAAAATCAGAATGTAATTACATTACAAATACGGCATCAAAATCGTTAAAAGACTCCGTTGTTTCTGCTGCCACAGGAGGGGTCGCTTCTGCAGGAAGAACGAGTAAAACAACATGGTTATGTTATCGACGAGATCCTTTATTAAAAAATATTGCAGAAAGAACTGCAGCCATTTTTAAAAATTTATTGCCCAATGTAGAATGGAAAAATTTTGAACAGCTTCAAATTGTTAAGTATCAAAAAGGACAAGAATATAAGTGGCATTGGGATGCATATGATTTTGATTCAGAACGAGGAAAACGATGTACTGCTGAAAGAGGTCAACGATTATATACCGTGCTTTTTTATTTATCGGACGTTGAAGAGGGAGGTGAAACAGGTTTTAGAGATATTTCTGATTCAAATAATGCAAAGCCAATTAAAATATCACCTTCTTTGGGAAAAGCACTTATTTTTCAAAATGTTATAGGCAGCTCAAACAAAAGAGATCCTAAGTCATTACATGCAGGTTTACCTGTTTTAAAAGGTCAAAAATGGATTGCAAACTTTTGGCTTAGAGAAATACCTTTCGATAAACAAAGGCCTCGTTATATACCGGTTAAACAACCACAACTAGAAGCTCAATCAAATAGAACTGCTCAAAATACATCAAAATTAAATAATGATATACCATTTTACTATTCTATAATGATGTCGAATACAGAACATAACGATGTTCATAAAGATTATAAAAGATTGTATTCTACAATTGGATATTTCTTGGGTGAAATCAAAACAAATGGGGTACTATTTAACAAATCACTTCTATCGGTTAATTACACAAGTATCAAAGAAAATGATTACGAGGTTGTTAATAATATATATCCAAAAGAAACAGCCAAGGTGATTAGAGATTATTATTATGATATGATACAAGCCAAAAATTTTTCACTAGGAGATAGACAAAGTAACCGTTATAAATCTAGAAATGATAAAATTAGTAGAGTATTAAATTTTGATCTTGTTCCTCTTATATCGAAAATTGTTGGGAAAAAGATGAAGGCAAGCTATACTTATTTTTCAGGTTATATAAACGGTTCAGATTTGCCCTTACATGTAGACCGAGCTGAATGTGAGTTTACATGTTCATTTTTTATTGCTAAGGATGACACTGGAATATCCTGGCCTATATATGTAGAAAAACAAACAGATAGAGGATGTACGGGTAGATGTAATTATACCGTCACGGACGAAGAATGTATTCCGTTGGAATGCGAAGAAAATGGTTTAATTATATTTAAAGGTGCTTCTAAAGGTGGACACGCCCACATGAGAAAGAAATATGAAGGTAAATATGCATATTACGTATTACTGCATTTTGTTTCATTTAATAATTAAAATCAGATAAATAATAAAAAGTGTAAAATATATAAATATTACAAAATAACCATATAATAATGGCTTACGATTCTCTGAATAGTATCTATTGTAACTTAATGGTGATAGATAATTTTTACATAAACGCGATGGAAACAAGAAATTATATATTGACTCAGGAATTCAAAGTGCGTGGAAATTATCCAGGCCAAAGAACAACGTCACGAGCAAACGAACATTTAAAAAACACGATTGAAGAATATATTAAACATTTTACAGGAAAAATAATTGATTGGCCAATGCCGGGCGATGGAAAAAATAATGCAGATATCTATAATGGTGCTTTTCAATATACAACAAGTCGTGATAAATCTTGGGTTCACAATGATGGATGGAATAATTGGGCAGGGGTACTGTATTTGACGCCTAATGCACCAGTAAGTGCAGGTACTGGTATATTTCGTTATAAGGATGGAACAAGAACAGTCGACGAGGCAAAATCAAAAGGAAATCAATCTATATTAGATGAACATAGTCAAGATTACACAAAATGGGAATTGGTAGATAGGATCGGAAATGTATTTAACCGTCTTATATTATTTAATGCGAATCAATATCATGCAAGTTTAGATTATTTTGGAACAAATAAAGAAGATGGACGACTATTTCAAGTATTCTTCTTTTCTACAGAGAAATAAAAAATTGATTTGAAAAGAAGATAAAAAATAAAGTGGTAAATTGAATATAATGCGTAAAATTACGGATACATAAACTTTTCGTGAGAATATTAAACTCCGGTTTCAAAAAATACTGGAGAATGAAGATAAGTCGATTCATTTGGAAAAAGAGCGATATACAATTATACAATAAAGGAGTCAAATAACAATAAAATCATAGTCTATAAATATAATTATTTCAAATGTTAAATCAATTTAAAAAAAATATAAAAAAAACAACAAGATTGAAAACATCAAATTATGATATTAATAATGTATTAGAAGAAATAGGAAAACAAATGAATTTACCTATTGATATTCAAACCAAAATACTAAACTATAGTATGAACAAAATGAATAATAAGTTGAAAACAGACTTAATTGTTTTTCTTCCAAGGTTAAAAAAAGTTCAAAAAGACAACAGATATATCCATGAAATAAAGGTATTTACAACAAAATTATTTTTAAAATTACCTCATAAATATAAAAAAGCATACATATTAGCTCTTGAAGATATGAATTCTATTTGTTTTCCAAAACTATTAGCTTTAATATTTTTATCAAAATATTGGCATGAAATAGTGAGATATATTGGAAATAGAAATGAATCTATTTCTAACGATGTATATGAATTCATAATATATTACTATGGTGAACTGGCGATTCCTTTACCTTCTCAGGTCAAATTTCGCAATATAATAAGCAATATATGTTTTTATTTTGATTCAATATCGAATTTGACGAGTGCATATGTTACTAATTTTGCTATTGAAAATATGAACCATTATCAGTTTTGATTAGGTGGCTTCTTTCAGATAATTTATTAAAGTATCCCTCTCCGGTTTTTTCTTAATACCGGCGAAAACCATCTTATTACCTTTTATGAATTTTTTTGGAGCAGTGAGCCACTTGTCAAGTGTATCTTCATCCCAAACTATACCAGAATTCTTTACAGCATTAGAATAAGAAAATCCCCGGAATGAACCCGCGTTTCTTCCAAATAAACCATAAAGGTTTGGACCTTGTTTTGATGATTCTCCTTCTCCTAAAGTATGACATTGCGAACATTTTGTCTTAAAAAGTTTGGCTCCTTTATTCCCATTGCCCATATTATCTAAATAATAAAAAATCTTTATATTTTTTGAAAAGTTTATTCAGTGACTTTATTAACAAGCGTATCTTTCTCCTTTTTACTTAAATTCGAGCCATATTTATAAACTTCTTGTTTTTTATCCCATTTATTTTGCCAATCGTTTAATCCGAAACGAGGATTATCAATAGAACCACTCATGAAAAAATCGGAACATGTTATCGAATCATATACTGGTAACTCAGTTGCATATCTAATTGCGTCCGAATAAGGCGGAAGTTCTGTACATTCTAATAATATACATTTAATATCAGGATTAGATGCCAATAGATTTTCAACTTTTTTAACTATATTTGGCTCTACTAATTTTGTATCTACTTTTTCACCTAACGCAACCGCTTCAAAGCCAAGAACGTCTTCGCATCCAACAATAACAAATGTATCATTATTAATATCGAAACTGCATAAATCATACAATAACGAGGACATATTTGCCAAACTATCTCCATTTGCAGTAAGGACTGCTATCTTTTCTGTTTTTTTATAAGAGTGAACCAACATTGGTAATTGTATCAAAGCGGATAGAAAAACTGGTTTATTCGTATACATACACACTATGTCTTGAATATTCATCATAAATCCACAATCTCCAGTTATACCAGATACTTCGTTGTCATTTAACCACAATACTGCCGTTTTAATGTTATTTTTAACAGTGTCGGTTATATCACCAGATTGACACATTTGAAATGTAAGACCAGGTATAACTCTATAAATAACATTATAATTAAATGTTTCAGGGCAATCAATATCTCCTAATGCAGCAGGATAGTTATAATCAAGTCTTAATATTCCTAAAATAGCACTCTGCTTTTTAAAAAACATAATTACATATATTACATATAAATATAACATATCGATAATTTAATTATTTATATTTTTTAACCTCCACCCGCCTAATCTTTTTAGTGCGGAGTCGTAAATATTTAGTAATTCAATTAATTCACTCTTTGAGCTATTCGTGTTTATATAATCTATTTGTTCTTTTGTCATATGATGTCCGTTGTGAATATCATATTTTATTTCTTTGAAAATATTTAGATTTTTTTTACTGGGAACATATACAACATTCAAATTATGGATAATGTTTTGTATTTCTAAATCGTAATTACTTTCTATTAATTTTTCAATACGAGATTTAATATTCAAATTATCACTTATATAATCTATATTATTCTCACATGTATAATTCATTCTATCATACTATAACATATTTCTAATGATAAAAAAACCACATAAATAAAAAAATGATTGTTCATCATAGTATTTAAATACTATGATAAATGGAACATCTAAACACAGTAAATGATACCGCAAACAACCCAACCAAAAAAATTGTAGAAGAACTTTTACAGGAAACAATTGACAACGTTGTTGATGATGAAAACAGTTTAGATATCTATAATGAACAGACAGATGATGAGAATGAGTATAATGCAAAAGGATATTCCTTTTGGGATGAACCGACAGATGATGAACACACAGACGCTGAACACAATGAGTATGAGCCGGCGCGCTTGCGGGACGAGTATAACGAGATGAATAATATGTTCTTTAATGATACTCGAGAAAAAGTAGATTATATTAACACAAATTTTCTTGAACTAGAAAAACTACTCTTACATGATGATGCGTTATCTACTATTTTAATTGATATGATTAATAAAAAAAAATATGGGAATGATTTTCCAAGTATCACAAAAAACAATTCATATGATGATGTAAAAAGCCCAAAAAAATTTCTATATACAAATTCTTACAGTGATAAAGACGAAAATGAAGATGATGATTACGAAGATGATCGTGAAAGAGATAACGTATGTACTATTTCTTGAGTTTGGGTGAATCTAAGAATTCCATATATCAAAACCTACTAAATCTAAATGTGTAATGTTTTCCACGATTAAATCTTGCTTCATATAGTAAATATCTTCTTTTTTTTTATTATTGGAAGGTAATATACTTACAATTAAACCAACATCCGCATTAATTCCTTCTAATATATCAAACGTTGTACAACCTGCTTTACATACTTCTTGCGTATTGAAAATATTTAATTTATTCATAATATCATAAATAGTGTTGTTTAAATGTGGTTCAATGGTTTCAATATTAGACATAGTATCTATACAATTATCTAAATTAAATTTTTTAATAAGTGCATCTTGTAGTATATGATTATATTCTGTATTTAAAGCAACTTTTATACCATTCGATCTTAAATAATTAAAATAATTCGGTATATCCTTGTTAGTTAACTCAACGGAACTGTCATTTGATATATATTTCAAAAGCAAATTATGCTCAAACGATTTATTAATTTTATATTTATGACCTAAAATCTTTGCTTGTAATGTATATTTATTCTTATATTTAAATGAATCAAGTGCATAATGTCTTTTAATGAAATAGTCTATAACATTTTTATTTACACTTTTAAACTTGAATAACTCTTTCTTATCCAAAGATATACCATTCTCAATCAATGAATCATATAGAATAGAAGTTGACTTCTTATTTTCTCTTATTATAGGTCCATTTGTGCCACAAATTAAAAGCTTAATCTTGCTTTTTAAAACAGGATTTTCATTTAATGCAAATGGTATAGTATTAGATAATTTTTGAGTAAGAGCCATATTCAGTTATTTTTTATTAATCGATAAAGATTGGACATCATTTTTAAAAATGTATTTATTTAATAATTTCTATGCTATTTTATTAAAGTCAAATTATCTACATTCTCAATTTTACAAATTCTATTACAATCTTCTTTATTTAATAAAAATTGAAAACCTACAAAGTTTGAAGGTTTTGATTTTACCTTAAAAGGAATTGAGTTTTCCAATTTATAACCATCTGAGTAATGCTGTATATAATCATTCTTATAATGTTTCTCTATATACTTATTTATAATTTCACAATCAAAACCATATGTATGAAATTTTTTAGATGACACACCCTTATTATTTCTATATATGTCGTAAAAATCAACAATTGATTCTTTAAAACAATTTTTTGCACCAAACATCCCACCTAAAACCTTAAATCCTTTATGATGACAACAATCGTGCATAATGTGTATATTTTCATCTCTATTTATCCATTCATATACAGCATCTTTTTCTCTAATATTCAAAATACTATCTAAATCACGACTTATCCATATATTTACATTCGGATCATCAAATACTAAAAATCTCAAACACATTTTATTCATATTTGTTTCTAAATAAACGTATTCTACATCAATTGTCTCCAGTCTGTCTAAAAATTTTATATCAATACTTGAATCTATATAAAATCTACATATCCAATCTGGATAATATTTTTTAGCTAGTACATAATTTATAAATATACCATTTGTATAATTTCGAGAGTTTTGGGTTTTATTTTCTCCTTTTGGTAATCCAAATTCGTCATAATCTCCAAATAAACAAAAACTTATTATTTTTTTATTTTTTCCATCAAATTTACGTTCTTTTAAAACAGTGTTAATGATTTCTTCACTCATTAAAATATGCATTTATATTTAATGGATAAGGTGAGTGTTATTATTCCAACTTATAATAGATTCAAATACTTAATACACAATTTACAATTCATTAAAAAACAAACCTATTCTAATTTTGAGATTATAATTGTTAATGACGGTTCGACCGAAAAAGAATATTATACACATAATTGGGAAAATGAAGGAGTGATTATGATACATTTGCCCGAAAACAGCAAAAAAAAGTTTGGTTATGGTTGTGTTGGATATGTTAGAAACATTGGAATTGAAAAATCATCTGGTAAATATATTGCGTTTTGTGATGATGATGATACTTGGCTACAAAATAAACTTGAATTACAAATCAATGAAATGTTGTTAACTGGTTGTAAAATGTCTTCTACAGGAACTCTAGCTGGTAAGGGATTTTATAACCCTACTAGTAAATATCCAAGGTGGAATGGTCAGAAACTACCAAAAATATGGACATTGGAGTTTATAAAAAAACATAATTGGTTTGTAAATAGTTCTGTAGTTGTAGAAAAAGACATATTGATTAAAGCTGGTAAAGTTCCACATGATCGACGGGGACAAGATGCTAAAACATGGAAAAAATGTCTGGAATATACAAATTCTGTCTATGTTAACAAACCACTCTGTTATTATGATTCAAATCATGGATCCGGATCAAATCACTAAGATAACCTAACATTTAGTATAAAAAATGCATGTAAAACGTAACGTCTATATAATTAAAATAGCCAAGGTGTCACCTAAACGAAGAAAAATCTTTGTTTTTTTAAATAATTCTATTATCTGGACATTATATAACTTTTTAGTTGTATATTAATAATATGAAATTTACAGATATTATAAATGATGAAAACATTTATTTATATTGTGGGTGTATGCCCAGAAACAGACGCGAATATACCCAAAAACAATTTGTAGGACTTTCTTTGAAACAAGATAATACTTTCCACATAAAACATAATATTTTAAACCAAATATTATTGAAAGACAATAGTGTAAATATAATTCAATCTGAAGATGTTTTTGAGCATATAGAGTATTCTAAATTAAAAAATATTATAAATGAAATTTATCGATTACTAAAACCAAATGGATTATTTCGTTTATCTATACCGGATTATTCGTGTGATGTGCTCTATAAACGTTCGCTGAAAGATGAAAATGGAAACATTCTATTTGATAAATATGGCGGAGGAAAATATAATATTAAAACAAAGGAGATAACTCACGGAGGACATTTATGGTTTCCTAAGTATAATTCTGTTAAAGAATTATTAGAATCTACAAATTTTTCTAATGAAAAAATTAAGTTTAGGCACTATTATGATGAAAATAACAATCCGATAACACATAAAATTGATTATTCTTTCGGTTATATTGGTAGAACTCCCGATTTTGATGAAAGAGTACAAAATCCATATAGACCTATGTCTATAATAATAGATTGTTATAAATAAAGCTCCAGGATTGAGTTGAACAAACGACCTTCTCTCATTTCTAGTAAGGCATTTGTTTTAAATTTGTCTCAAGAATGGTTAATATTTTATTAACTAAAGTTAAATATTTCGTGTTTTGAAAAAATAGTGTTTTGAAAAAATAGTATTTTTACTTATCATTTTACAATTTGTAAAATCATATATATTATCATGTTTGGCACTTAAGGCAGCTATTCTGCCATAATTACTATGTTTACTAATAAATAGTAATTTTGTTTTTTGCGAAAGAATAATATTGTCTGAAAATGTCTTTGAATTATCATTGTCTATTGATTTTCTATCAAGATGTTGTATAATTGTATCATCATATATAATACGTGATTCATCAAATATTAATTTCAAATCATTGACAATACCTATACAATCTGTAGTTAAAAACACATAGTAATCATCAATTAATGAATCGCATTTTGTTTTAATTTTTTTTAATATATTAGGTATTTTATCATTGAATCTTATTTTATGTGATGCACCTTTATTAGTATCCATATGACAATCTCCACATCGTATTTGTATACCTACAATATTATCTTTATTTTTGATTAATGCATTTATCTTATTTGATAAAAAGGGAGTTGGTTTTAAAATATTGGTATATAACCCTTTATATTCTGATAACATATCATTTAAATAATCATTATCTGAATATTTTTTATTTTTATATAGATATTGAGCAATTTCTTGATTAATATGAACTAAATTAATATCATCTGGAAAAATATTATTACTTTTTAGTAGATAGTCTTTTAATCCCTTTTGATTATCAATATAATTATATAATCGTAATGATCCATTGGGTGGTTTTAAAAGTTCATAATCATACTCTGAATAATCTATATACTCTTTTATGTCTTCTTTATTCCACAAAATATAAAAGGGTCTACGTAATAGTTTGCTAATTACTTTAATAGATATAAGTCCGACAACGCGGTCCCCTAGTCCTCCTAACAATACATTTTTATCAAAACATATAACTAGCATTTATAATAGTAATTTAGATTTTTATCAATTGAGACAATTTTAAAAACAAGTAATATATATATATATATATATATGTTAGTAATATGTATTATTCATCAGGTGGTCCCGCATTTGGAACTCTTATATATCAACTTATTTTAACACTTGTACATTGTTTAGATAATAATATCTCATTTGTAGGTACATATATTAATGTAGACGTCGAGGACGAGGACGCCAAGTGCCATTATAAATTACAAAAAAATATTAAAGGAAAAAAATGTAACTTGTCCGAATTAGTTGTTAGTGAAAAAATAAAACTATGTGACCTATTTGAGTTACCTTATATTACAAAAAAAGATATACTTTTTAAAAAATTTCCCAGGAATGATTTGTATAGTCCACATACAAAACAAGATAAACTAGAAAAGAATCTTAAATATCTCAAGTCCAGATTCAAATATTATAAAAAAAATGATATATTTACTATAGCTCTTCATATAAGAAGAGGAGATGTATGTATTAACTTTAAAAAACGATATATAGAAGACAAATATTATATTGATCTTATCGTATTATTTACGAAAATCTTAAAAGAAGCTAAAAAAAAATTTAAAATTCATATTTACAGCGAAGAAAATTTAAAAACGGAATTATATGAAAATCTTAATTGTTCATTTTTTTTAAATACTGATATTTCTGAATCTTGGGTTGATATGATAAATGCTGACATTTTTGTCATGTCGAAAAGTACTTTCTCAATGGTTCCCGGCATATATAATTCAAATATGGTTATTTACCACCCCTTCTTTTTTAACCCATTAAAATCGTGGATATCGACTAAAGATTCTCATTTTGAATCTTCCATAAAAAAATATATTCAAAACTTTTGAAATTTATAATAGGGGTATTAATTCCATTAATTTTCTGTTTATACAAAATGTGTTGTAATCTTCTTCATTCTCGAAAAATTCTTGTGTTATGTCGTCAAGATTAACAATAGTATCGCATTTTTCCAACAATTGTTTTTTTTTATTAGAACAATTTTTACCTCTAAAAACAGGTTTAATATTATCTGAAGTATCACCGTAAATGATTTTCTTTATAAGATATTGTTTTCCGACTAATTCTTTATCAGACAATACTTTCATATTCATGTCACAAATACAAAGGTTACTGTTTTTTTCTATGAGTTGAAGATAATCCATATCAGACGCTATAATACATATTTCCTCATCCTTATTCAAAGATTGTATATCAAATACTCTATTCGCTACTAAATCGTCTGCTTCGGTACCTTCTCTTTTAGAAAATATTACATTTGGATTTTTATTTAAGTAATATGGAATGAATTCATCAGAAATATACTTCAAGTATTCGTATATATCTTCATTCTTAGGACGCTGTGATTTATATTCTGGGTAAAATGTTTTACGCCAATTTTTACCGTCCATTGCATCCATTGCTAAGAAAGAATCGTTTTTTTTAATTAACTTATTCAAATATTCTTCATATTTTTCAAGTAGTTTGCTTTTAAATTCGGGTTCATTTATCCACGGAGATGTTTGATCATACTCTTGTTTAAACCCCCACCATTTCTTAGTAGCATGATATCTGTAAAAAGAAAAATATCCTAAATCAATAAGAATCCACATATTATTGTTAAATTACAGTATATTTAATTCATTTTTTATATTATCTTAAAATCTTATATTCATAAAACCCGTTTTTCTTAAAAGTGTTATTTTATTAAGTATATCCGAGAGTGTTATGCCATGTGTAGTCTTTCTTAGTTTATCATCTTTATTTTTAACTATTTTCACTGTTTCTTGTAGATTTTTGTTTTGTAATTGTAAAACAATCGTATCCGATTTGGGTACATCTTTTTTCATATTATCTGGTATTGTATCTGTTTCAGAATAATCAAGTAGGGTTATTGGTATATTTTCCATAATTAGTTTTTGTTTTACTGCTTGTTCTGGAATACCATGTCGTAACATTTTGAAATATTTAGCATATAGTGGGTGAGAACCAAATGTACCTTTATTTTGTTGTGATGAAGGCGGATGTTTTACGGCACTCATCTGTAACGTATTCTTTATAAGATTTGTTTTAGAATGGTCGAATGAATGCGGAATTCTAATTTGTACAATCTTAAATATAATGGTGCCTACATATTTTTTGTTATTTTCTAATAAATAAGAAGATTTTAGTTGTACTTTTTCTATTTCTATGATAGAATCAATATAATTTTGATTCAATAGATTAATATCAGAATTTACAAGCTCTTTAGATTGGTTGTATATTTTTAATTGAGTATCTATATACGTATAAAAAGGGATTTTATTATCATTAATATTATTATAAATAGGCAGTGTCCAGCTAATTATAATATTCTTATTTTTTTTTTCAATATCTCGAATGATTTTCTTTCTTAATAATTCCAAATCTGTGAAAAATTTATGAATAGAATTATCGATCGCAGAGAACATTGTAAACATTGTGCATTTGTTAAGAGTTACAACTTTACACGGTGGAAATTGAATATAAAGTGGTTTTTTGTTTGATGATATGAAATATTCATGGCACCCAATTTTGTATCCCGGAATGCATCTTGAAAATTCAGTTTTTATAGTATTTATATTACTTTGATATATGTTCATAATAACATTATTTTAGTATTTTTTTTAGTTATTTAATCATTTTTATAAAAAGGAATATATAATATCTTCAATCGTTTTTGACAATTCTTTTAAAATGGTATTGCAAGAGGGTAAAATACCTTGATTATCGTAGATAGTTTCTTTCTCTATAATAAAACGAAGTCTTTTGTAATCCTCTAAGATTATGATAAAAACGTTTTTTATTATGTAAGAATACAGTTATATTTTCATCAATTTTAGTTCTGATATTTTATTGCTGGGATCAATACCTAGATTTTCATATGCATAATATACTAATATACACATCCATTCGAATATATTTTTAATAGTATCTTTCTCATCTTCCGAATTTTGGAAAGTAATAAGTATTTTTTTAACACGTTGAAACAAACCTTTTAAATCAGAATGATTTTGATTTAATTTAGGGTCATTCTCAAAAAATTCATAATTTAAGAAGAATTCGGTGTTATGGGCAAAAATGTTTTTAACAAGGTCATCCTTCAAAACATACAATTGAAAATGACGGATTACAATTTCCTTTTTAAAGTTGATAGCATGTAATAATAATTCTATTTTTAAAATATCTTTGTCATTTGGGTCGATTCTTTTTAAGTCGCTAATAAAATCAAAAAGTAAACCATTGAAACGTTCTATTGATTCTGTCATCAGATATATATTATTATGATAAACTTAATTTATAAAAAAACGCGTTTTTATTCTGTTATAATATATCAAGAGTAAAGTAAAAATGGACGGACTTATTCATACATTTAATAATACTTTTAAAGAATTTTTGACAGAGTTAAACAAAGCGTTTCCGGAAATACTTAGTTCTGATGTAGTTGAAAAGTATAATCCAAGTGAAGAATCTACTATAAAAATTGTATCGCAATTTACAAATGTATTTTCTGGATTATCTACACGTATATCCGAGGAAGATGAAAATATTTTTTACGAAAAGTCAATAGTAATATTATCTGATTTAGATATTAGCTTAATATTTAAAAATGCATCTCAAAAAAACAAGGAGGTAATTTGGAAATACATTCAAACTCTTTTTTTGATGGGAACTGCAATAGAAACAAAAAAAACATCTGTAGATGATATTTGTAGTGTATTTAAAGATTCTTTACCTGAAAATGAGTCAACCGAAATGCAGGACGGTATCAATCAAATATTAAACAAGTTAACAGAGACTGTCTCCGAGAATAAAACAGACGAGAATGTGAACATAGAGGACACTTACAAAAATATGTTTGAAGGAACACAAATTGGCAAATTGGCAGAGGAAATTGCCCAAGGTATAAATATGGAAGATATCGCAAAAGGTATGGAAAAAAATTTAGCATCAGATTCGATGAATCCTCCTAATATAAATGATGTACTTAAAGTATTTTCAGGAGATGGTGGGTTGTTAAATGTAATGAATACTGTATCGGATACCCTTAAAACTAAAATGGAGAGCGGTGAGATAAATCAAGAAAAAATGTTAACCGAGGTCAATCAAATATTTAGCAAAATTCAAAACGAACCTATGATGAAGGATATTTTCCAATCAAGTGATATTAAAAACATGTTTGCAAATTGTGCAAATCAAGGCAATAATTCAAAAGGTGGTGTTGGGAATGGAATGTTCCCTCCTGGTTTGGGTCCTGTATTACAAAATATGTTTGGAAATGCTACAAATAAAGATAATGCAGATAACGAGGATTTTGATGTATTAGAAGAAATGTTTTCTGGTTTACAAAATAAAAAAGGTGGTATTTCTCAGGAAAATATTCAGAAAGCCGCTCAAGCTGTTTCGAGTGAACAAACACACAAATCAGTGAATAAACGACAAGAAACAAAAGATCGTCTCCGTGCAAAACTTAGAGAAAGAAATAAACGTAGAAATAAAGATAAGATATAATATAATATGTCTCAAACTTGGGTTGAGAAACCATCACTACTTTTAACAGAAAGTAAATTATTAGAATTCATTCCAACCAATGAAATGACTTATCCTGAAAAATTAAACGCCCTTACGCGACTTATAATTATTGTAGCAGTTTTGATTGCACTCATACGTAGAGAATTATTAGTACTTCTCATACCGTTATGTTGTATGGTTGTTATTTATTTTATTACAAAGTGGGGGTTGAATATTTCTGAAATAAAAGAAAAGTTTTATCCTGACGATGCGACAAAAACAAGAAAAGAAGACTGTCAATTGCCTTCTGTTGATAATCCATTCATGAATGTATTACCTACCGACAATAGAAATCGCAAAGAAGCGTGTGCAACGACAGATATGAAAGAAGAAGTCAACAACAATTTTGAGTTTAATTTATATAAAAATATCGGAGATGTATTTGGTAAAGAAAATTCACAAAGACAATTCTATACCATGCCTTCGACAACAATACCTAATAATAGAAAGGATTTTGCGGAATGGTTATACAAGACTCCTCCTACCTGCAAAGAAAATGGTTTATGCTTTACTCCTAAAAATTAGATACCTTTTCATAAACCTTAAAAAAAATAAAAAAATGATTTAAGGTTAAAAGGATATAATATAACCCTGCTATGGAATATAGTAAAATATGTTCTTACGTTGACAATTTACAAGAAATTGATAAAAAACATAATATGAATGAGGACGATTCATATTTAAAATCTTTAATTTCTTGTAAACGGTGTAACTTACCAGGGATAACGCATGGTTTTGACATTTATGAATGTGAAAAATGTGGAGATATGTTGGAAACAACTATTGACCAAACTGCTGAATGGCGTCATTATGGTGGAGATGGAAAACCTGATCCAGCCAGATGTAGCATGCCCGTGAATAATCTACTTCCTTTAAGTTCTATGAGTTCCATTATGCTTACGAAAGGGACTGCGAATTATAGTATGCGTAGAACACAAAAAATTCATTCTTGGGGGGCAATGACTTATAAAGAAAGATGTCTTCATCATATATTTCAAGATATTTCTCTTCGCTCTTTAAACGGCTGTATTCTTACAAATATTACAAAAACAGCACACGGATATTACAAGAAAATTTCCGAACTCCATGTGTCAAGAGGTGAAATTAGAAAAGGGTTAATTGCGGCGTCTGTTTATATGGCATGTAAAAAATTAGGCGTCCCTAGAACAACTCAAGAAATAGCAGAAATATTTCACGTATCTGAAAGATGTGTTACAAGAGGTAACAAAAAATTTACTGAATTATGGAATCTCGCAGGAGAGAAACCAATATTGTACAACGACAATTGTCAATCTTCTGATTATATAATTCGATTTTGTTCAAAATTAGATTGTGGAAATCAAGAATTTTATGAACTTACCAAAAAAATAAGTGATATATGCAATAAAAGTCAGTTATTATCACAGAATACACCAGTATCTATATCTGCGGCGTGTATTTATGTAGCATCTACAATTCTTAAACTCCCCATAACCCGTTCAAATGTAAGTTCTATAACAAAAATATCCGAAGTTACAATATCTAAGTGCTATAAAGAACTTCAACCTCATATGGATTTATTTAAATTAATAACAGAGGATCCGTTATAATTCAATTGATTCGTGATGATAACTTAATATAATCTTATTAACACTTTTTATTGGAAGTCCCTTTTTAATAGATACTCGAATAAACATTTCTACGATATCCTCGTTTTTTTTCTCTTTTTCGACATCGGTTATCCATTCGTAAATTTCCCAAGAGTAGCGAATTTCGCCAATCATTTCTCTAATTGTATTAGATAGTTCTTCTACTGCTATTCCATGAAGACCGAGGCCAGAATCAATATTATTTTCTAGTCTTTCTTCTTCATAATCACATATAGACAATAATCTTTTAAAACAATCTTCTTTTGATTTTTTTACGTTATCACCTTCTCTTATAATTTTCTTAGCTTCCACCCTTAATTTCTCTTCACTTTCATTCCATGTATTTTCGTCGATCGCAAATTCGTAAAGTTTGTTTTTTTTACACATATTTTACACTTTAATAAGATGATATGATATGATATCATTTTTGAATGATATCATTTTTGAATGATGACATAAATGATGACATAATGACATAATGACAAAATGATGACATGAATGACATAAATGATGACAAAATGACATAAATGATGACATAAATGATGACATAATGACATAATGACAAAATGATGACATGAATGACATAAATGATGACATAAATGATGACATAAATGATGACAAAATGATGACATGAATGATGACAAAATGACATAAATGATGACATGAATGATGACATAATGACAAAATGATGACATTTGTGAGTGATTTGTGAGTGATTTGTGAGTGATTTGTGAGTAAATTGTGAGTAAATTGTGAGTAAATTTTAAATGAAAAATCAATATAACAATATACGTTTTTATGTAAGATGTTATGATATTTTTAGTATATTTTTTTTGGATATTTTTTATCCAAAAAGGATATTATTATTGATTTTTAATATCCAGGGGGGGGGAATTTTTTCAAACTCATGTTGGACAGAAAATAAGAAGAAAAAAAATAGGTAATGCAACCTATGTGTATTTTTCAGGTTAAGCTGAAAATAGCAAAAGTCAGAAATAAAAATGTGAATTAAAAAAAGTTAATATTTTCTTAACAGGTAACATTAAAAAAAAGCATAGGTCGCCCATAGGTCGACGTTTTTTTTGTTCAGAAAAAAAAGAAGAAATGTTGAAATGATGACATGATGACATGATGACATTTAAAGCCACGTGATAGTAATACATATATATTTTTGATAAGGAACAACAGATTCTAGGTAAAACCCATATAACATATCTTGGTCGTGTAGTCCAAGAAGGTCGGTTGTATATTTATTATTTGAATATTTATTGGTATTTAATGTTAAATTTTTAATCCATCGTTCTGCAATATCTTTAGGTGATCCCAAATCATATTTGCTTGCTAAATCATGCCGAGAGATATTTAATTTTGCATGATTTGAACCATTCTTTGCGTTTATAAATATTTGTTTAGTGATAATTTGATAATATCTGCATGTCAATGATTTCATAAGTCTACAATCTTCTTTATGTAAATCTTGTATAACGAGATCTCTTTTTTTAGATGCATAATTCATTGACTCTTCTGTGATTTTTCTAGCCGTTTCTAATATTTTAAAATTATTCATCTTTTTGTTACTTTGCACAAATAAATAAACAATTCAATCATTTTTATTAAAGTAATGCATTTATTGTGAATATTTAAGAAAGATTATGTATAGATTAATATGTTTGTATCGAAATAAAAGTATATAATATAGATAAATGAGTTCTAATCGTTTAATATATGACACCTGTGCGTATAAGGCAGAAATAACTCAAAGTTCAAATACATTAAATTATGTATTGGACCCAATGAAATATGAAAATTGCAAAAAATGTAGAATGGAGTTGGGTATTATTGGTGGGAATGAAGTAAGTCAAATTAAAGGAAATTTAGTTGATCTCGAAAACGATTTGCGTGGTCAAACAAGACTAAATTCACGGTGCCCATTGAAAAAATTCCAATACAATAAAAATACTGGAGTTGATGGTGAGGAATCAAAGCAATATGAACTTAATAGTTGCAAAGGGAATATAGACACAACATTAAAACATCTTCCTCCGTGTCAAATGATCAGATATGATCCTGTCCCGCTCCCACCACCATTGGATTTACCAAAATGTGTACCTCCTGCCCAAAAAATGCAATTCGCGTAAACTTGAAAATTTACATACATAAAAAATGTATATAAATTACTAATATGAGTTTTAACAGACTTAATTACGACATGTGTCAATACAAACAAACTTTATATGAATCTACAGGACCAGGAAATTATTTGCTAGGGACACCTCCAATTGACTGCGATTACTGCTTTCCTTACCCTCCTACAGTAAGATTACAAAAAGCCGGAGATAGTATTAATAGAAAAATACCTTTAGTAGATACTAGCTCTGAACTTTTAAATATTACCAGAAAAGCTTCTAAATGTTGCGAAGAAAAATGGACGAACGAATGTTCAAATTGTGGATGGCTTTCAGAAAAAAAATACAAAGATTGTCAAACATGTCAAAGATGTTCTACAGAAATGCCAGATAAGGTTGAAACTGATGTGAGCGAAAGTTTCAGAAATGTTGATGAAAAAGACGTTAAATGTGGTAATAACTTAACTCATTTTAAAAAATGTTTCGTACCAACCGAAGATACAAGACTAAGTGACCCCGCCTGCAATTTAAGAGGCACTGGTTTTAATAGATGGGAGTGGTTGTGCTTAAATCCTCAAGAGAAAGCACTTGTACCTTTTGATTACAATATATCTAATAGAATTGTAGTAAAAGATAACCACAGAGCGTGCGTCCCAAAACCAATTGATCAGCGTCTTCCTTTGCCTGTGAAACCCGAACCATTACCATGTCAAAAGATAGTTGGCGTGTGCGGAAATAATGTTTCAGGATCGCCTGCGACATGGAGAAATACATCCAATGGCGTATTTTAATAACATATAAAACTATCAAATATACATAGGTTTTATTTACTAATGTTTCGGATGAAGAAATGAATGTACATCATATACGATTGTATCATAAGGATTAAAGAATAAATCATCTTTCGAAAGTCTTAATAGAATTTCCAATTCTATACATAAAAGGTCGGACGTAATGGTTTTATGTTCTGCATTTATTTGATCATCCTTTTTCACAAGTTTACGATTATTTTTAACATGAATATATTTTTCTTTCCCTAAAAGTTTATTTATGAGTGAGGTTAATACATTTTTTTTTGAATTAAATGCTTTTGAACCTCTTGGTTTTTTGTTAGTTATCTTATGAACAATATGGAAATCGTAATGATTTGCACTGACATTTATATAACCAAATAGTGCCTTTTTTGACAAACTATTTTTTTTTGTAGAATCATGTAAGATGTCGAATGTTGATGTAATATCTTCATTATTAATTAAAGTCCCGTGTGTGTTATTGAGGATAGACACCATGTGTGGTTTTCCTCTAATATCCTTAATGTATTTATTGTAAGCATTTTTTAGATATTTATTTTTAATAGAATCAAAATTATTTTGTAAATGAACGATACGATTTTTATTTGATAATTTATCTACAACAATTGTGGCAAGTGTAGACAATATTTCATTCTCTTTTAGATTAGAAGATTCTAGTAATAAAGGTATATATCTTTGAATATGAATGTATTCTTGTAATACGTTCTCTGTTGATAACTGAACCGAATCTCTTTCTGGTAAATTTAGCGATTCAAGTGATACATAATTCTGAATGTAGGGACTTGGTGTATGTGTATATTCATTCTTTTTTAGTTTATTAAATATATACGTATCATTCTCAGGAATATATTCTACAAATCCAGACTCTTCAAATAAATTGTCAAAGACGATATTATTTGAAACCAACACATCTAAAGCATATGTAATGCTTTTTTTATGAATTGTTGGATATAATTCTGTTATATATCTGTATATATCTAATGATTTTATTTCAAGGTATTTTCCAATAAAATCTTTTATCATTTTTTTTACAATTTCAACTTGATGATCTATAGGTGAATACGTATCTGAATCTATATTATCTTGAGAATACGATATTGTACACGCCCCTTTATTTTCATTTTCAGCAGAGTCTCCTATTGTGTGATTACGTTTTTTACCTTGAGAATCAATAATACGCACAGGGTTTTCATGAAATGAAGATGATGAAAAGAAATTAATATCTCTCAAGAGAGCACAATCGAAAGCATTTTTTTGTATAATATATTTAATAGAATCGATGTATTTTTGTTTTATCTCTGATTTTCTATGTAAATATACGTCAACACTTTCGTGATCTTTATTGGGAAACATATTTGCATGATAATAAACTGTACAATTTCTATTTTCAAAAGGAAGATCCATGTGAGAGCATGTTCGAATCGCTCTTCCAACTGATTGTTCTTGGTCACTTTTGTTAAATTGTGGTTCCAGAAGATGTACTTCTCTAACTCTTTTAAGTGTAATACCTTCACCACCAACAGGCGATATCAATATGATTTTTATAACACCTCCATCTTTATTAGAAATTTGATTGAATATATTCAATAATTTTTCTTTATTTCCAGATAGATTTTCATCTGCTGTAAACATGGCATACGATCCCATATTTTTTTTGGGTTTTGCATTGTCTAAAATTTGTGAAATACCACCATGTTTTGAGTATTTTGAATAACCATTGTTTTCTAACATAAGTGCAATTGGTAAAATTCCCGAATATACAAAGCGAGAATGTATCATAATAGGTCCATTTGACTTTTTTATAATATTTAATATTGTTTTCAATTTTGGAGAATAAAGATGAATGTCGTTTAATTGATTTATTTTAGGGTTTCTGAAAGTAAAGAATGATGGCAGGGTATCGCTATCGAATCTAAAAATTTTTTTTAGGCCTTGTATACCAAATAATGTATTAGGATCTTCTTCGGGGTCTAATGACCAACATATATTGTGTAATTGAGATTGTTTAGAGTAGAAATCCTTTTTCATAGCTAATTTTTGGAGCTGATGGTAATACTCGGTTGACATATAGGATGGAGTGATGGGTGTTGTTTTAATTCTATCATTTTGATTAATATTTTTTAAGTCCAAATCTTTCGTAGGGAGAGATTTATAGTCAATTGCATTTGAGTCTTGCAGTTTAAATGGAAACGTGTATGGATTTTCACCTTTTAAATAAGATATTTTTCCTTGTATAGCTTCTATAAATTCCGCTTCTTTATCTTTACGTATAGAACCATTCTTGTCAAGAATCGTGGTTGACAATAAAGGGTGTTTGTATGCTCTTTGAATGAGATTAAGTAACCAAATTATTTCTTCTGGCGAATCGTACATAGGTGTTGCAGACAACAATACCAATTTAAGATTATATGTATGTTCTGTGAGTAATTCTAACATTTTAACTATAAGTTTAGAATTCTTCTGTATTTCTCCACCTTTAACATTATTTCTTATATTTTGTGCTTCATCTATAATAATTAATGAATCTGAATATTTTTCTTGTAAAGCTATTTTAATATCATCTTCGCTTAAATTTTTAATAGTTTTTTTAATTTCTTCTGCGAATGTATAATATGTTAAAAAATCATAATTTGCAGATATAGCTTTAGATATTGTGGATTTACTTTCAGATAATATTTCTTTTAAATAAGTTTCTCCGGTACAACTGAAAGAATTAGAAGGATTGATTATTGTTTTTTTAAAGGACGGTATAAGATCTTTGCTACAGATAATCTTAATTTTTTTCCCTGTTTCACTGAGGTAGTTTTTATATTGTTCTGCAATAGTAACAGCAGTACATGTTTTACCTACACCAGTACCATGAAATATAAGTAGCCCATTGTAGGGTGTATTTGGTGCTAGATAAGTGCCCAAAAGTTGCTGTTGTGGTAATAATTGTGTCTCTATACTTGTACAGAGTTTTTTGGTAATACCGGATACAGTATTCTGTGAATTATGTATGTTTTTAGCTTTGTTCTCGGTTATTTCTTCTTTCGAATTAATTTTAACATTAAAATCTACATCAGTAATATCTGGATAGTAATAAACCATTATACTGAAGTTTTGATTTTATTTGATTAAAAATTTACTGGAGAATCGTCTAAAAAATTATTGGAGAATATGATGTATTTCCACTCCACGATGTTATTTGTGTTGTGTTTTCATTTTTTTTTTGGATAGGAGATTCAATTGTATCTGTATTTGGTATATTATAACTTGATTTAACCGAAGAATAAATAGAGTCGCCTTCTTTTGAAAGCCATTTAAGTAATATCTCGGAATTGTCCACAGGTTCTTCAAAATTCTTTTCTACGAAAGGCGTATCTTCATTTTTTTTGATATCTAGTACTTTATCTTCTACAGGTTTGAAATGATTGTTTGGAGATTTATGTAAAAATACTAGAACATAATGAAAAGCTATAATTAAAATTATACAAAGTGAAAATACAAAATATTTGTTCATTATATTAATTAAAATTATTATATAATTTAATTACGTTTATAGTATCTCACTTATTGACTTAGAATGCTCAAATTACATACGTATAGAGTATTCTGACTTTCACATATAATGAGGTTAGAGGGTGTACCCGATTCTGTGGGAATCTTAAGAACCCTTATGATAGGAGATGTGTACTCCTCTGATGATTTGTATAAAATACGTTCTTCTTCTGTACCTTGTGTTTTACGAATACCCCATGACTCGTTTTCTGAAGCAGATTGGAAATAATCAAATGATAGATTTTTAGATGTTTGTATAGCAAGTTCGGCAGCTTTTAATAAAACTCCTCCTTCAAATATTGATGAGTTGAATGAGCTCATTTTACACATATTCAAAAAAGAAATATATAGATATAAACGCAAAAGATATTTAAATGTCTGTTTTGAAGATTAAATAAATGGAAAAAAAGAATGCTTTGCTTGAAACCGCATTAAAGTTATATTATAAGAATCCGCAAAATATGGAATCATTTATAGAGATTCTTAGGGATAAATCATGTATATCTCTTAGATTGATCGACTGGTTTGTTACTAAATATGCAAAAACGAATAATATTCAATATAGTTGGCTTGGGAAAACATTTTACGTGTATAATAGTTATAGATCACAATTGAAGGCATATTCAAAAAGACAAATGGACCCTTTTTGTAGAAGAGAACGTATATCTTTACAAAATAACGACTATGAAATTATAACAACTGTAGGTCAAATGAATTTTTTTCGTTGGGCTATTGAGAATGGTGTTTTGAAATACATATGTGATAATTTTGAGAATATTGATAAATCTATGAAAAAAGAATCAAAGACAAAATCAAAAAAAAAAATAAATACACGTACTGCAAAAAGAACATTTTCAAGAACGCAGCAACATGTAACAGTTATGTTTGATTAGATAATGGAATTAGATCCTGTATTCAAAGTGACGAAAGAGGAAGATACTACAGTTGAGAAAGATAAATCTACCTGCGGCGATATGTCTGCATCTAAAAATACGCCATCAAATAAAATTGATAATTTAGACAAAAAAAAGAATAATTTGAAAAAAATACGTGAATTAAGAGATATTGTGAATGCGGCATATAGTAATTAACTAATTCACCATCTTCGAATTGGATTAGTATCATTTAAATATTCCTCCCATTCTAAAGGATATTCCTTTGTTGATTTAACAAATTCGTTAGGTGTCATATAAGGCGGGTTTACATCCCACATGAGTAGAAATTCTTCGAGCGGAATATATGAAGTTCTTTCATCTAAGTCATAAAATTCTTCAATAAATTTTGTACGATCTTGTTTGGTGTTGGTATTGGGATTCATAGTAATATTGCAAATTATTTATGCAGTTATAGAGTGATTATGTACTTATAATATTATTAAAAATAAGAATCATTTTTATTTTTATAATTGACTATGTAATATGGGTATATTAAAAAATCCGTATGTCTTATCATTTTCATTATTGTTAGTGATATTGTTTGTTGTTATGGCGTGTATTATTTGTGTTATGGGCTCTTCAAAAAAGGAAACGTTTGAAGGCCCTGAAGAAAAACCCAAAGAATTAAAGGAATCAGATAAAAGAAAGAAAGAATCATTATCAGATAGAATGCATTGCTACAACTTCCCAGATGATATTAGCTGTAAGACAGAGGAGATTTTTGATACTAAAACTATAGATGGTGCCGAGTTCTTACCTTCTGTAGATGGCTCAAGTGATATAAGGTCAATGGCTTTGTTATCACACAATAAATGTGATCCTAAATGTTGTCCGTCACAATTTACATGTGGTTCTGGGTGTTTATGTTTAACTAAGAAGCAAAAATGTTGGTTAAATAATCACGGAATATCTAAATAATTTCATATTTTTAAATTAAAAATGATACAAAAATTATTGTAATATGTATGATTACCATGGGTGCATACGATTTAACATATACGTGTGATGCATCTACATATGAAGATGTCGTTTATTATTTTGATAAATTAATTGAAAAGAATGAAACGTCTGGATATGATTCTGATGATCCATATTGTGGAAATGTAACATCGTTTCATGGAATAAAACGTTTAAATGGATTTGCTAAAAATTATGAAGAAGCAAATAAAGAAGTTCTTGATAATTCTGAAAAATGGGGACCGGCTGTTGTTAAATTTTACTATAATAATGAATTATTAGTAAGTTTAGAGAACGGTACCGTGTCAAAGAATGATATAAAAAAAATAAAAAATAAAAATATTAAAATTCGAGAAAAGGTGAATAAAGAGAATGAAAAAATATTGAAAAAGATTGATGAATTCTGTAACAAAATGGAGGTAAAACACGGCGGGGTTACGTCGTGTGTATCTTGTAAATCCAAAATATCAAATGATTATGTTAAAAGATGTATTGGTATTTCCAGAGGGTACGGAAACACTTCAAATAATTATTACAATAAATGTTGTATATGTTCTATGCCTTTCATTATATTAAATGAAACAAAATTAAATTCATGTAAAAAGGACTATAATGAAATTTCTCATATATATAAGGCTGTTTTAGGAGGACGGGCCGCGTCTTAATATATACGTAATCATTTTATTAAAAAAATGATTTGTTCGTTGTTTGACTATTCAAATAAGTGTTAGAATGTCAGAAATCAATTTTATGACTAAACTGGTTGAAAAAAGCAATTTCAATCGTAAGAGGATTTACAGAGAAATATACGAAAAAGAACAAGAGAAGTATGAGAGATATGTTCATCTTATGTGTGATTTGACAAACAAATACTACCAAATTGTAACGAACACAATGAATAATTTTGCAAATTTAGGACGTTATTATTGTGTTCTTGAATTTAAAAATTCAGATTTTCGTGCGAATCACCCTGGTTTAGGTACACCGGTTCAAGTTGCGTATAGATGGTTAGAATGTTTAACAACAAAAATAAATTTTAGCCTTGTGGATAAGAATGGAGCATTACCATATCTTGGAAATCCACTTAGTTATCGAATAATTCGTCATGATTATAACTTTAAGATGTATTCCGAAGAATATCCTATATACACGTGTAAAAGTGAATCAGAATCTTATCGCGATACAATACTTATTGAATTCAGGTGGGGGAATATACCTTTAAATAAAAGGAAATATTTTAAGAATGTTCCCAACGACACTATATATAACAATGAAAAAAGGGGCATTGCTACCATATCAAATCAATTGAAAACGCGATAAAAAATGTATGGTTTATCATTGTAATATTCTAGGTTTTTTTTGCAAAGATGATTGAAAGAATGTGTTTTTTATAATTTTATTTTTTTGTTTTCTTTTTCTCAATAATTGAACTTTTAATATTTTCTAGATCGGATGTCCACATAGATGATGTAGTTGTACTACTAAGCGTCTTATGTTCCGAATCCTTTTCATCCAAAGATTTCTCTAAATCAGCAACCATATCGGTTGTCATTTGGTATATTGGCATACCAATGAGATATTGGTAGGATGAAGATCCTTTTTCTTGTCTGGGGTCCAAAACAAATGAATTTTTAGATAACCATTCGTTCAGAGATTCCTTTGAATGTTTTCTGATATCTAAAATTCCATCTACTATATTCCTAACAAATTTTGCTTTGTTTTCGAGAATAAGAACTTCAACATCAATTAGACTGAGTAAATGCTCTTTTCTTTTTGTGTAATATGGTGCTCTATTCTCATAGAAATAATCAACAATTTCATAACATGACTTGAATTTTTGAATATTACCTTTCGAATTGTATAAATGCATATTGGAAGTGCTAATTTTAGATGTCAAACGAAACTTCTTTTCGATAAAGTTGATGAAGATACCGCCTTTCTTTTCAACCGAAATTTTAGAAGACCACGTACTGAGTACTTTTGGGTCAATTTCAATCTCAAAATGGGCAGACGTTTCTGTACTTTGACTCTTATAATTTTTAATAAAACTCCAGTCTTCTTTTAAAGTAGATTTCGTAGGAGATTTTTTAGTTGATTTCGCCGACTTACTTGTTTTGCTATTAGATTTATTTGACACTTCAACAAGAATATCATCAAGCCAAGTCTTATAAGTATCAATCCATTGTCCAATTGGGAGTTCGGTAATCAAAATGGTTTTGTAATTCATAATTTTGTAAATACCTTTCGTAATAATACTGTCATTTTCAATAGAGATTTTCCCTTTAAAGCCCTTGTAATACGGAATTAGTGTGGGTTTTGGTTTTGTTGGGTCGATCTTATGTTCAATGTATTCAATAAGATCACTTGGATTATATAGAGGAATTGATGTACTATATCCTGTTCCGATACCTTGTGCCCCATTGCACAAAACCATGGGAATACAAGGTACATAGAATTCGGGTTCTATTTTAAGACCATCGTCATCTAAATATTTAAGAATATTAGAATCATTTGGTTGATATATTTTGTAAGCACATGGACTAAGAGCAGTGTGAAGGTACCTAGGACTTCCTGAATCTTTGCCGCCCATAAGACGTGTTCCAAACTGACCATTTGGTTGAAGCAAATTAATATTATTTGATCCAACAAATGTCTGAGCCATAGCAATAATTGCTTTGTTTAAACTTTCCTCACCGTGATGATACCCGGTATGTTCACTAATATAACCTGCAAGTTGTGCAACTCTAATTTCTTTGGTTAATTTACGTTTAAAACAACCATAAAGAATTTTTCGTTGCGAGGGTTTCAGTCCATCCATGATATTAGGAATCGACCGTTGCAAATCATAATTAGAGAAATGAATTAATTCTCTATTAACAAATTCATTATACGGGACATGTGTGTCCATATCATCTAGAATATGATCTGGCGAATACTTTTTTAGCCAACTTTTCCTATCATTGGCTCTTTCTTTATTAAATGCCATATCGATAGAATTGGAAGAGTTTTCAGTATCCCATGTATATGTAGTTACACGTAATGTTTTGAAATATTCTTTTGCCTCCTTTGTAGTACTGGTACCCAATCCTTTATAGTATTTAGCAGACCATCCTGTTTCATTCGTAGATTTATTTTTCCATTCGTTGTATTTTGATATAGAATAGAACGATTTTTCCTTCTTCTTTTTGAATACTTTTACAATTGGTGTAATCATACATTGAACAAATCCTTCAATTTGCAAGAGTTCAGGCCAGAATGTACCAAGCCAATTCATAATAAGTCCTTTGATATGAGACCCATCATAATCCTGGTCTGTCATGATAAGAATATGTCCATATCTGAGTTTGGACGTATCTTTATATTTGATATCCTGTTCTAAACCCAAGATTTGTTTCATATGATTGAGTTCTGTGTTATTCCCTACTTGAATTCTACCTTGATTGGTCGAAATTTTTTCACGAACATTGATTACTTTACCACGCAATGGGAAAACACCGTATAAATCTCTCCCAACAACACCGAGTCCTGCAACCGCCATTGCCTTCGCAGAATCTCCCTCTGTAAGAATCAGTGTACATTGTTGTGACTTTTTACCACCTGCTTCATTCGCGTCGTCTAATTTAGGAATACCCCAAAGTCTCATTTTCTTTTTTCCATCTGTTTTTTTTAACAATTTAGATTCTTTGAAGTTGTAAGTCTCGATCACTCTTTCAGCAAGACCCTTTTTCGCAATAGTATCAATATATTTATCACTTATTTCACATTTAGAACCAAACTTTGCAGTTGGTGTTGATAAGTAATCTTTCGTCTGACTATCAAAAGAAGGATTTGTAATAAGACAATTTACAAATACAAAGAGATGTTCTTTGATATAATTTGCTTTTACATTAATTTTATGTTTTTTAATAAGATATTCGTTCATCTTTTTACAAATCATTAGGACAATATAGTCAATGTGTTTCCCACCTTTAGTAGTAGAGATACCATTCACAAAAGACACCTGTTGGAATGATTCTGATAAACCAACCGCAATCTCCCATCTGTTATTACATTTCTCATATAGACAATCGCCATCTTCAATGAACAATTTTGTATATTTTTGAAATGTATTTACATTGATCAAATTGTCGTTAAAAGTAACGTCTACATTCGAACCACAGCACGCCGCAATTTCATACGCTCGTCGTTTGAATATTTTGATCATGTCATCAGACCACCCTTCCATCTTAAATCTTTCAAAATCTGGAACAAAGGATACTGTAGTGTATTCGTGCTTATAGTCACTTTTTTTGATTTTTGTAAGAATAGGTTCGTGTCTAATATCCATATTGTTTGTGAATTTTTGGTAAAATTTTCTTTTTTCATTAAAATCAATTGTTTCAATTTCAAATTCTTTTGAAAATATATTAGCAAGTTTGGCCCCATATCCATTTTTACCACCGGTGACTCGTTCTTCTCCCTCCGTGTAATTTGTACTTGTTAATAATTTTCCAAAGATGAGTTCTACGGTATAAATATTATGTTCGGGGTGCATTAAAATATCAATACCCCTTCCAGTATTTTTAATTGTAATTTTACCAGATTCTTTACAAACTGTGATATCTATATTGCGAACTCTATCCTTTTCGGAAGTTTTATTTCTAATAAATTGATCCCAGGCATTTACAATAACCTCATCGACAATTTTATATAAACCAGGAATATATTCCAATGTTTCCTTTTTCATTGTAATATTACCTTCGTTGGTTGAAATAACAAATCCTACATCAGAACATTTCTCTACCGAACCAATATAAGTATCAGGAATTTTATAAATATGCTCTTTATGAGTATGAGCCTTATATTTACTAAGTACTTCTGAGGTTTCTTTTTTAGCACCCATGATTAATATATAATAAATGATACTTATATGAGCATCATTTTTACAATAATTAGACAAAATTATTACTTTCTAAAAAAATTGCATAATTTTTAAAAATATTATAATAATATAATGTGTGATATACCAATACTCGTTATAAATTGGCACGGAGCATACACTGAAAGAACAAAATTAATATCTCCAATAAATGTTGTAAAATTAAATGCAGTGACTATGAAAGTGTGCAATTTATTATCAAACAATGTAGCTAATTCAACAGATATTATTATTAAAGACGCCCGTAATAAATTAATAAAGAAAAAAACTAAAAAATCGAATAAATCTAAGAAAAGTACGGAGACCGATTGCAATGAAATGATTCAAACAATTAAGAATGAGCTTTTTAATTTAGATCATTCAGGAAATAGATTGGGTAAATATGGAAGAAGGTGGTTACCCGAAGTACAAAATATAGCGAAACATATGGAAGACGACGGAGATGAAGATGGAACAATATATCTCAAAAATGTGTCTAAATCTTATAGAATCTCTAAATGGGGAACAAATATGCCTTATTATGAAAAGTATTATAGTGTTTATAAATCAGAACAATATTCAAAAAATAATAAAAAAGACAATAGAATGATATTATATCATGCGGACGGTACATCAGAAGATTTATTTCTTAGTTTTGGAACAAAAGCGAAAACAATTTGCGAACGTGTAAAACAAAGAAAGAGAGATACATTTGAAGTATATTTATCTGATATTTTACACTTTTTACATGAAGAAAAAGATATAAATTCAGTTATTATTATTGATTTTTCATGTAATGTTGTGATTAATAATTCAGATATTACAGATAGAAAATGTAGAGAAATCGAGAGGTCTTGTGCACGAGGCCCAATAAAAATTAAAAGCCACAAGAAAGCAAATATCCAAATGAAAACGAAAAAAGCAAATATCCAAATGAAAACGAAAAAAGCAAATATCCAAATGAAAACTAAGAAAAAATACATAAAATCACATAAATGAAAGTAATTTAAGACTAATTGATGAGATTGGATTCAATGTTATTATGTACCATTTACTTATAAAAATCTCATTAAAGAATTCACAACATCCAATATTAGTAGATTCTAATTATGGTAAAGATTTTTTATGTGATTGGGTACAAATGAACAAGATGACTCTTATTTATCAACCGGTTATGCATATATTTGATAAAAAAATAGGCGATACCGCCCAAGAGGGATATTCTGGTATAGCACTTTTATGTGAGTCACATGCAAGTATTCATACGTACCCTGAAAATAATGTGGTATATGTTGATTTATTTTCTTGTAATAAATTAGATAAAAGTAACAATAAAAAGTTTATAGATGAATACACTAAATTGAATGAATCTGAGTTGAATGTAGATATTCAGTTAATTAATAGAAACTAATATATAAAACTTTAAATAACAAAGTCATTTAATTATAATTTCTAATGAAAATAAAATAGGTATTTTTTAAAAAAAAATATTGTAATTACTAAGTAGAAACACAATATGATAAAAAATTTTTTAAAATATACTACTAGAATATTAAGTATAACAAAGTCATATGATCCTATTATTGTATATAAAAAGAGAGTTGATTATAAGATTATAAAACGTGATAGAAATACACAATATACATTTATTGGAATGAACACAAATATTTCTTCTAATGATATTTCAAAAACGATATTGAATATATCGTCGTGGAAATATTATATTAAGGGAATCGAATCATCAAGTCTAACAAAACACCACGATGATAAGATATATGGAAATATTAAGTTATTAAAACCAAAATTTTCAGCAGATGTTATTTTATCAAATTATACAATAGATGATGCAAATTTAAATTGTATTAAACTCGAGCTAGATAAAACGAGTACAAACATAATTTTAAAAGATTTATTTGCTACATGTTGCGTTGAGGAAGTTATTGATAAAAAATCTTATGTAAATATTACAACAACTGCTGTAATTAATAGATTAATACCATACTATTTAATTGATTATTTGACAAATAAAGGTTTGGAATATGTTACAGACTGGTTAAAATATAATATACTTTGTAATTAATTAGTTAATTTCTGCATACGGATTACCGTGATCTACTTGTTGTACTTTAAAAACACTGTTTAGATTTGTAACAAATGTTCCTTGAGCGATACTCATCATTGTTTTATTCGATGTAGCCATTAATGGCCCACCTTGAGGACCAGTTACGTTGTGTGCTTGCGTCATTTGCTTTTTCTTTTCATCGCCTTCACATGGAATAATTTCAAATTCAACATATTCGCCTTGATACAGTGTATGAAATTCCTTTTCGGGTATTGCTAAATGAGACCAATGAACAAAAATATCTTTATTTTCGGATGAATCAAGACTAAAACTTATAAAGCCATATCCTAATTTATTATTGAACCATTTTACACGACCTAAAATTCTTTGTGATACAGATTGATCGGGCATTTCTATGATTATAAAAGAGAATCATGCTTTATATTCTTTTTTTTACAAAGAGAGGTATTTTATGAAGTTTTGATCTCTCTAATTCAGAATTGGATAAATGTAAGTTTTTAACTTCATTTAGATAAATATAATCGGGATAGTAATATAATATTGGAGGACATTGCCACCTGAATATAGATCCCACTGGATTTAATTTAACTCTTTTCGGGAATAATAACTCATTTCGCATTACAAACGACCATGATTTAGGTAACAATTGTGAACTTTGCGGTGGTAATACAAGCAAAAGTTGCTCAAATGGTGTGAATTGTTTTTCTGTCGGTTTAATGCAATTTTTTAATGTATCGTTTGTTACGTCGTTTAAACGTGCGTATAATTCAGTGAATGTTGGTGCGTGATGATATGGATAATACCATGTATCTGATATTTTTTTGCCTAAATAATAACGCATATTCCATACAAGCCCTTGTATGTAAAAATTACATATTTGTTTTCTGAATTCACCAGTATCTTTCGATTCATTTGAAACAGTAGACGCAATGTGTGTATAGTATCTATTTCTCCAGTCAATCCCACCGAAACCTATTTTTTTCTCAATATTTCTGTGATAATCTGGGAAATAGTTAAATTTATCTTCTTTTGTGTGACCATGGCGTTTTGCTTGTTTGTATACGATTCTAGCCGCGTGGTCTGCAACCAATGTATCTTCCAATTCCATCAATTTAGAAATGATTAATTTCAAAAAATCATTATTGATGTCTCCTTGATCGTTTGTAAGGAATATTTTTCTGTTATTGTTTTTTATGTTACAGTAGAGTTCAATGAGAAGGTCTATTGCTTCGTCGCGAATTTCCAAACTATAATGGTGTGGTAAAAAATCATTACCCATAAAGAAGCATAAAAACACATACTCTCTTATAATATCAGGAAGTGGTATATCATCGTGTAATAGGCTATCAAAGTTATGTTTGACACAATCTAAAAAATAAGATATATCCATATAGTATTTTTCTTTTCTTTGTGAATCATCTCTAAACAAGTATATATTCTGAGGATGTAATAATGACGACAACATAATCAGATCAGCATCTAATCCATGTATTACATCTGCAGTATCTTCTTCTTGTACATTGTTACGAATATATTCAACTAATTTATGTTCGCCTTCTTTAGGAACAGAGGCATCTGATAATATAATATTTTCAACCTGAAGATTTTTTAGTAAAGTAGAATTTTGAATAGTGTTAGATAATTTAGACATAAATAAAGTACCAGGTGTGATCGCATTTGAATCCCATTTTGTACGTACTGGTTTACTTGGGTCCAATACTCTATCCTGTACAGATTTAAATCTTCTTTTTCTTTGTTGGAACATCTTAGCTCTGGGAGCGACACCGTCAATCGCAATATACAATAATGTAGATGGATTGATCTCTTTTGTGATTTCACTGATATATGTAATCGTCTTGTGAATTATACGATCTTCAATAACATTTAATGGAATGTTAATATTAGATTCTTCAACTAATTCTGAGATTACTTTATGACTACAGGGATGTATGATACCATTTAAATCTAAAAATAACCGATTTATCTTTTTTTTTGGACTTTTAATCAATAAATTACGCTTGTCATATCTTTTTGCTATGTATGAAAAAAAAGAAGGTATGCCCATTTTTTCTATGTTAGATTATATTAATATAGTGTAATGGCTTTATGTAATGTTCCTTTCAATATTACGATGGGAGGAGGAAGAAAACGTCCTTTTACGAGGAAAAAAAATATATCAACTCATCCAGTAACTCTATTTGATAAAGATAGTAATTTTTCTAATAATAAAAAAAAGAGCAATGCTATTATTAAAAAGAATATAGCAACAAGAAGAAGAGTGATACATATCGGTAATCGCAAAGATAGGTCAAAAACCTTAAAAAAAGATAAATTACTTAGTTTTGAAATAGCGAAAATAACTATGCAAAAGAAAAGAGAATTTTTAAAAAAAAAGGGATTATTGAGGTGTGGTTCTAAAACACCAGGTAAAACTGTGGATATTCTTATGAACACGGTTGGATTTAAAGAATAAAGTGTCTTGTTACTATGGCCTTTTCAACACTTAAGATATCTCAAGTGACCGCACACACGATGAGTAAAGAATCTGTGTAGTAATTATTTAGGATGCTGCGAAAATAAAATATATGAAAAATGAAATTACAATAAAACCCACGCCTACATAAAATATTCTTTCTTTTACCCAAAACTCTTTTAAAACTCTAATTATTACAATAAGAAATTTATCCCACCATTCATATCCAGATTGCGTGTCAGACATTTCGTATAACGTTGGTTCTAATAAATTCATTATGATTTTATTCCATGTAAATACAAAATGATCAATGAATGTTCGAAGAGGAATATCTAAAAATGGATTTTCTTCTATATCTTCCTCTTCTTTTTTGTATTTAGGAAGTTTAGTGAGCTTCATTTTGCGGACATTTTCTAAATTTTTTGTTGACTCAAAATTATTCAATGCAGACACCTGAGAGTATGTACTAAATTCCATGCTTATATTAATCTCATGAAGAATTTATTGAGAGATTTTTTGTTGTTAATTTTGTTTGCTGGATTTTTATCTTTATATTTTGATTTCAGGTTGATTTTAGCAGGTATTGTGATTGTAATCGTTTTTTTAAAATTACAAAAAGAAGAAAAACCAGCCCCTGTATTTAGTGATGAGGTAAAAGATTGGTTGGAACAAATGAAAGTAGCTGTAAATAATAAAGATAATAATGAAGCTATAAGGTGTTATCATGTATTGACGAATATGGCACATGCAGAGAGTTTACTAGAATCAAGAGAACATACTTTATTGTTTAAAACGATTCAAATGATATTAATACCTCTTAAAATGAACACACATGAATTTATTTTAGCAAGAAATACCTTTCAAGAGCCAAATTATAACGTAGAACTTTAATTAATTATTCCGTATCAATTAAAATATAATTATATAGCAATGTTATAGCTATAAACCAATATATTAAACAAAATGTTAAAGCATATCTTTGATCATAATATTGAATCATAAAATAAAGTAAAACAAGAAATGTCAAATAAATAATTTTTGTGAAAACAGCATTGTACACAAATTTTTCATTGCTTCCATTTGCTAAATATATGTAAATAAAACTTATAAAAAATTTTAAAGGAACTGTTATTAGGATTGAACTGATACTCTCTTTTTTAATATTTGCAAAATAATACATTAGAGTAAATAAAGACCCTCCTAATAAAAACTGAAGTATATAATTTATCATAATGTGTAGTATTTTATTTATCAATAATATCTGATAATATGAGATGCCATCTTCCGTTATCATAGTCTTTTAACTTTGATAAATCTAATGTAGTGTCTGATTGCTTAGCCAGATCAATCAAATGACACTTCATAAGAGCAGGGTCTATATCTACCTCTATTGTTGGATTATAAAAAATTTTTTCTACTGTAATTTTTTTATTATACGGAGCGATAGTTGCAAATATAAAATAAATTGGAATATTATCATATCGTGTACCACTATTGTCATTTTTTAATGGTTGGACATCTTTGATATATTTAAGTGGTGTCCATCCTAAAAACATATCGTTTTCGTGAGATGATGTATCTATGCTTATTTTTCCTTCTCTTAATTGTCTAGATATGGTTGTGTACATTTTTTTATCTGAACCCGAAGAATGGAGTGATTTTGTTGATGCATAATCTGTTAATACATCAAAAATAACAGATAATTGAAGAGGTGTATGTCTAGAAAATATTCTATCTATTACTGTTTTAGGTAACATAGAAGAAACAGATACCGCGTGGAAAAAGAAAAGAATATTAAAGTATCGCATTATATATAGTGCTAGTTTAATTGTTATCTCTCATTTATACATCTAAATTTATAATTCATAAAAATGATAATAGTAAAGTGTTATATATTAAACAAAATGAATTTGAAGTTTCTTTCGTTACCAGTAGATTTGATTGATATTATATGGGACTATGCGTCTGAAGATTATAAGATTGAATTTGAAAAAACATTACACTTTATAAGATTCGGTATACCCGCACAACCTGGAAATATATTAAGAAGTGAATTATTAGATAAAAGTGTAAGTGATTTTGAGAGAAATCCCGATATGCATTTCTATAATCATATGGAAAAGTATTTAGACTTCTCAAAATCAAATGATTATTTGAATATTTTAACAAAATGTAATTGCTGTAAATTGCATAGCCAAAAAAAACCATTAAGTATTGATAATTGGAACGATACTCCAACATATATGGACTTTTTACAAAATAATACGATTCAAATATCTAAATATTTTAGATGTCAATGTCCTTGTAGACATTTTAGTCGTAATATTTGTAGAGCAACCGTATATTAACAAATCAAAATTTATATAAAAATAATTTTGATGTATTATATAATGTCAAAATTCGATACTCTCGGTACATTTGAATTCTTAGATTCTGAGATAGAAAAGATGAAGAAAGATGTATTTGATAGCAAAGTAATTCATATTCAAAAAGAATGGGGAGAATGGATAATATTAATAGGAAAAATATATAAAAATAATGGTAATTACACATCAACAATCCATAATTTTTTGAATGAAATGTATTCCGAAAAGAATCTGTTATTTAAGCCTACTATGGCTATAGAAAAACCATTTAGAAAAACAAAAAAAGAATGCGAATCTTACTTTGTGGGCGGGGATATAATTGAGGACGAAGGTTTTGCATTATCTGGGTGGGAAACAATTAAATGGTTCAACAATGGAATAATACATAAAGATACTATATCTATCGCAATGGGACATTATGAATTCAGAACGAAGGAAACTGAAATAAAAGCAGACTATACATTTGTATACGAAAAAGATGATCGCGGAAGATTAAAAATAATATCTCATCATTCGTCTCTTCCTATTTCATGTTAATATATCATATTGTAGACGACATTTATATTTGCAATGAAGAGTTGATTTGATTTATTTTTATTTCTTGAAAACACGACCTGCATACAGCTTGATACGATTCATTTGAACCAATTGCAATCTGTATTTCAATATCAGAATGATTCCTTATCGTAAATGGTGCGAAACAATTTTTTGAACAATTTGTACATATAGATTTTATTTTATTACATTCGTCGCTTATAGGGATTAAATCTAATATACTTCCAAATTTTTGTCTTTTGTAATCCCCATCTAAACCTGCTACCACTACATGTTTATTATATTTTTCAACCCACGATGTTACGTATTCTTTTAAATCATCAAAAAATTGAGCTTCGTTTATACAAATCACGTGTGCCTTTTCAAACAGATCGCTACATTCATTCTCAAAAAGTTTTAATGAAGAAAATGTAATACATTGGCGTTTAATTCCATCGTGTGTTGAGATTATTCCTTTATTAGAATATCGTGTATCGTGAGAATGATTTATTATAATTACTTTTTTATTTTTTAAAACGTGATTATGTGCTATGTTTAAAAGTGTTGTCGTTTTTCCTGAGAACATTGGGCCTATAATAATTTCTAGGTAACCGCTTGTGTGTGTTGCCATTTGTGTTATTGGTACTACCATATGTAAAATAATTTTAAGTCAAATTGGTAGATATATATATATAATTCTTCCATTTTAAATAGCAGGTACTGTAAAAATTAAAAAAATAATTTAGGTTTTTTTTTAAAGATTATAGTATTATTTTTACAATTCATTGTCTTCTTCTTCTTCAGAATCTAATACATATTCACCAGAGTTATTGTTGTCTTTGTTTTCGTTTTTTTCGCTATTTTCGTTATTGTCGGTATTTTCGTTATTGTCGCCATCATCATCTCGGAAAGCATATTTTACCAATCGATCAACAGGATTTACCTTTACCTGCTTGAGTTGCCATAGACTTCCAAACTTACCACCTGCGAACCAAATACCACCGTGTGATACGATCGTTTTAACCGTAGCACCCTTAGATAGAAGTTCATTCCAATCACCTTCAAGTGTTTCTTCGCTATCCATGTGAAAGATAGGTTTTGTAAAGCGTCCTTCATACCACGGAACCTTTACTTTAAAGGTGGGTGGGTACTTGTCTGTAAATTCACCGGTCTCTTTATCCTTTGCACGCTTTACAGAAGGGGTAATGAGTTCGTTGAGTACTTCCTTAGACATCTTCTTTTTGAACCATCCGGTTGAAGATTTTACAGCGTTCTTAAGTACGTGATTATCAAATTCTTCTAAAAGAGAATGAAGTTTTTCAACACGTGTATTTGTATCCTTATCTCTAAAGGACATGTCAAGTGTAAATTTTACACGAGAACCATCATCGAACTTACTAATTCCGTAAGGAACACCCATGGTGGGACATTGTAGATTAATATCAGAATCATTGTATTTTACATAAACGATCTTACCGCCATTTTCTCCAAAAGGTTTTGGTTCGGAGAACGTGATTTCAGAGACATCAATTTCGTGAGGGAAGTTAACTTGCATGTTTTGGTTGAGTTATGTTAACTTTAAAAAATCGTAATCATTTTTATAGAACATAAGTTAAACGATGGTGCCCAAAACAATGATATTTGGGTTTGTGCTCTTAATAATTGCAATTCTTCTTCTAGGTGTTTCTATTTATTTATTTAAAAAGACAAATTGTAGTGAAAAATTTAGCAATAAATCTGGACATGTAAAAGATTATGATACTGAAGTTCGAGGAGTTGTAAATAAGGGTGATGTAGTATTTTTAAAACTTTTTGCGGATTGGTGTCCACACTGTGTTAAAATGCAAGGTGATTGGGATAAGCTTTTTGCTGAATATAATGGGAAAGTAATAAATGATAAAGTCGTACATGTGTTAGAGATGGAAGAGCAAAATGTTAACATGAAAGAATATGTAAAAGACCATGGAGAAATTGAAGGATATCCTACAATTGTATTATTGAAAAGTGGAGAATCGCCAAATAATTTTAATGGTTCAAGGGTTTATTCAGGATTAAAATCTTATATCATGGAAAAATTGGCTTAAAGAGAAAGTTCTGAAATTAATGTATTATGGTTACTAATACTGAAGCCAAAACTGAAGCCAAAACTGAAGTCAAAACTGCTGCCCAAAAAGTGGACGAAGCCACAAGTGCACTTTCTCAGGAATTTTTAGAAATTGAAACCGAGATGCAATCTATGACGGTAGGTATGTGTGCTCTTTCCAAGCGTCTTAAGAAACTAGAAAGGGCGATGCATGAAGTTATCAAAAAAAAGATGAAAAAGCAAAAATCGACCAAGAACGAAACCGCAACCCCAATTGACAACCGTCTTATGAAATTCATGGGTCTTTCGGAGCCTCTCACAACACGCAGTGAAGCCCTTCGTAGAATTTCAGATTACGTACGTACAACTGGTTTGCAGATACCTGATGACAAACGTACCTTCAAAACCGATAACACATTGGCTAGTCTTTTTGGCATTCCTAAAGGAGAAAAACTTACATTCCTCGCCATTAACAAACACATCACCCCACTATTTAACAAAAACGCGATTGTTGCTCCTGTAACGACCGTTAAATCCAAGGGCAAAAAACTTTCTAAATCGGTTGAGAAATAAGTTATTTAAGTCATAGTTGTAAAACAAATTTACGATCATTTGGAAATTCTGTATAATACCATCAATAAATTGGTATTTTAACAAGAATTTACAATAGACATACTTCGACAAACGTAATCGTATGATGGTGTTATATTTCAACGAATAAACAAAGAAGAAAATAACAAAAAACAAATAAAAATCAAAAAAAAACAAAAAACAAATAAAAATCAAAAAAAGACTATGGGAAAGCCAACCTATAGGGTTGAAACTTTAAGAAATATATATTAGTAACTAATATATTAAGTATTTTAGGAGAAAGCTATTGCACTTTCCCTGTTTTCACTTATTGTGAAATAGGCGAGCCAATCGAGTCTATTATAAAAATTTTTTTTTTAAATAGCATATATGTATTACATACTCGTTATTGTTGTATTATTTATGTTATCATTGTTCATCTACAAATATTTATTAAATGATTCTTACTTCAAGAATATAGATCATAGTAAATATTTAACAAGAAATAAAAAAATTAGAGAATTCTTTTCTATTTTTTTAAAAAACAATGATAAAAATAATACAATTGATAAATTATATTTTATAAAAGAATGTGAATTAAGTAAAAATTTACCCAATCCAAAAGATTTTTTAGATTTTCCAATACATAAATCGTGTTTAAAATTAAAAGATAGAAAAAACGACGTGTTGGTTGGAAGTATTAATGGAATGCCATGGTTTTGGGGCGATAGACCAATTTTCTTAGTGGATGATTTATGGGTCGATACATTATATAGAAAAAAGGGTCTAGGAGAATATCTAATAATGAATTTAGCTTCTAGATTACTTCCTCTTAATGGATTGGGTATATTCACAACACATAGACTATTAAATTCTATCAAAGACGAACATGTTTTATCAATTGTATATTGGTATAAACCAAAACAAATAAAAGAGAAATGTGCGATAGTAGACGAATACAAGGAAATAAATTTTTCAGAACTTAATATTCCAGATTATATATTTGAACAACCTCTTTTTAATATAGATAAAAAATATATAAAGATGTATTTGGAGCTATTTTGTAAAAAAGGTAAAATATATGTTTCTGGGGAAACTGTTTTGGGTATATATCACAAGGAAGATATAGATTCTGATTATAATCAACTTGCGTGGTACTGGGGAACATTAGAAGAAAATTTTGATGAAAAATATAATTGTATGATTCCAAATTTAAAGGAAAGATACGATGAAACTGCTTGGGATCGAGCATGTACATATATATATGGTAAATTGAATGAGAACGATACTATAGTACTAAGAGATGAAGATATCTACGGTTGGTTCTTACCTCGTTGATTTTTTTGTTTTTTTAAATACGATACACCCTATCTTTTTTCCAATTTTCTTGGCTTTATTGCTTATTTTTTTGAATGAATATGGTCTTTTTTTGGTTGGGCGTTTCTTTGCTTTGGTTTCGGCAGTATCCGCCCAGAATTTAGCAGCAATAATCCCTCTACAATCATAGTTTCCTTTTTTATCACAGATTGGGTACTTTTTTTCAATAGGCCGCAGAAAACATTTAGATCCGTGTTTTTTTATAGTTATGGACCGTTCTTTTTTAGTATGGGGTTTATCTTTGTGCCAACCTGATGCTATTTTTTTGTTTGTATAATTTACGTTTGTCATTATTTATTACATAATTAAAAGAAATTCTGATATTAAATTTCTTTACATATACTATTATGCGTGGGTGGAGTTATTTATTAATTCCGGTTGCTTATGCTTTAAATATTCCAAGTAACTTATTCAATTCCAAATTATTGAGTAAATCAAATATTAAATCGAATATTAAAGCAGAAGAACAAAGCTCAAAAACCACATCGCATGATACGACAGCATCAGAAGATTTGTCGATATATTTTTATGGAAAGGTTACAGATGAGACGTGTCTCCAATTAACACAGACACTTAAGATGATGGATATTGAAGCAAAACACCAAAAAGTAATGTATCCTCAATTAGAACCAGTTATTGATTTACATATTCAAAGTGGCGGCGGTTCTCTCATGCCGACGTTATATGTATGTGATGTGATTAAAAATTCAGATACGCCTATACATACTTATATTGATGGATATTGTGCATCTGCTGCATCGCTTATTTCTGTATGCGGAAGTAAAAGATATATGACGAAACATTCCGCATTGTTAATTCACCAATTGAGTGGAGCAGCTGCTGGTAAATTTAACGAATTAAAAACAGAAGTAAATAATTTAAATTCTTTTATGAACAACATAAGAGATATATACATTAAAAATACTAAAATTGAAAAGGATTCATTGGAAGATCTATTGAAAACAGACATATGGTTAGACGCAGATATATGTTTACAATACGGATTGGTTGATGAGATAATATAAGTTAAAAAACGTATAATTTATATATATGAGTTGGTCTACATTTTTCAGTTTTGAAACAACCCAGAAAGAATTGACCGATATTGATGATTATCTAGAGATGGAGCAATGTAAATATTATACTGAATTTAGAATTTTTCCTAAAGAAGAAATTCGTTTTTTAGCATTTGATTTATGTTCCTTTGAAGATATAAAAGTGTGTATATTGGGGCAGGATCCTTATCATAAAAAAGGACAAGCAATGGGATTGAGTTTTAGTGTGCCCGATAATATAAAAATACCACCTTCTTTGGTAAATATATTCAAAGAACTACACCAAGACCTTGGTATTCAAAAAGACAGTGGTAATTTAACTTCGTGGGCAAAACAAGGTGTTCTATTGTTAAATAGTTCATTGTCAGTCAGAGAAAGTAGTGCAAATAGTCATTCAGAATTATGGAAGGATTTTACTGATGATATAATTCAATATATTTCTGATGAAAGAGAAGGTATTATATTCATATTATGGGGGGCAAATGCTAAATCCAAAAAAAAATTTATAGACGAGAATAAACATTACATACTTGAATCAAATCATCCTAGCCCTTTATCGGCCAATAGAGGTGGTTTTTTTGGATGTAAACACTTTAGTAAATGTAACGAAATATTATTGAAAAACAACAAAACCCAAATAGAATGGTGATCTTTTGTTTATAATATATAAGTATAATGAGTGGTAAATTCTATAAATATATTTATGAAACTAAAAATAAATTCATAGTTCTGTTTTGTAGTACAAATGATAACACAACTAATTTTATTAACTTAGAGAAGTACTATGTAGATACTTTATTCATATAATAATCAGTTCATTGTGTCATTTACAAGGAGCATATGATTCTAAAGAGACACATCATTATTTTTTTTTGGAATGATATCTCTTAGATTTTAATTTCTTCTGTGTTTTGTAGCATTTTGTGAGATATTTCCCAACAGTTTGAATCTCTTTTTGTTCACTTCTTATAAATATTGTATAATAGGGTTTTAAATCATCATAATGAATAAATACAATTCTTGCTATTTGATGACCTTTTTTTGTATATATAATAATATCGTCTTTGTTGAACATTATTTATTGATTAATAAAAATGATTACATCATTCATTTAAATATTAAAATGGATTTTAAAACGAGGTTATTAAGATTTTATAAAGAAAATTGTCCTGCCAAATGTGCAGACGTAGATACGTTAGCAATAAAATATGAGACAAAAGAAAAAGATTTGTTTAGACAATTGACTTTTAAATATGGACCAGAGTCTGAGTTGTCTAATGCAGATAGAACCGCAATACGAAATAGAACAATGAAACCCGAAAAAAATAAAGACGAACCAAAAAAAATGCAGATGGATGTTCAAGAATGGATGAACAGCCTTCTCAATGATAAAGACAAGGCGTTATTGAATGAATTAGACAATTATAGTGGTACTAAATTGCCCCAATCCATTCTTGATAGGATTTGATAATCCGAGACTTTATGTAAAGTAATCATGAAATTAATCATGAAATCAACCGGTCTTTTAAACCCTTGAAGATTTAAAATGAACATATTATTTAATCTTGTTATATAATATGCCTAAACATCATAGTGAAGATTATAAAATTACTGCTGTAAAACATTATGTTAATAAATCTAAAAATTTATCAAAAACTTGTAAAATATTTGAATGTTCTAGAATTAGTTTGAAAAGGTGGGTTAATAGATATAAAAAGGATAAATCAATAAAAAGATATAGTAGAAAACCAGTATCATATAAAATTACTAATGAACAAGTTAAATATACATTAACTCTATTGAAACAAAATGAACAAATTACTATGTTTGAATTAGCAAAGTTAGTAAAACAAAAATATAAAAATTTTGATATAACACCTCAACATTTGGGTCAAGTTATAAGAGATAAAAATAGAACACGAAAACGGACACGACATGAACACTTTCCCCAAACAAGATATCGTAAATCAATAAATAAAAAGAATGAATTAAGTAAATTCTATAAAGAAATTAAAAAATATCCTATTGATAAAATAATTAGTTTGGATGAAAGTTCTATACAACCAGCTATGATACCTGAATATTCAAGATGTCCTCTTGGAAGAAGATGTATAGTGAAAACAGATGATAGTTATTTTTATAGAAAATTCACTCTATTATGTGCAGTTAATAATTCAAAATGTGTAGGTTGGAAATTATATGAAAAAGGAGGAATGACTAAAGGAAGATTAGTTGAGTTTCTTAAAGAAAATGTATTTGGTAAATACAAAGATAATTTAATAGTTTTAGATAATGCTGGATCACATAGAAATGAATATGTAAAACAAGCAATATTAGAAAGTGGTAATAAATATTTATTTAGCGTACCATATACTCCAAAAACAAATGTAATAGAGATGGTATTTAATCAAATTAAACACTATCTAAAATTAAATAAAAAAGTATTGAAATATCCAGAATTAAAAAGAGAAGTAGGAAAAGCAATGAGTAAAATAAAACCAATAAATTATAAAAATTATTTTCAATATGCATATCAAAAAGAAACTTATCCAAAATATAATAGAAGTAAATCTAAATTAAGAAAGAAACCTAAAAATTATAAATAAATTTATAATGAAAATCAAAAAATATTTGTTGTTCTTTCTTAAAATCTTTATTTTTTGTATAAATAGGCAAATCGTAATCTAATATATTTAATTTATTACTAATTAACAATTGATTATTATATATCCCCAAATAACCTTTATCAAAAATCACATGACAAAATCTACATAAAAACATTACGTTATTATAATTATGTTTTTCATCATAATTTAATAAGCATCTAGGTTTTATATGAGCTGTTTCTAATAAAAAATAAGGTAGTTTTTTTTCACAAAATACACATATATTTGAACAATTTGAAATTAAATGATTTCTTAATTTTTGCTGCTCTAATCTTATTTCTTTTAATGCATATTTTTTATCACTTTTTATCTTGTATTTTCTATATGAATTAATAATAATACGCTGATAGTAAATATTTAATTGATTCAGAATATATTTGCCTTCTTTTGTTAAAATATAGTTATGGGTTAAAATATTATTTTTAACTAAATCATTTATATATTTTTGGACTACTTTTTTTGAATTATCTGAAAACCTATTACAATAATTAAATATGTCATTAAATGAAGCATTATTAAAAAAATTAAAAGTAAGTATTATTGTATTATCCATTCTTTATTTAATTATAATTAAAGCTTTAATTCTATTTTATAACCTCTTATATATGATTTTGACCTTTTAAGACCTGTAATTATTTCAAAATTTTCACGAAAGTCTTTCAATTTTTTATATTCTTTAACACCATTTGTTTTACACCAAGTGTTAAAACCTTCCATAACTTTTTTAACACCAACTCTCTTACTTCCTTCAATTTCTTTAATACATCCTTCTTTAAAAGTTAAAATAGGATTTATCAATTCGCTGTTTCTAGTTTGTTCTATTTCTGATTTAATTTGGATTCTTACTTTTTTAATTGATTTTTCATGATCATGATGATACACATAACCATCAGCTGTTAAAAAGAAATATGAATTGTCATTTATAGTTTCAATATCTTCTTTATTTAATATAAATTCTTTGCCATCCTCCAATTCATTCTGTAAAAAAGTATCATTAATATATTTATAATCTAAAACAGAATGTAAAATTTCGTTATTATCTATTTCTTTATAATTTTGTTTTTGTAAAATTTTTAAATCTGATATTGGCAAAATTTTTTTATCTATACAATATCTGATTGACACTAATAATTGGTTAGAATCATAACATAAGTTACAACGGGATGATTTAGTATTTTTTCTATCTATGCCTTCATATTTTTCTTTTTCCAGTTCTTTTTTTGTGTATTTATTAACTTTACCTCTTATTATGTCTCTCCAAATGTCTCCATCTTTTTTACTTGTCCTTTCTTCATACCATTTATTTGAAATTTGGTTGCAATTTTTTGATATTAATATATTGTTTATATTGTCAATTTTAAAATCATGTTCAAGTTCTTCAAAATATTGTTTAACTTCATAATCTCCGTATTCATTGATAAATTTATTTTTATCTGTAGATTTTAATGTATTAATAAAACCATCAAACTTAATATTTTGCTCTTTACACCAATTTGAAAAATATTCTTCAAAGTTGGTTGTTTCTAAATTTGGTGGGAATGAATAAACCAAGGCGTTATTTTCTCTATTATATTTTATACATGTTGATTCTAAATTTTTTCTTTGTTTTGGTCTTCCTAATGTTTTTATAAATTCTTTATGAACTAGATTTATTTCACATAAATTTCTAATATACTCATGTCCTCTTGGCAAAGGCATAATTTTTTTTTCTATTTTTGTTATGAAATCAACATACTCATTAATTATTTCAACTAATTCATTTGTAGTCCAAAATATTAGATTTGGATTATCTGTACATTTTACTTGTATACGCCCTCTTTGGACAATATCAGTGCAATTATACGAAGCATGAGAAACAAAATATTGGTCTGTTAAATGTAGTACATATTTATTATCTTCGTTATAGTAATCACTTGTAAATGAATAACCTCTTTCTCCATATATACCAGTGATAGTAATAACTGTTTTATTTGATTTAATTTTTTTGAATAACATAGCCAAAACTTTATATACCATTTTTATATTAAACTGTTTTGATTTCATATCAATATCATAATACTTGTAGTGATCATAATATTCTTCATTATTATCACTTGTAGGTATTCCTTTTAAACCACCTGGGTGAAATAATCTTGTTTCAAAAATAACCACTTGTTGAAGTTCTTTTTCTATATCTAAATTATCTATTTTTTTTGGAAAATATAATCTTAATCCAGTAGGTAGTCCATTTTTACCTTTTTTACCATGAAATACAACACAGAATAATGAATCAAAATCTTTAATAATTTTCTCAGCTAGTTTTTTTTGATTATTTTGTATTTTTTCTTCTGAAATTAAAAATGAATTATATGTATTTTTTCTTTTTACAATTGAAGTAATAATATTTTTTATATTTATATTATAATCTTTTATAACATCATATTTATCTTCTTTAATTACTCCTCTACCTTTTGACCACCATTCACTAATAATAGGTAAATTTTTATTATTAGTGGAAAAATTAATATTTTTTTTCATAAAACCATAATAATTTTTATGACGATTCATTACAAATATCTTTTCAATAGGTATAATTGTCTTTTCCTCTTCGCTTAGAGCAGTTGTGTAATTCCAAAAAAATGAATGTGCTGTCCCTGTTATATGAATTGTATGTGCGACTTTATTTACTAATCTTGAAATTAATCTTTCACTTTTAGAATTTTTTGTATCTTTCTCTGAAATATTATTACTATTTTCAGCTGTAGGACTTAGTAAATCACTTTCATCAATAATTAGAGTAATATTTACTTTTTCGCAGTATTCTAGTATATATTCATAAAATTTTCTATTTAATGTTTCAAGATCAGTTGGGTTCATTAAAGCCATATATATCATTTTTGGGTCAGATAGATATTCTTTATCTGACAATTTATTTGCAACTTTTTTATCTTTTATATCAGTAAGAGATGGAAGTCTATAATCAAAATATTTTTTATTAGACTCATTAAAATTATTTTTAACCCATTCAATATTAAAATTCCATGTTTCGGTTCCATCAATATCGTCTTGTAATTGTTCTTTATCAATATTAAGGGGTCTAAATAAATATAAAACAGGTCTTTCGTATATATAAATAGACAACCACATTATAATACAAGCATGAACTCTTTTTCCTAATTGAATATCACCTTTAACACATTCTATATTAGGTAATGAAGAACTACCTAATATTGTTGTTAATTCATTATCATTGAAGTCATTATAATCTTTTTTTTCTCTATTACTTAATTGTGATATTTTTGTTGGATTACATTCCCAATTGTGATAATGTTCTTTATCATAACCATATTCATTGTTTTCATCATAAATTAATGTTGAATCATCAATATATTTACTAGATTCTAACATTTTAGTTATAATTTTATCTAATGGTTTCTTACATTTAGGAGGTAAATCTTCTAAAAATTTTTTGATAATTTCACTTTGAATTTTCATTTAATATTATATAGGGTCATTTCTTTAAATTGGTTTTTTATGATATTTTACACCCATTATAAACGACCATTAATAGTAAATATGTTCATTTTAAATCTTCAAGGGTGTAAATGTCCAAAAGTGTAAAACAATTTACAAATAATGCATATGTGCCGATGTAACGAATTAATTAAACCACTTAATAATATATTCATAATCAAAGATACAATGGATTCCAGAACAAAAGAGGAGAAACAGAATGAAGTTAAAAAAATTGTATCAAAACTAACCGAATTGAAATTAACTATGATTTATGAACCAATTAGAGAACTATTTTCTATTTTGAAACGTTATATAGAAGAATCTGAAGATATCAAAATAAATATTAAGTTCCCCGAAATAAAAAAAAATATAATTGGAAATTTAGCGATTCGTAGATCTAAAGAGTGTTGGGTCAAAATAACATCTGATGCTTAAATGATTTAGAAAGATGAGAGAACAATAATTGCAATTAGTACGAACGCTCTATTTCGTCTTGTACGAATTGGAAGTTCGGATGTTTTAAGGTTTTTTTCTTTTGATGAATTTAAGAACTCTAAAATATGCGAGAGTCCTTCTGATGGATACACGGGTCCTTTTTTTTTAATGGTATTTATTCCATTTAGGTCATTTAGATTTGTTATAATTATACGAAGATCTGTTTCGTCTAGGGTTCCTTTATTCATTAATTCATACGCTAAAGAATATAATGTATTATTATTTTTTGAAACGAGCTCCAACGCACGTTTCTCCGCATTTATAAGTTCATCTTTAACCGCAATATCAGATGTATCATCATTGATCATATGAGCGACCCCTTCCATTGCAAATTGTTTGACCATAGCATCTGCGAGGTGTGAAGAGCGTCTAACATCGTCAGATACACCCGTTGACGAATCTCCGTCGAATACATGTAATTCTGCTGCCTTACCTGCTAACATCATGACAAGACGATCTCGAAGTTCCAATGCTCTTAAATTTGTTGCATCTCCAATATTAAACATAGTTACACCCAATGACCCACCACTTCTTGGTATGATACTCGCCCGTGTTGCGGAATCAATATGTTTCAAAACAAAGGATGCCAATATATGACCTGCTTCGTGAATAGCAATTCTCCAATCTGGTTCAGGTTTATCTATAGAATTTTTGGAATAAATTGGTTTTCCAAGAATATTATCTTCGAGAGCTTGAAAATAATCATACTTTGTTGGCAACGTACGATTATTATCCATTGCTAAAATGGATGCTTCGTTTACAATAGATGCAATATCCGAACCCACAAGCCCTGTCGACATACTTGCAAGAGCTTTAATGTAATCTATATTATCATTTTCTATATTTGCACCTTGATATTCAATTTCGTATGGTATATAGGTTTCATTTGATCCTTTATTCTTAATTTTTAGAAACGATTTAATATCAGATAGTCTCAAATGTGCTGTAAGATTTGAAAATAAAGTAGCAGGTATTTTAACACCTGCTACTTTGATTGGATATACTATTTTTAATATAGTCGTATTTGATGAATTGGACAAATAATTTTCATTAAGTGCTTGACATAACACTTCACTTGAAAATGTATTCGTTTTAAATTTAATTTCCCTTACAGAAGCCATTTTTCTTTGTTTGGTTACATAATGATCAAAAAGATTTTCACGTCCTTTTAGATTTGGTATGTCTAATTTTACAATATTATCAAACCTCCCTTTTCGTAAAAGTGCAGAATCTAACATGTCTTTTCTATTTGTTGCAGCAAGTACAATAATTAAAGGTTGAGATTCATCACGTGCTCTAAATCCGTCCAATTCTACTAATAATTGATTGAGCGTATTATCGTGATCTGTTGAAAGAGATGAATCATCGCCCCCGCGTTTACGACCACATGAATCTATTTCATCTATAAACACCATTGCCATATTTTTTTTAGATTTTTTTGCATAGATTTTGGCATATTTAAATAAGTTTTTAACACGTTCTACTCCAACTCCTGCATATTTTCCTTTTACTATTTCAGAAGCAGATACAACCAATAATGGTGCGTCAATTTCGGTTGCAGCCGCACGTGCTAATAAGGTTTTTCCAGTTCCCGGAGGACCAACAAATAGTACGTTTCTAGGAGGAGTTACACCACATCTTCTTGCTTTTGAGAATGCGTTTCTAGAACGAATCATATTTAGTATTTTTTTTAATTCATCCACAGCATTCTCTATTCCAATAACATCTTCCCAAGACGTTCTATCAACACCGTCATAATAAACTTCAATGAAATTATCTATAACATTATTTGCGTTCCTTTCGCTTTTAAACATATCATGAAACGGAGTGATATCACTTAATTTTTTATAAAAATCAAATGCGATATCTTTACACGAAAATGGTCTTACTATACATAACTGAACAAAGGTTAAAAGTACCAAAACTGTTGTTTTTTTAACTAATTTAACTGCGGAATTATTATGAGAAGGTGTACTGTTTGTTTGAGACAAAGAAATATTTTTGGGATTATTTGAGTTGTTTTTAGGTAATAATGTTGTTAATGTATGTGGAGTAACCGATGAATATCTCCGTTGCAGTTGTGCAGAACTAACAGGTATCGATAACATTAATAAATGGAACCACAGTCTTAATCCACTATACATTATATTATAGTATTTCAAACATCTTGTATTTATTTTAAAAAAAATTATTTATCGTCCGAACCTTCAACTCCAGGTGTTGATTTTGAAAACATAGTTTGGAAATTTTTCATAACATTTTGATCATATATTTGTTCTTCGTATATTTGTCTAGGTATATACCTATATTCTACTTGAGGTGGAGGGCATTTAAACGACATTTTTGTATATCCTATTGTAATAAATACAATACCAGCCATGAGCATAATCAAAGCTAAAACACGAAACATTAATTATATTGTATATTTTTTTTTTTTTTTAGTAAAGTAGTAAGTTTTAAAATTGCGATTTTGGTATAAGATGTGAAATGGGAAATCACTTTAATTTTTTCTCCATCTTCTGACATCTTCCACGAATCAAGGATAGTATAAATGTTATCTTGAATAAGATATGGTTTGTTGTGAATAAGACAATGTGAAAAATATGATAGTAATTTTCCTTTTCTGTTCTTTTTATTATTGATAAACTCTAAAAATTCTTCATTTTTTTTATCATTCATTGTTCCATTCGTTGTTCCATTCGTTGTTCCATTCGTTGTTCCATTCGTTGTTCCATTCGTTGTTTCATCTTTATTGTCAATGGCATATAGTTTTTTTAAGAAATGTATTTCTTGGGCAAATATGATTTTATCTTGAATACGACTAAGGCGTTCAATTAATGGAACATTGTTTTTAATTATTTTATTAATGGATTTGGAAACACTATAAAATGATACAAATATGCAGTTAAAATCGAGATATTTACATAAATTTCCAATAGTATGAGTTTGGATAATCACATCCATGCTTTGAATATAAATACTATAATATATTTATGATGTTTTATTATTATTTACAACACTGTGTCATTTTTAGTATGATATTTTTGAGTATGTCATTTTTATAAATGACTTGTGGAAATTATTTATTATTTTTGTATTAATACTCTTAGATTATGAACAATAATATGATTTTTATAGTATGTGTAGCATATATAAAACTCAATAGTTCAAAATATGTAAAAATGATGAGTGAATGATATATAATACTTTATAAATATAAGATTATAAATGGAAATTTCTAGCGATCAAGAAAATTTTCTAAAAAATTGGATGAATGAATGTAAATCCGATTCGGAATTAGAATTGGAGTGTCTTTTTAAAAAGGATATAAATAGGTCAGAATTCTCTAATGTCTTGGAATTTTGCAGAAAAAAATATGTATTATTGGACGATAAACGTGATTCACTTGACGTGAATTGTGGTAATGATATTAGGATGACAATAGAAGGAAGAGATGTTATAAAACAATTTTGCAGAGTAGAAAAAGACTCAGAAAAATTGAATGATTTAATTGCTGTCATTTATAGCAAGACAAGGGAAGATGCAATGGTTTTGAATGAATATAATTGTAAATTAAATGTGAAACGGGAACGTATGATTAACAAAGATGACCCCGATGTTATAGATATTATAGATAATTGGAGTGATATAAACAAAACGTATAGATTAAAGAGAAGATATAGTTATTCTTACAATAATTTTCGCGTTGATCTTACTGTAGTTAAATCAAATACTGGGGCACAGCGACGAAAAAATGTACTATCATCTAAAACATTTATAGAATCTGGTACAAAAGAGGCAAACGAACATTACGAAATAGAAATTGAATATTTAAGCAAAGAAGATAAACGTGACGTTAGTGCAAGTATAAATGATTTTGTGAGCATTATAACAAAACTGATGAATATAAGAGATTCTACATGGTTGTTATGTAAGAAATCCTTACTGAAAGAAGTTGAAGAGGATTTAATATCCATACGAACAAATGGGAGAAATATGGGAAGTCTTCGTATCTCAATGATGCGGAATAAACATATATTGCTCCCTGGACCACAAGTTGTTTCTATGAATCTTTCAAAATATAGAATTATGAGAGAAAATTTAAATAATTATACAGTTACATCAAAAACAGATGGGTTGCGTATGTTAGGATTTGTATATAAAACAGGAGAATTATTCTTATTATCATCTAAAAACGATAAATACTTTGAAAGAACAGGATGTATTTTAAAAGACGCTATAGGGTCCATATTTGATGGCGAACTTGTAAAGTTAAGTAAAAACAATGATGAAATTTTACATTATTTGATATTTGATTGTTATTATCAGAATGGAATTGATATCAGAATGAAATCACTGAATACAAGAATAAGTGCTGCCAATAAATTAATTGATTCCAAAAAAATAGATGAAAATATAGATTTTGTAATAAAGGTGAAACCATTTTTGTCATGTGATAAATTGTATAGCAGTGTATATTCTACATTTGAAAAGATGAATAATGATATTTATAATACAGATGGTTTGATATTTACTCCTCAAGATGCCCTATGTGGAAAAGAAATATATGAGAATGATTCTGGCAAAGGTATTTTAAAATCAAGCAATACATGGGATAAATTATTAAAATGGAAAGATAGAGATGAGAATACAGTAGATTTTAGAGTAATATTTGGAGATATTTCCGAATGGTATGATGTAAATACTAAAATGGATAAAAAATATAGAATTGTAACTCTAAAAACAAAAGGAAAGGTTGTAAATACGATTGATAGATATTTCTCCAAGTCATTGAAAAGGACAAGTGACAACGAAGAGTATGAGTTTCAATCTATAGAACCTGAAGACATGAGTGCACACATTACAAAGATTGAAATATCTGAGAATGGTAAATTACTATGTGAGAATGGGGATGAAATTTTTAATGGTTCAATTGTAGAAATGAGATATGATTTAAACAAACCTGCTCGTATGAAATGGATTCCTAGGAATGTTAGATTTGATAAATCAAGACCGAATGGTACAATTGTGGCAATGGATATATGGAATATATTGCATTTTCCAGTAACAAAAGATATGCTGACAAAAGATGTACATATACCATCCGCCCACGAAGAGTCGGAAGAATATTATGTTCAAGAAAATCATAATCTAGATATTGATCTTAATTTGAGAAGGTTTCACACTACCGTTGTTAAAAATAAACTGTTGATAAACAACAATTTAACACCAAATGGTGGAACATTATTAGATCTTGCATCGGGAAGAGGAGGTGATTTAAATAGATATATGTTAACAAATTTCAAAAAAATAGTAGGAGTTGACAATAGTTTAAACAATCTCCATCATCCTATTGGAGGTGCATATGCAAGACTTTCGAAGCAAATTAATAATAAAAAAGATGTTATATTTCTTCACGGTGATGTTAATTTGAATTTACACTCTCAAGAAGCATTCTCTATAGCAAATGATACATATAAAAAGTACGGAAAAGAACTATTTTCAAAGAAACATTCATATGATATGATTACAATGTTCTTTGCATTACATTATATGTTTCAAAATGCGAAGACATTGCGTAAATTCATAGAAAATTTAACAGATAATTTAAAAATAGGTGGATATTTTGTTGGTTGCTGTTATGACGGCGAGAAGATATTTAATTCTTTGAAAGAAAGTGGTAAAATATCATTCAAGAAACGTATTAAATCTAATTGTTTGGATACTGGTGCGTGTAAATCTTCAAAAACGAACGATGTAGAGTTTTTAAGTATCAATAGAGAATATGATGATAATAAGAAATTTTATAAAGATGCAAGTTCATTGGGAATGAAAATTCGTGTACTGGTACAAACTATAGGAAAATACCACGAAGAATATTTGGTTAATTTCGATTATTTAAAAAAGGTATTATTAGACGTTGGTTTTGAATGTGTACATACAAATACATTTGAAACATTTTATGAGAATAATTCAAAATTTGTACTGTCTAAAGAGGAAAAAACTGCTAGTTTTATGAATAGAAGTTTTGTATTTAAAAGAGTATCAATTAAAGAAAAGACCAAAAATAAAAAGACAAAAATTCAAACGAAAAAAGAAGAGCATAAGTAATGAATATTAATATAAGAATATTTGTAGGACTGATAATTGCAGTTCTTTTTTTAATATGTGTATTTGTTTTAACAAAACTCATTGCCAAAACAAATACAATAACAGGAACAGAAGAGAGCTTTTTGAATTCAAAGGAAGAGAATGAAACTGAAACTGTCGAATATGAATCGGAACCTGTAAAGATTAATACAGGATCGCATCGCCGAGATAGCAAAATAGGATCATCTTTAGAATTTGCTTATATAGATGAAACGTGTGAAGATACTGTAAAAGATGATGTTAAAAAGGAACTCATTGAAGAAGTGCCACAACCATCGTATGATCGTGGGTCACAAATCCCCATTACAGTGAGCACGAAATCGAATCCTTATTTGACAGAATTGAAATCCCATACAAAAAGTGCCTCAGATGAAACAACTGATGAAACAAAAGAAAAAACGATAGATAAAAACCCAGATATTATGCCACATGCTGATTTATATGATAAATATTTAGAACCACAACCTAATGTAGATTCTCCATATGGATTTGTATTTTTTCCTAATAAATATTGGAAGCAATGGCAAACAAAGGCACCTGTATGTGTACCAACGTCTCCATGTAAAGTTCAACCAACCGCTACAAACGGTGTGCCTGTGGACGTTTTGGATTATACTCAAGTAGGGTCAATGATGCCTAAATTTGAATACAAAGAAGAATACAATCAGTAAATATAAAATGAATTTATAAAATCTGTACATTAAAAACCTATAAAACTATAATAATGGGAATTATTTTAGTATTAACTCTTTTACTTATTGGGTTTCTTACTGCTTTATTTGTATTCCACAAACATTCTGAAAACGAATTAAATCATAAATCTCAAATACTAGCAGAAGTAGCGAAATGTAAATTGAGAAATGACAACGATGCTCGCGATGCGAATGCTCATGCGAATGAAAATCGGACAGAGAAAGTATGCCCTGTGTGTCCTACATTTCAAAATTTAGACAAAGTATGTCCTTCTGACAAATACATTCTTAAAAGCAAAATAAAACCATCTATGTCCGAAAAAATAAAAACTGCAAAATACATTCGAAAATGTCCAAAATGTCCAACCTGTCCAAAATGTCCAAAATGTCCAGAATCTTCAAATAACAATTCAATATCAAGGAAACAACGATTTTTTCCGGATGATCTTTTAGGTGGTAGGTCTAATTATACTAAAAATACAGACCAAGTGGAAAAAAACAAATCAAATCAAACAACCGAATTAAAACAAACAACCCAGTCAAATCAAGAAATTAATAATATCGAACTTGAATGGATTCCTGTACATAATACGAAATGTAGAGTAGATTGAAATATAATGTTTTATGTATAATAATAATGTCAACCTCGCCAGTAGAAGTAGTGAGCTCAACATCTAAATCTGTTATGACAAAAGCAAATGAAGCTAAAAGTAAATTACTCGGTTATTGCAAAAGTGAAAACATACTTAGTTGTGTAGTCGTACTTCTTGTAATTGCGTATGTCGCCCTATTGGATCAATCAAACGCCATTGATTTTTTCAACACCGCTATGGGAAGAGGTATTTCTATGGTTGTTGTCTTGTTGGCCGCTTCAATTGACATGCGCTTAGGTCTTCTCGTAAGTGTCGCACTTGTTTTATCAATTGTATACGCTGCCATGAATGATGAGATTGAAAGTTTTGAAGAAGAAATGACCGGTGAAGAAGTTCAATTGGCTGGACTCGAAGATTCGGTTGGACTTGAAGATGTGATGGAATCATCAGAAGATGAAGAAATTATGGAATCATATGACACATACGCTTCGGCCACTGGTGTAGACGATACCACCCCACTCGTATCATCCGAAGATAATGAAGAAACCTCCGAAGATTTTGAGGATTTCGCCCCTGCTAATTTCTAGACATTTTAATAGTTTTATTACAAATAAATAACGTTCATATTTATTCCCCATATACGTCAGAAGAATCTATAATAATAAATAAAATTTATTCAGAACTCTTAGATTTTTCCTATATGTCGCCATTGCAAAATCCGTCTTAAGACTCTTGAAAAATTACATATAAATTTATACATTGAGTTCTTTTGGATTTTCCAGAAATGGCACATTTTTGATATGTTTCTATCTTAATACATGGTATAATATGAGTTAAAAATAAAAGAATAACTAAAAAATGTATTTGCTTCGATTAGACATAATATTCGATATTCGCAATTAGGTCTGGATCATCCGCATCCACCAAAGCTGTAGTCAGCTTATCCACATGAAGGGCTTCTATTCCGGTTATGTATGGATTACCGCGACGTGATTCAATACCTGAATATAATCTGTCACGTATATTATCTCTTTTTTCTTTTTTCTTCCAATACTTTATTTTGTCTGTCGTAGATATACCCTCTTCCCAGAACCAGTGTTCTTTTTCTTGTCGCCAGCCTTCTAAATATTGTGGAATGTTTATTTTTTTCATTTCAAATGAGTATTTACCCGACATTAGTAAGAAGTTACACCTTTCGTGATATTTTGAACAAGAATCGCATAAATAGTATTTATGATTAAAATATTTTCGGTTTTTCAAGATGTCATTATTGCTCATAAACTGGTCTCTACAATAATGACAGAATTTGGAAGAGCCGCGGCGACAATAAGATAATTCTTCATCTGAAAGTATTTTTTGCGATCTATTATGAGAAACAATGCTTTCAGAGTATAAATCGTAAAATAGAAATTCATCTATAATTCTGAATATTTCTACTGGAAGTACTTGATTTAAATAAATTTTGCTTGTCATTGTATTTTAATGTCTATATAAAATTATACTTATAAGACACATTACAACTGCCTTTACTTATAAAGATTTAGCCACTGTAAAAAAATGATTAAATGTTTATACTTAAAATATAAGTAGTATAATGGCTTCTTTGATTTCAAAAGAGGATTCTGAACTAAATAATGAAAAATTTAATCCTTTTGATACAATCATTGAACTAATGAATCAAAAGGATTTTAGAATGCTTTTTGAGTCTCAGTTCAATGATTTTAGTGATATTAAATCTGTGATTTTAATTATGAAAACGTATCATTACATTGAAAAGTTGTACTTTGAAAAGAAAGGTATTATTCCTTCTAAAGATATTATGAAGAAAGGTATTCGAGAATTGATGAACAATGCAAACATTAGAAGATTTTTAGTAGATAGTACTCTATCATTTATTAAAGAAGATGATGTATTTGAAAAGATTATTGATGAAAATTTAAACAAACTAAGGTATGATTTACTGACACTTGACGGTATTGAATAAAATGAATAGTAAGTATAATTTTTTAATAATGTAAATAAAATGGAAATTGATAATGTTTCTTATAATTTGATATTGTCTGTAGATACGGACGGAATTATTGGAAATGGTAAAAATAACTTAGCATATAGGTCTTCAGTTGATTTGATGCATTTTCAAAGTTTAACGAGTAGATCAGAATACGATGATGTACAAAATGCTGTGGTTATGGGAAGAAAAACATGGGAGTCTTTAAATGGTACACATTTAAAAAATAGAACTAACTTGGTTTTGAGTAATTCAATTGTATTAGATGAAAAGAAATCAAATGCTACAACTATCAAATCTTGGAACGAATTATTTGATTATGTTCATATTAATAAAATTAGAAAAGTATTCGTTATTGGTGGTAAACAGATATACGAAGAGTTTATTCGTATATATAAAGGAATTATAGATAAAATATATCTTACAGTATTTGAATCTCAAGAATACAAAATTACAAATATGGTTGATAAAATCAATCTGAATACATTTTTAACTGGTTTTAAACTAGAAGATGACGTTGTTGTCAAAGATTTAGTTAAAACTGAAACAAATACAAGAGAAATGGTTATGCATTTACAAACCTTTAAATATGACACTGGTAATAGTGAAAGAATGTATTTGAAACATTTAACAAATATAATAACACAGCCAACGAGGGAAACCAGGAATGGCAATGTGAAATCATTATTCGGATTAAGAATGGTATATGATTTATCAGACGGTAGTGTTCCTTTGTTAACGACAAAAAAAGTTGCTTGGAAGACTTGTATTAAGGAGTTACTATGGTTTTTGAAGGGACAAACAAATAATGAATTATTAAAAAAGGAGGGTGTGAATATATGGTCGGCGAATGCATCTTCTCCATTCTTGAAATCACGTGGTTTAGGACATTATAAAGATGGTGATTTAGGACCTATATATGGTTTTCAATGGAGACATTCTGGGGCTGATTACAAAGATATGACACTAGATTATACTGGAAAAGGTATAGATCAAATTGAAACATGTTTAAATCAATTAATAAATGATCCACATTCAAGACGCATTATTGTAAATTCTTGGAATGTATCCGACCTTAACAAAATGGCATTACCACCGTGTCATATATTATTTCAATGGTACTTGGATTCAAAAAAAAGATTATGGATTCAATTATACCAAAGATCAGGTGATATGTTTTTAGGTGTACCTTTTAACATGTTCTCTTATGCTGTATTATTGAAACTAATGTGCAAAAAGACAGATTATAAACCAGGTGGTATCGTTCATATTATTGGTGATGCTCATATTTACGAAAATCATATGGATGCCGTCGAAACACAACTATCAAGGAACCCAAAAGAATATCCTAAATTAATTATAGAATCTAAAAAAGAGTGGAAGGATTATACTATCGATGATTTTAAGATTAGTAATTATACCCCCTATGAAAAAATATCAGCTCCAATGTCTGCATAGTAATTTTACTTTGCTCATAATTATTAATCTTTGGATGTTTGTATTATCAATAATGAATTCATATTCAATACGATTTTAGATTCAAATCGATTACATATTTTAAATAATCATAGGTTATAGACTTTTTAAGTTCCATATTGGTATTTCTTTGTCCAAAGCAATTTTACATATTTCATTCACATAATGGCGACAATCATAAATTCCCAATACATATTCTTTATGTAAAGAGTTTTCTATTTCTATTAACTCATCTATACTAAAATTTGATGTCCCCCAATATACATCTTTTGAATCAGGCTCTACATTATTGTAAATGGTATATATGTTATGAATATCACTTTGTTTAGAATATTTTCCGAATAAATCAGGGAACATTTCACTTATATTTTTACGAATATGTTCATCTGTAACATATGTATTATTATAATTGAATGCACGAAAATCATATCGAACTTCTCTTTTGCTATTTTTAAATGTTATTCCAGCATGAATAAGTAATTCGTTAATTTTATCTAAATTTAAAAAAATTTTAGTAGGGTTTGTTACAAATAATAAAAGAGATTTGAATATCATTACATATATATATTTTTTTGTTAAATTAAAAGATACTATTAATAAATCAGACTTTCCCAATTATCTACAGATTTTGACTCTAATTTTGATTCACTTTCATCTTTATCTGATTCAATAAATACAGTATCTTCCTCATCTTCTTCATCTTCTTCATCTTTATTTAAAGATCGAAGGTATGCTCTCATTCTAACATCTTGTTTTTTTCTTGCATTCTCTTGTGCATTTATTTTTTCAATTTTATTCAATCTTTTACGTTGTCTTTTTTTGGATAAATCGACTAAGTTATCTGCGGAACCAAATCCTTCTCTATCTGAACGTGCTCCCATAAATATACATTGAGAAAACACACAAAGTCCTGCTAAATTAGGTATTGACATCCCTCCTGCTCCAAATTTGGAGCCTTTTTCTAGAAAAACACTCAAAAGAGCAGAAATTGACGCATGTGTGATTTTTTTGTTTTTATTGAATAAATCAAGAATTCTCTCATTTTCATATTTTCCTCTACTATATACATTTACCTTTGAAACAAAATGAGATGCATCAAATTCTCGTAAATCTTTATAAAAACCCAGAAGAATTTGAGTTGTTTTATCATTTTGTATTCCTAGTTCGAGAAGAGCAGATGATAATATATGTCTAATTTGATTACCAGTTGTACCATTCATTTCCGATTTACTAGAAGTCCATTTAACGAATTCATTTAGTTTTTTATTATAAAACCTTGATCGTTTTGATATTTGTTTCGATACTGAATGAATTAAATTATCAAAGGGAACGTTCATACTGATGTATGCTATATATTATCGTAATAATATATTTTTAACATCATTTTTATATACTATATTTGGCGACTCTATTATCTTCAGACTTTACCATTCAATAATTCTATTTTTTTGTGTGTTCATTGATATATTCAGCCATAGAGCTGACATCGCGGTTACCGTCATATGACATTATTGTACCCGATGCTGTTTTGAAAACGAGGGTTGGGTAACCACGGACGTCATAACTTTTCGGTGGGTTGTGTGTTGTGGCGTCCATGGCACCGATGACGATGTCTGTGTTGGCGAATCGCGACCCAAGGTCATTGTATGTTGACTTGAATGCCTGACAGTGACCGCACCATGGTGCGTAGAATTCAAGCATCGCATTTTTGCCATTTGTCTTATCGTTGAAGTTAGTTTCTGTAAGGACCGTGACACCATTATTGGAAGTTTCGAGGACACGTCTATTTTTCTTTTTAATTTTACGTTTTAATTTTGACTTTTTCTGTTTGTTTTTTTTAAATTTTTTGGTAAGATATACATTTCTTTTTTTATTTTTTTTAAATGTTCTCATTGATATAATCATATATTATTTGATAATATGATTAAGTTTATGGTTATAGAATTTATATTACTTAGATGAATAAAGTGAGTCGTATAGCATGATGAAATTTAGATTCAAAATTTACAGGGAGAAGAATATACTATAATAGAGCATTCATATGATGTTGTAGTTGTAGGTGTTAGTCTGAGCAGCGATAGGTGTAGCTTACCACAATGCAAATGGGAAAATATCGATGTTCTATCGACCGGTTTTCATTCCAGTACCTCAATTTTCATACGTGTGGTACCCCATTTAATGATAGATTTGCTATAATAAATCAAGATACTTATAAAATATATGGTACTGTCCTTAACAAATTATTTGAAATGAGTAAAGAACCTCATCATTCCGAAACAATTATAAGCAAACATCTTACGCAAATAATATAAAATACAAATACATTCGTTTTTTTCATCTTCATATTGGAGCAACTATTGTATTCGGAACCTTTGAAATATGAATATTGTTTAAGTTTATTGAATATTTAATAAATCTATTATTTTTAAAGTTGTATTTCTATAATGAGTAAAAAAAAACCGAGTGTTCCATCGAATGAAACGGATTTTGAATTAAAAATGAAAAAACGCGATATTCGGAAAATGAAACGTCGTGTGACCAGAACATTTGCTAGATTTAATAATAGTTTAACAACAATTATTTTTGCAATAATTATCGCTCTAATTATTGTTTCGGTCATAAATAAACAATATACGCCGCCCCACGGCACCGATTTACAAAAATTTTTGGCATCGTTGCTTATAATCGTAGTATTTTTTAATATATTTTTTAGCAATGTTCACAATTTAACATTGTTATTTCAACCAGATAAATTTTTTGAGTTTGGAAATCTCACAACAGCTTCTTTTAATATAATCTTCATGTTACTCATATTACTAATGATACTAATCGCATTTATATTAACTAAAGTAGTGCCACCATTACAAACCTTTCCGGGGAGTACATTACAAGTCCTATCTAAACACCTTATACAAATAACAACAGATGTTTTTGTTGGTATTTTTAAGCCTTTAAAATACATCGTCACCGGAGTTTGTAAAGTTAATCCTCCTTCTTATTAGGATTTAAAATATCTCCACCATCCATTGCGACAGAAGCTAAGATGCAAGTAATTAAACTAGTAGTTAATGTTATAAATACAAAATCAAATAGCATTTATTATATATTAAACAAAAAAAATAGCGTTAATATAAATTAATGCTAAAATAATTTACCAGTATTTATATATTTAAGGTTTACTTTATCTGTTATATTCGGCGAAGGTCTATTATTTGATAATATATTCATAGATAAAGCGGATGTTAATTCCGGTTCTATTTCATATGGAGACCTACGGGTTTCTGTATCGTATAGCGATCTGCGAGTTTCTGTAGTATATGGCGACATACGAGTTTCTGTAGTATATGGCGACATACGAGTTTCTGTAGTATGAGGTCTACTCTCTTCTATTAATAATGGTGGATTAATATGAAAAGACGATGGTCTATTTTGTAATAATATATTTCTATTTTCAAATGTACGATTCAAATCATAATTGGATAACATATCGGGGTCTACACGTTTTGCAACTTTTTCCCATGATATGAAAAGAATATTTGGGTAAAAAAATTGTACATCAAAACTTTCGTCTTTTAAGGTATTTACTAAAAAAACTTTGCACATATCTTTATTATACAAAGGCATGCCAATAACATATTCGGGTATAACAAATAGACATTTTGATTCTGTTGTTTCCGAAACACTTTTAATTTTTTTATGACATTTTTTTAAAACTTCCTCAAATAGATTCAAACGACTTTTTATTTTTCGTTCTCTACTTTGAGTAAGAGAAAATATATCAAGTCTATCATTCATATTAAAATTAGAATGGAAACAAATAATGTAAAATAATCACAGTTAAAAAATGATCTAACTATTGTATTATATTTTACACAAGTCAAACATCAAAAATGTTCGATTATGACCCAAAAAAATGGGGAGATGTATCTTCTGATGAAAATCCAGAGGATGAACTAGAAAATGCTACGGGTGCAAACAATGAACCATTTTACGTATCACTTACGGAAACATATGTTGAATTACCTCCAAAAAAAGGAACTTTTAGAGAACCTGACGAATGGAGAAGGGGTATGCCATACTCAAATGATACTGATAGGAAAAGGAAAAATAAAAAACCAAGGAAATCTAAATCTACAGGAGAACTTGTAAACTTAAAAAGAAAAAATAATTCTAAAATAGTAGTAAATGATGACAAAAAGAATGAAGGTGTAAAGAGAAATATATCTGCATCAAGTACTATAAGTAAATCGAGTTCATGGGCAGATATTGCAAAAAACCTATCAAATTAAATAATTAACGATAATATTGAGTGGCTGGCATAGGTGCAGGAGCTGGCATAGGTGCAGGAGCTGGCATAGGTGCAGGAGCTGGCATAGGTACAGGAGCTGGCATAGGTACAGGAGCGGACATAGGTACAGGAGCTGACATAGGTGCTTGTATAGGCATTTGTTGCATATGAGGGTAGTATGTGTTCATATATGGTTGCACGTTTCTAATTTGAGGTAAAGGTTGCGACATTCCTTTTATTATCATCCATTTACCCAAACGAAAAAACATGTCTAAAACAACAATAGAAAGTATCCCCAGGACAACGAAAATAACAACATCTGTCCACGAGGTACAGTTTTTTTTAGATAATATATCTATCATTTTATCTAATTTTTCACCAATCTGTCCATTATATTTGAACTCGACAAGTTGGTTATTTTTTTTATATTCTTTATTTTCGATTTCTTTTACTACAGGACGATTTTCATCTTTATATTTCCATGTTTCATCTGGAATGGGACCGGATAATAAAGAGCCCCGTAATGGTGGATCCATAATAGAACCATCAAATTGGTCAGACATTGGTGGAGCAACGGTCGATTCGGATTCAGTTTCTTTCGCATTTAAGTTAAATTTTTCTGTGAATACAGGGTTTGATTCTTCATTGTATTTTTTACATTCTTGATCTTGTAGCATTGGTGGGGTTGGACTTAATGGAGCACCCCACGCTTCTTCCACAGAACAATATGCCATTATTATATAATCTAAAGAGAATAAATAAGAAATTAATCGAAACTTATAAAACTACATTCCATATTTTTTTTAACTACGAAAACAGCTCCTTTGTTATCAAATTCACCACAATAACGAGGAGCCGAAAATACAGTGACCAATCTTCTTCCTGCAAAAAATTCATAGCCATCTTCTATTACCTGATGTCCTCTGCATATCAAATCTAAATTATTTTCATCTAAAAATTTTGTTAAGGCTTTTTCTCCAAAAACATAAGACACACCCCTTTCGTTTTCACCCCAGTGTTCTGTATTAGAGTCTGGGTCTGCCCATACCAAGTCACACGCAATACCACTATCAGGAATATCCAATGGTCGTTTAATTTGTTTTAAATCATTCAAACTATTTAGTTCTGGAGATATACCACCGTGCATGCACAATATTCTATTAAAAATAACTGCGGATAATGGCATTTTATTAAAAGTATCAACAAATCTCTTCCATAGTTTTACAGAATAGCCCCTTTTAATACATTCACTATAAAACCCGTATTGCTTTGAGATTGACCCAGATTCATGATTTCCTCTTAATAAAAAAAAGCTATTCGGATACATAATTTTATAACAGAATAGAAGAATAATTACTTCTAAACTTCTATTGCCTCTATCTACATAATCACCCATAAAAAGATAGTTTTGTTTATTTGGAAATCCTAATGTAAAAAATATTTGTAATAAATCGGCATATTGTCCATGAATATCTCCGCATATATTTATCGGACCATCTAATTCCAAAAATACCGGTTGACTCATGAATATTTTACCGACTATGATTAATATCCAATTTATGAGATCTTCTTCAAGTTTTACTTCTATATTTGTTGCAATAGGACATTTTCCACCTTTTCCAACTTTAAATTTACTATGAACAATTTTATTACTAACAAATGGGAATAATAATCTATTTATTACATTTGTAATATTTGAATGTATAACTTTTGGTATGTCCATCCAATAATTATTAAATCATAAAAATGATGTAAATATACCAACAATATATGACTATAACCATGAAGTTATGTGTTTTCAAAAAAGATGGAACAAGTGAGATGATAACACCTAAAGCATATAAAAGAACTTTAGACAGTATCCAAAGTTCAGATGATTTATTGCGTTTTATTCACAAAAAAACATCTAAAGGTGTATATCCTAAAAATCATAATTTAAAAGGACCTTATTTTCTAAACGGTTCAAGATATTATCTAACAATATATTCTTTAAAGGATATGTCAAAAAAGTACAAAAATACTGATGTATGGAATATTCATCCATTTAACGAAACAATCAATGTAGTAGATGTCGTAGTCGTTTTTAAATATTTAGTTGATTCGGATGGAGAAAAAATGTTACCTGCAAATATTTCAAATGATATTACTATAGATGAAGTAACTCAACTTGTCGTAAAAACACTCGATATAATTGAAAAAGATGAAAGTGATTCATCCGACGATGAAGAGAATGAAGGAGAAGACGAAGAAGACGACGAAGATCGAGATGAAGACGAAGAACAATCAGAAATTATATGTAAAAAAAAGAAAAAGAAAAAAATCCCTAAGGAAATCAAATCCGATTCTAAAAATGATATTATTGTGGCAATTCCAGATGATCTTGATATAATTGTAGCATCAGATAGTATGTTGGACTATGAATCATATGATTACGATGCACCTTTTATACCAGAAGAAATATCTAACTAATAAAATTTAACATAAATTATTTTTTTATAATTTATAAAAATTTTTAACGACATTGACAGGATTCGAACCTGCGACCCAAACGGGAAAAGATTTCAAGTCTTTCGCCTTAACCACTCGGCCACAATGTCTTTTATGAAAGTATAAAAATACTCTAAGAGGGAATCGAACCCCCGGCTTCAGAATGGAAATCTGAAATGTTACCACTACACCATTAGAGTTCTATAAACGTGATCTCGTCTACCTGAATCGAACAGGTGACCATTCGATTTCTGATTTACCTCTACAGTCGAACGCTCTACCAACTGAGCTAAGACGAGCTATGAAAACTATTATATGTAGCCTCCACGCGGGATTGAACCGCGGACCTTTTGTTTACAAGACAAACGCTCTACCACTGAGCCATAAAGGCTTACCAATTTTAAACCTATTGGTTATTAAATTATTAATAATATATTTATATATACTTATATAGATTTATATGCTAGAATAAAAGTTAACCGATAAATTGTTTTTTTCACAAAGTTTTATGAAAAGAGCGAGTCTTTTTTTTTTACCAATGGCTCTTTTTAATCGCCATTCAAGTTTTAGAGCCGGGATCTTATCACCAACATTAACTAACGCAACGACTTTCCAGGGTCTACCTGACGATGTTCGTTTCGCACCACCCCTAAGTTCTCCATTATGCTGTCTTAAACGACGAGTTATGTCTACGGTAGCTCCAATGTATGTTCGTTGTGTGTTTTCAGAAAATAACAAATAACAAAACCATGTCATTTGTATTTTTATTATAATACCTATTTAAACTGCACACAGAGTTGACTTGATTATAATATATTTACAATACATTAATAAACTTTTAATCGGTTTTAATAGGTGGTTTTATATTTTCATTCTCTAAAGTATCATTCGAGTTCTCATTCGAGTTCTCATTCGAGTTCTCATTCGAGTTCTCATTCGAGTTCTCATTCGAGTTCTCATTCGAGTTCTCATTTACCATGCTACTAATAGTGTCGTTCGATTTATAAGTTGTTATTTTATTGACAACATGACCATGTTTTTCTATAACATAGTCTCCAATGGTCCATTGTGAATTGTCATATTTCTTAAAAATAATAATAGAATATCCTGCCATGCGTAAAAGTGGATATTTTTTTATTAAAAAGGTCATGTTGTCCCATAGAACAAAATAAAACCAAGTCATGATAATTTTACGAATTTCCAAAGGCAGTGGTCTATGTACTTTTGTATATATAATAGTTATATGCATCGGATATAATGAAAACAAAATAGATAATAAATGTGGATGATTATGCAATAATTTATAAACAAACAATCCAGATATTCCTACGATTGCTGTAATTGTATTATTTACATGTGAATCTGTAATAGAAGATGATTCGAGTTTAGTATAAATAGTATTTTTCAAAAATACTGGCAAAAGACTGAATAAGAATACCCGAACATTGTTCTGAAATTTTTGTATGGTATTCATTAAAGGTTATTTAGTGACAAATTCTTATATTCCTTAATTGAGTGTATGTGCTATTGCACCTTTGAACATTTTAAACGCCGACTTTCTAATATTTATGAATTAACAGAATTTGTTGATTTAAGTTAATTTATAAAAATGAAATATATTAACAATATATAACGAAAATGGTTAAATATTCATGCGAACGATGTGGAAAAGGATTTTCTCAAAAATCTCACTATGATTCTCATAATAGACGCAAAACGCCTTGTGAGAATAATCCTGATAAAATTAAGACTCTTGTAGATAAAGCAGTTGAAGAAAAATTAAAAGAATTAAATAATAAAAAATTGATTGTTAAAAATGAAAAAGTAAATGTAAATAAAGATATCAAAATGACCGAACACAAAATACAAAAACCATTCTTAAAATGGGTAGGAGGTAAAACACAAATTATTAATGACATTATTTCAAAATTACCAAACGAAATAAATAATTATCATGAACTATTTTTAGGAGGAGGAAGTGTTTTATTGGCTGTTTTATCATTACAAAAACAAAATAAAATTATAATTAAAAATAAAATTTATGCTTATGATATCAATAGTGTTCTAATTAATGTGTATAAAAACATTCAAAATAACAAAGAAGAATTATATAAATTTATTAATTTATATATTGAAGAATATGATAGCATAAAGGGAACAATAATTAATAGAAAACCTACTTCTATAGATGAAGCAAAAACTTCAAAAGAAAGTTATTATTATTGGATAAGGAACAAATATAATAACATAGATAAAAATACTATTGAATGTTCTGCACTATTTATGTTTATTAATAAGACTTGTTTTAGAGGTATGTATCGTGAAGGAAGAAATGGATATAATGTCCCATATGGACATTACAAAAAAACACCTACAATTATATCTGAAACAGATTTAAATTATATTAGTGATTTGATAAAAGATGTTGAATTTAAAAATTGTAGTTTTACAGACTCCATTAAAAATGTTAAAGAAGGAGATTTTGTATATTTAGACCCACCATATGCACCAGAAAATGCGAATTCTTTTGTTGGATATGTAGCCGATGGTTTCAATTTAGAAACACACAAATTACTATTTAATGAAATAAAAAAATTGGGAAATATTAAATTTGTTATGAGTAATGCAAAGGTAGAATTAGTTACTGATAATTTTAAAGAATATAATTGTGATGATATTATAGTAAGGAGGGCTATTAATGCCAAGAAACCAGGTTCAAAGACAATAGAAGTTATTATTTATAATTAAGTATAAAGTTAATAATATCATCTTTGTATGTTTCACTACCACCCCAAAAGTAAGGAACGTTTTTAATATTAAGATATTCTAGTTCAACTATACAATTTTTTTTAAACCAATCAGATAGACAATATATATAGATTATAGTATAATCTGGAAATGTTCGCGAATATTGCCATAATTTAAAATCAGATGTTTGTATTTTCTCACATACTGAACCAGGACATTGCTGAAATTTTTTTTCTATAATAAAGATGTTTTTAAATTCTTCATCAATATAACATTCATCTGGATTTTTACACCCATGTGCTTTTGCGATGTCTTTATTCATTTTATCTTTCATACATTTAAATAAATTACCTTGTTTTGTTTTTATAAATGATTTTTCATTACCATTAAATTTGATTGTATTTGATGTTTTAGATACTTTTGATATTGTTATTTTATCATTTAAGTCAGTGATTTCTTCATATGAAAGTCCATTTTCATTTGTTTTGGATCCTCCAGCACCAGTTCCTTTATTTTTGATGGCTGATTCTTTATTTGTAGTTGAATCAACTAAAACAAGTTTTTTTTTTATCTTTAACTTTTTTTGTTTAGTTGTTTGTTCTACAACTCCAGTTTCATCAATTTCTTGTTCAGTTGTTTGTTCTACAACTCCAGTTTCATCAATTTCTTGTTCAGAAGACATACTGATTTCTTTAAGTATAAATAAGTATTTAATTTCAAATCATTTTATATTTAAATCAAAATATATTATAATACCTACCCATAAAAGTAGTGATTATAAATTATCAGCAGTTAAATACTATTTATCCCATTCTAAAAATCAAGTGCAAACCTGTAAAATATTTGGTTGTTCTGAAAGAAGCCTAATGAGATGGGTGAATAAATACAAATCTACAAATAATATTACACGAAAGAAAAGAGATTATTCATCATATAAAATAACTAATAGTCATATTTTATTCATAAATAAACAACTCAAACAAAATAAAACTATAACAATGGATGAATTGTTAGCCAAATTAAAAAGTAAATACCCAGACTTAATACTATCAAGAGTTCATTTAGGTGTTTACAAAGAAAATGTGCTTGACATGAAGAAAAATATGTGGGTGTGTTTAGATACAAATCTAAATAATAATTGCATAAATGTTCAGGAATATATAGACAATGGGGGATATATTATTCATTTAACTAATTTCAATGGAAAATTCAAACAAAGGAATATGAAAACCATTGCACAATTCAAAACTATAGTAGATGTAAATTTGAGTAAAACATTATTGGGAATTGGTGCAAATAATAAAAAAAAGAAAACGAACGAATTTACTCATTTATAATAACACGCTATTGTGATTTAACATTAAAAGACATAAGCATTATACAGTAATATACATATGATAGAGATGCTTCCCGTGCCATCGTCGGGACGTATAGATAGTATCATTCATATAAGTGACACACATATAAGAACTGGAGATAGAGAACATTCAAGATATGATGAATATCTAAATGTATTTGAAAAACTTATAGAGAAATTATCTAAATTAAAAACTATAAAAAATGGAACAGCTGTAGTGGTTATAACAGGTGATTTATTTCATAGTAAATGTAAGGTAGAATCAAGTGGTTTACATCTATATACGTACATCACACATAAAATAGCGACATTGTGTCCTTTATATATAATATCGGGAAATCATGATATAAGACAAGATGCTCCTGAGATCCCAGACATGTTATCCAGTTTTTTTCCTAGAGAATCTGAAAAGAATGGTATTTTTGTAGATGGTAATATTGCATTAATATCAAGGTCAGGAACGTATTGTGTTGGAGAAGGAGACAACAAAATAGGTTTTGGTCATGTACACGTGAGTGATACTTTAAAAAAAGGGGATGGTTGTGGCAGAGTAGAGGTACTTCCCGAATTTCCAGTACCAAATACTTCTATAAAAATTGCATTGTTTCACGGAACAGTGTGTACACCGGATTCATTCAATTACAATAATTCGTATCCTATAGAATGGTTTAATGAATTTAATTATGGAATATTCGGAGATATACATAAACAACAGGTAAATACATACAATAAAAAGAACGGTGACCAATTATTATGGGGGTATTCAGGAAGTTTGGTACAACAAAATTTTGGAGAATCATTGATAGGACATGGGTTTTTAGAGTGGAACATTAGAACAAATACATGTGAAAAACATTTTATTTACAATGACATAGGTTATCTAAAATTAAAATATGAGGCAGGTATTTGGAACTGTTTTGAAAATATATGGGATAATATAGACGTTGTTTATGACAAATTAAAAGATATATTTCCAACAAAATTAAAGGTACGAATATTAAGTGGAATTGATTCAGAAGGTATGGTAAAATTAGATCAATGGTGTTCTAATAGGAACATAACATATACAAAATCTAACAGTTTACATATTTTAGGAAGTAATATTGATGAAGATGACTCAGAAATTAAAATTGAATCTGATTTTGCACAATATAATTCAAGTTCTGTTTTACACGAATTTCTAGAACCGTTATATGCACCTAATGTTGTGAACGATATAATAAATCATCCTCATAAAATGTGCATGGTAGATGCTTCTAAATTACCAAAATCACTTGTACAAAAGGTAAAAAAGAAGAATGAAGACATCAGTGTTGCAATTGATAAATATTTAAATGCAAAAGATTCTGAATCTAACTTTAAAAAGAAGAAAATAACATTGGATTATATTCAATTTCAATGGATATTGTGTTTTAAGGATAATTGTTATTTTGATTTTTCAAAACTATCATCTCAAGTGGGTATGATATCTGCCCCAAATGGTTATGGGAAAAGTAGTTTTCTAGAGATAATATGCCTTGCTTTATTCGGGAATACGACGGGGAGTAGATATAATAAAACAACCTCTGGATCTATTTTTTCATCACAATGTCCAAATGGTGTACAACCACATACCGTAATTCGTTTTTCACTTAATGGAGAAGTGTATGATTTATTTAGAAGTTTTCGATTGCAAAGATATGATAAATTAAAAATATCAAAAGGAGTTACGGAATTGAGAAATCCTTCAGGAGAAGTAATAAAATCTGGAAGTGCAGTAGATCCATGGGTTAAATCAATGATTGGTGATTGTAATGAGTTTTTATTGTCGTGTTTAATATCACAAAATCAAGATCGAGATTTTTTATCAATGAAACCTTCTGAACAATTGGAAATTTTAGATAATTGTTTGAATTTGGACGTTTTAAAAACAATTACACAATTAGTAAAAGTATCTATGCATGCACACAAATGGGTTTTAGATCATATTGATACTGCATATAGTTCGCTTGATTATACGAACACTGAATCAGATGACGATACGATTACACTTGTGGATTCAAATATAGACACGATTACTGCGAACAAAGTGGTTCACGATTGTAAACTTGATGATTTGGAAAAAAAATATAAGAATATTAAAAACACATATGATTCTTTCTCAAATATACAAATGAGTGATGAAGAAATAAACGAATTGCAAAATCAAGATATTGATATTGATAGTATCCAAAAAAAATTAGATAATCTAAATAAGTACAATACTCAAAAACACACACTTCAAGAACTTTATGTAAAGAGAGATGTTTTAGTGAATGATTCAAATACACAGAAAGAATTGTTAGATACTAAATTTGATAAAGGCGGTGAATCAAATGATGAATCAAATGATGAATCAAATGATGAATCAAATGATGAAATTAATAATGATTCAGACCTTTCTAATTTTATATACAAGTATCACGATTGGAATACTAAACGAATTGACTATGAGAGTAAAGTATCAACAAAAAAATTTAAAAGTTTAGTAGAAAAAATGTCAAAAATAATCAAACCGAGTGTATCAGAAGAAGATATTGAAAAAGAGTATTCTGATTTAGAAAAGGAAATGGATTTGATTCCTAAAACTATAACGAAGACTACTGTTGAAGGCCATGAAGCAAATAATACTGTTAAAATGTGTATACAAAATAAGATATATTCTTATGAAAATGAAAATAAGATATTTGAAAAAAAACAAGATATATTAAATGGAAAGATCTCTTTGGAATGTGACGAATTAGAAATATATAAAACAAAAAATCTAGTAAATAAACCAGATATAGATGAAAATGAAATTAAAGACAAAATTAATCTATTCGTAGAAGGAAAAGAACAATATATAAAATATGATCGACGTACAAAAAGATATAAAATATTTTTGGACAAAGAAAATGAATTGGCAAGTTATGTTGATATTAAAAAGACAGAATTAGATACTCTTGGGGATACTTTGAAGACTACACATAATCATGCAAAATGTATTCCATTTAATCCTGAATGTGAAGCGTGTAAGAAACAACCTATTCGTATTCAAATACAAAATCTTTGTGAGAGATTCAAAGTATTGCAAGATGAATATTTAGAACTCAAAAATAGTTATAATGAGCATGTTCAAAACAGAGACATCAAAGAGATTGAAGATGCTTATAGTGACATGGTCGAATGGTGTGATAGGTATAGAAATATAGATATTGAATTATATACGTCTTATAATGAGCAATGGAAATCGTATAATTTATTTTTGACTTATTGTGATGAAAAAAATAAGTTAATTGATTCTCTAAAGATCGAATGTGATGATCTAAAATGCAAACAACTTGCTATATTTAAGGAGATTCAAAAATATAATAAGACATTGAGTATTCTTACAGACCAATGTAATTTAGAGGAACTTTTTTTAAATAACAATTCGAAATGGGAAGATACAAAAAAACGACTTTTAAAATTGGATAAATTATGGAAGAAGTACAATAAATACGAAAAAGACATAGAACTTATAAATGGATATACGAATATTAAAGAAAAGTCGGGTTATATGGGTAAACTATATAAAAAATTAAAGATACGTATTGAGAATAAGTTGAAAAATATTGAATCAGATATTGAAACACTTGATATACATATTAGAAATTTAAAGAATATAGAGTCGTGTAAACATACTTTACGATTGAAAGAAAAAGAAACGAAATTAAATCAAAAAAATAGTATTTATGAGGAAATTAAACAAACCGAGGATGAAATATTTTTAACAAAAAAGGCATGTCTAAAGTATGATGATTTACACAAGAAGGCAACAAATCAATCACTCATAAGAAACAAGTATGAAACATATTCAAATGATGTCAAAGAAAAGGCAACTACATTGAAAGAACTTTCAATTAGTTTTGAGAAATTTCGCAGTTGGACATATTCGAATAAGATTTTACCACAACTTGTTAATTCAGTTAATAATATTTCATCCAATATGACGAAAGAAGATAGAAAATTAACATTATCTGTTAGTTTAGAGGATAAAATACTACAATGGAGTGTTATAGATGATAAAAATACAATTTGTATTGAGAAAGCATCTGGTTTTCAGAGATTCTTGTTAGGATTATCAATTAGAATTAGTTTGTCATGCATTGGTGCTTCGGCAATATCGTGTTCTCAATTATTTATTGATGAAGGGTTTGTTGCATGTGATGTTAAGAATATTAAGAAAGTACCATCATTCATACAAAGTTTACTGGGAGTATACGATAGTTTACTTCTAATGAGCCATTTAGAGACAATACAGGAATCGGTTGAGACAAAAATAGATATATACAGAGAAAATGGGGTGAGTCTTTTACAATTTGGATTGCAAAAAGATATTTTGACACATAAAAAAAGTGGAAGAAAAAAGATGTATACATAATTATTTTCGAAAATGGTTATTCAAAAATACAATATTTGTGGTCGACTATTAAGATCTTTCGATTTTTAAAGATCCGTTAACTATGGATTATAAAAATGATTGCCAAACTTAGAACTATCATGTGGTGCAGCAACCAGGCGATCCTCCAAAAAAAAATAATATAAGAACAAAAAAAGAATAAAAAGATGAGAATGGTATCAACCATTCTTAACATTTCATTTGTCTCATCTATATTAGTTCTTGTATCATCGATTATATTGATGATTCTATATCCAGCAAAAGGTATTGATAAGATGTAAAAAGCGAAGGTTTGTTTGACAAAGAAAAAAAGTATAATAAGGACTTGTTAGCTCAGTTGGTTAGAGCACCAGACTGTTAATCTGGGGGTCACTGGTTCAATCCCAGTACGAGTCGATTTAAATAATAAAATATATATGTTTAGAAACATATCTTATGCAAGTGTGTCCGAGTGGTCTAAGGAGTTGGATTTAAGCCCCAATGTAGCAATACGCGCGGGTTCGAACCCCGTCTCTTGTATGTAAGCTTTTGTAGCTCAGTTGGTTAGAGCGTCGGTCTTATGAGCCGAAGGTCGCGGGTTCGACCCCCGCCGAGAGTATTACCTCGCTTTTGTAGCTCAGTTGGTTAGAGCGTCGGTCTTATGAGCCGAAGGTCGCGGGTTCGACCCCCGCCGAGAGTATTTTTTTTTGTGTGTAATTATTCAGAAATAAAATACGTTCGAATTTTTTATTTGACTAAGAATAATAAAAATTACAAAATGGGGGGTGTATTTTCATCCCAGGAAAACGAACTAGATACTTTTGAGGATAGTGGTTTAATTTACGAACCATATTCGGATAATGAATTAACAGTAAATGAGGTATATATCTTAAATTCGGATAATGAATTAACAGTAAATGAGGTATATATCTTAAATTTACTTCTATATATTGATACAAACAATATATAAAATACGATATGTTTTTATAACATTTGCTCCGTTGGCGCAATAGGATAGCGCGTAAGACTTCTAATCTTAAGGTTGCGAGTTCGAGTCTCGCACGGAGTACAATTGAATAAATAATTGCTTGCGTAGCTCAGTCGGTAGAGCGCTGGACTTTTAATCCAGTGGTCGTGGGTTCAAGCCCCACCGTGAGTATTTTTACCAATTATTGGTATGTTTAATTTCACTTTTATGACTTCGCGTTCGTATAAGTATACTTCTTGGATTTCTTTTTTCTTTAAGAAACATATTTCTATACGTCATATGATGTCTGTATATATTTACATATTCACTTTGGAGAGCAACCCATGTATCTACGGGTGCATTTATAGGTAATTTTTCTAGAAGTTTTTTGGCACCAGTTGGTCTAATCATATAAGAATTCATGAGTACAAAACTATTTACTTTCGACACGTCTTTATTTATTTGTTCTCCATCGTCTCCTTTATGAAGCCAAAATCCTAAAAGAAATATGTCCCAATCAGATGGTAATTTAGAGAGATAATACGTTACATTTTTTTCTAAATTAGGATCGATTCTGATTGCATCATCTTCTAATATAAGAACCATGGAATCCTCATCCATTTTTGATATTTTCTTCCATAAATTATAGTGACTTAAAGCGACACCTATTTCTCCGGGTTCCATGTTAATATGAAAATCTTTATTCATGTATTTCCATCTTCCATAATTCCAGGTTGGAGTGATTATGTTATTTGCAATTTCTTTTTTATAATCATATGTTTTCGCATGTATAGCAGGGTATCTTATAACTTTATTTTTAAATTGGGGTATATTTTTAAATACACTCCACCGTCTTTTACCTTCTTCTGTATTTTTAAGATTTATAACATATGCTAATGTCCAAGGTGCTGATATATTTCTGTATTTGTAATAATAATTTGATTTCGCCATGTATAAACAAAATAGGAATACAAAAACAAAAACAACACAAACAAAAATAATAGTCGTGTTCATTTACATATTACAAAAAATATAAAATTGGATTAATATAATAAACAAATGATTTGTAATCCTAAACCGTCGTTAAAAGGTTTAAAAGAATCTAAGTTAGATAACAGATTAAAGAATTTGTCACCATGTTTAGAATGGAATCATAATGACGATGAAGATGAGATATTGGGAGAAGGTACATTTAATGTTGTTTATGAAGGTACAGCAATATTCAATATAAGTAATAAAAATATTACAAAAGATGTTGCAGTAAGAGAGTCTATTAAACCTATACTTCTAGAAAAATTAAATAGTTACAAGAATGAAATTGTAGATGCTGTAAAACTTGGTAATTTAAACATCGCACCGACTATTTACGATGCTTATTTTGAAAAGGAATCGAATACTATTGTGAGATATATGATTATGGAAAAATACGACATGACGTTAAAGGAATTGTTAGTATTTAATAGGTCAAAAAACATGTCAACATTATTTTGGAAGTCTTCTGCGAATACAATCAAGAATCTAATTGAAAATATGGCAGAGACTGGTTTCTATTGTATAGATATAAAACCAAGGAATTGTGTTTATAAAAAGAAGAATAATGAATATAGAATGATAGATTTTGATAGAAATGGTTGTCTAGAAGAAAATAAGCTTAATAAAGAAGAGAAATGTATGGCTATGATTTACCTTATGGCAATTCATCTAGGATATAGTCACAATAGACAAAATATATTTGCTTCTATTGCAAAAGATGTATTGCAAAAAGATAAACATGCATTAGAGTATGCGTTTAGTTTACCAAAATTACAAAAGATTTGTAATCATTATTTTAAAACATCTAAATTTCATGAACTTTCTTTTTTTGCACTTCGCAATTGAACGTAATATGCAAAATGAGAAAATTTATTAAGAGTGTTTTGTCTATATAATTCAAAGCATATGATAACTTACCTTTTTTCACAAATAAATTAGATTTAAAAGGTAACTTCTCCAATAGAATCCCATACATACGAACATACTTGGTCACTATTTTTGAGCAAATTTCATTGAATGTTTATTTTGAATGTTTATTTTAAAAATAGTTATTTAGTATTTTCTTATAAATGAAAAATATATAACATAAGTAATACCATGAGAATTCTTAATTATTCAGCAATTGGTGTTGCAGTATGCATTGGATTTATGCCGAACAAGTACGTTCCGAGAAATCATATGAATCGTTTACAGTCTATAAGAAAAGATACAAAAACTGGTAAAATTTATGTTGGAGAACCAGAACCATTGGATGAATTGAAAGACAACATAGGAGAACTTCTTGATGGTATTGGGAGAGCTGTTGATAGAGTTCTTGGACCAAAACCTATTCCAATACCTATTCCAATACCTATTCCTGTTGAAGATGAGTTTCCACCTCGAACGACTCAAGATTATCCCAAGTACTAATATGATAATTATGAATTATAATGAGTTTTAAGATAATATTGTATATATTTACATATAAATAAACAATATGAGAGATATTAATAATGTTTCAATATTCAGAATATAAAGAATTTTTAGAGAATAAAACACCTGTAACACCAACAAATAGTAAAAAAACAGTTATAAAATCATTTTCAGGATTTCAACAAAATCAAGTATTAAACGCTTGGAAAAAGGCATGTGCTACGAGTGATTATGAAACGTGTTGTCGTTGGGCGATTGAGATGGTATTATCAAAATGGAATCATCTTCTCTGGGAGAATGTCATTCTTTTTTGTGCAAGAAATATACATTCTCATAATCCAAAAATTGGTTTGTTTTTATTAAAATTCAAAACAGACTACCCTCATTTTTTATCTGAGAAATCTTTATCAACTGATCCAACTATACGTCAGGCGATTGCATTCTTAATGGGTGTTATATGTTATTCGCCCAAAGGTATTGTATATTCAGTTCCTTGTGTTCATATAACAAATGATCAAATAGAAAACGCTTTTTCAAAATTAAATGAAACATCTTTGTCTCATAAAATTAAGTCTGTTACTATAGTTGGAGATTCTCATATATTGTGTGCATTGATACAAGCATGTATGAATCATACAATGAATAATGATTTGAATAATTCATTTAGAATTTTAGGATGGTTATTATTTATAGAAAAATCTAAAAAATATAAAAATAACATAACCGCTGGAAAACGCAAATGGAAAGGAATTGAAGAGAAAGATTATGGAGATTGGTTATTTTTATTTTGGGACATTTGTGTATTATATATACCAGAATCGGGTGAAACTATAAGACTTGAATCGATCATAAAGGCATGGATGGCCTTTTTTATGGAAAATTACAAGAAAAATAATAGAACTTCAAAATTGTCTATCGTTGTAAATGTTCTAATATTATTATGCCAAAAAAATTTTGTAAATTATCCATGTATAAACAATGAAAACATCATTCAAAAGGCATGTAATAATATTGATAAGATGTATAATTCGATAGTAGATCGGCGTACTATATAGTATATTTAATCTTTCAAACAAAAAAGTTTTCTCCAGAATTTTCTACATTCCTTTTTCCCACATAGATAACCATCATTATTAGTGTCTGCGTCATTATACGTTTTTACAATATGATCAAATGTCTTAACAATTATTGAGGTTGCTGCCATTAATACAAGTTCTCCATTGTCGGATAAGAAGAATTCAATAACATTTTTTTCTTCAAAGTTTATTATATCGCAATTCAAATCAAGATATTTAGTTAAAGCATATTGAATGGTTTGTATCGCTACAATAGCTTTATTATTTCCGGTATAGTTTGCGATTTCACTTTTAATTTTTTCATTTACATTTAATTCTTTACATACGTTTGAAAATATAAGTAAAATATTTTTATGGTTAATACCTTCTTCTTTTAAACTATATATAATGGTATTATCTAACAATAGGAATATTTTTGTAGATATATCTCTGGTCGACTCAAAAACAGGAACAACATCGTCTGTGGATGCCATCTAATGAGATACTAACATCTTTTATGTTTATTTATATTATTGTATTTGTTGGAGTCAATAAAAATGAATCTAAATGATATTGATATAGATATATATATATTATATTAGATTACATGAACGTTTCTAATATTTCTAAATGTATTAAAATAAAAGACTTGCGTGCAATGTGTGCATCGTGTAATTTAGATATATCAGGAACGAAAAGGGATTTACGAAATAGACTAGAATTATATCAAATGAATCAATATATCTCTCCATCAAATAATCAAGAGGAACAAAATGCACATTTACCATTGCCACCGCCCCCACCTCTACACATTGATAATGAAAATGAAAATAAAAAGATATCTTACGATAGAGGATTGGTTTCCGAACAAGACTATGAATATGAAAAATGTCTACAAGAAGATAGAGAAAAAGAACTTAAAAAAAATAAGAGCGAACATATCACAAATGAAGATATCACAAATGAAGATATCGCAACTGAAGATATCGCAACTGAAGATATCGCAACTGAAGATATCGCAACTGAAGATACATTAAAGGAAAATAAGGATAAGGAAATTTACTTATCAAAAGAAGAATTACGAGAAGCTCGTTTAAGATTCTTTTCTTAAATTCTTATAAAAAGATTTAATATTTTAATTTTCCTTTTTTTTTCCCTTTTTTTTTATCATTTCCATATGAATATGTAAACAATTTAGAATAGACGTTTTACTAGGTTTACTAAATTCATATTCACCGGACACATTATTTACATTATGTCTTTGTATAGGGCTTGGTAATAATTCTTGAAGAGTATCTTTCATATCTCTATTATAAGTAGTATTCTCGTTCAAATCAATGTGTTCTTTATCTTTTTCCATTGTGCTTTGTTTTGAATATGAATAATATAAACAGTTCATTTTTTTCTATTAAAACATATCATTATATTTATGAACATTTATAGAAGGTTTATTCTTTTTTGAACTAAATAAGTTTGGGTCCCAATCCTTTTCATCATCTCTTTTGGTAGTAGTTCCTGATGATATATAATTTTGTTTGTGGTAATCCCATAATTCTTTACTACCTAATTTGAAATCTTCGTGTGATTCTGCTTTATACCAAAATACTTGGTCTTCTAGGTTGTTGGATTTTGAATTATTATTAATAACTAAACATTCGTAATTTTCAGTAGTTTGATTCATAACTTCGCAAAATACTTCGAATGTTGGAAACATACCCGCATAACATTCATATAATCTTTTTCTATTTTGAACAATATTTTCACGTAATATGAATACATAATCTATATTTGTTCTTAAATTAGGAGGTATTCCCAATGCATATTGCATAGTTATTATAAAAAATACTTTCCAATGCCTACCGTTCATAAATAAAGATCTTACAAATTTACTTTTAGTCCAACTATTATCATACAGACAATCGTCTAAAATTACAAATGTTCGTGGGTCTGTTTTTTTATCTTGAATATTAAAAGATGACTTCTCCTTTTTAACCTGTTCCATACAACGAGTTTGCCTTATTAATACATTTTTAATAACATCTTCGTTATATTCATTATGAATAAATAGTGGAGGTACCATATCTCCATAAAAACAATTTGCAATTTCTGTTGCAGATATTACGGTTCCGACAGGAATATTTTGATGATAATACAATAAATCTCTACATAAAAAACTTTTACCAGTATCTCGTTTTCCTATCATAACTACAACTTTATCATCACTTATGCTAGCCATGTCGAATTTACGAAGTTGTAGTTTCATTAGCAAGATAGTTTATAAAAATGAATATAATTAGACCGCAATAATATTATGTATCATGACAGAATTGTATTCTACACGAATTAAAGCCTACGACATATTAGAAACGATTATTCAAGATGAATATATTTCTAAAAATATTGAAAAAGGTATATACAACTATACAATTTGGAAATCTAAAGCAAGACGTCAACGATGTATGTGGGACAATATACACTTCTTAAATATGTATGTAAATAAAGTAAAACAAATTGTTACAAATATTTCTCCAAACACATATACAGATAAAACACAGACTTTAAAACGACTCAAAGAAAAAAAATTTTTACCACATAAAATAGCATTCATGACATGCTATGAAATATTTCCCGAACATTGGGAATCTTTCATTGCTGAAAAGAAGAAAAAAGACGCCATGATGTGTGAAATTGATTTTGGTCAAGCGACAAACCAATTCCGTTGTATGAAATGTAAAGGAAATAAGACAACATATTATACAATGCAGACTCGATCTGCAGATGAAGGTGAAACAATATTTATCACATGTTTAAATTGTGGTAAAAGATGGCGTAAATAAACGCATAAATTATTTATTCGCATCCGATTTCGAGTGGTTTGCGGTTAATATCAGGATCAATTGTTGATTGTAACCAAGGGCTTACTAGAGTTTGAGGATTAGGGGGTTCGCTACGCAATTGAAGATTCGCATTACGCATTGATTGTCCTACAGTATTAATACCGCTGTGGTATCCAGCATTTAAAAAGTTTTGATCACCTATTTTACCTGAACCAGTTGGGTTTGTTTGTGCCCATTTGGTGGTGGCATCACTTGGTAGAAGGTCTTTGGGGTCAAGGTGGTCTTTTGGGAAGCAGTCGGCGGGTCTGCTATTGTTTTTTGTAGGGTCTTCGTCGTCTGCCATAAGTGGTTTGGGTACTTCGTTTGACCCTAAAGGTTCTGAGGGTTCTGGGATAGAATCGCCCTCAGCAGACACATATCCAACGCAACTTTTTTTGTCTTCAAAATCTTCGGATGTTTCATTCGCTTGTAACATATTGGGTAAAGAAGGCAACACGGTAGGTTTAAGATAAACCAAAACGGCAATTCCCACGAAAAGAACTAAAAGCACAAGAACAAGAAGTTTTTGTTTATTGTCGAACATCATAATTAAAACTAACAAATATAATTTTCCAATATAGACCATTACAATGTGGTTCCTAGAAATCGACAACCGCGAGCATGGTATGAATTTTGATTCCCATGAAAATATATCAATTATTAAAAAAACATTACAGGTCGGAGATATACAAATTAGAAAAGACGATGAAATTATTGCAATTTTTGAAAGAAAGACTATATCTGATTTATTATGTTCTTTGAAAGATGGGAGATATTCAGAACAAAAAAGTAGATTATTATCTTCAAGATCGATACACAAAGGTTATATACTAGAGGGGTCGTTTGAAAACGAACCGATTGTATGGCAGATAATTCTTAGACTACAGTGTAAAGATCGACTCATTTGTTTTACTACAAAAAATCTAAATGAAACACAGGATATCGTCTCACAATTATTTAATAAATTTCAAAAAGATCAGAAAATGTACATGCAAAACGTGTCGCCTCACTTAAATTATACAGATTGTCTACATGTCGCAAAAAAATCAAATTTAAATCCTGAAAGATGTTTCATAATGCAACTCAAACAAATACCAGGTATATCGACCAAGACAGCTGAGGCTATTGCAGAATTATACACTTCTTGGATGGAGTTATTAGCTGTTTTTACTGAAAAGTCAGTGGTTGAAATTAAAAAAAGTTTTGATGCATCCAAAAGAATAGGAATTAAAAAATTACAAAAAATTAAAGAGTATTCTTTACGCATCGACACATAAAGAAAGAATGTGAAAATAACATAAACCAAATGTATCACCCCGATCTACTTAGATTGTACTCCTCTAATGACTCACTAAAACAAAAAGCATCTTTGGAAAATTTACACAAATATTCAAAATGGATACAATCTGCAAGTATTCCACAAAATGTACGACTTTCTATAGATGACAACGTAAATATTATAGGAAAATCACCTTCTATGAATAACATTATAGAAAAGGAATGGGATAAATCTGTATGTAACTTACCAGACTTTATTCCTTTTGAATATAAAACATCATCATATTATACCGTTACTTTCAGTGGAAAAGAACGATTGCTCCATGCTTTCATGTCTGCACATGATAATAAATGGTTGGTATACTCAGATAAAACGAAAGATGCTATTTTTTTTGATTTTAAAATACAATTATGTGAACATTTTCAAAAACATTTTTCATATTCTACATATAAAAATTATAAATTTAATGAAAAATCTCTTAATAGAAATGCGTTATATACTCTTATCCGTTCTGATGATATAGATACTCACCCGGGCGTATTTCATTTAATAAGTGAATATATGAATATTAACATTATAGTCATAAACAAGGAAGGTTATAATTTATATTGCAATTGGATACCCGAAAGATGCTCTGTATTTTTATGGGATGATGGACATATTGCTGGTTGTATTTTACATAAAAACGGTACGGAACATCTCCGACCAGTTTCAAATAAAGACGAACACCCTATATTCCTCCATTTAAATGATATAAATTACAAAAGAACTCAAGAAATAACTATCGCATCGCATCCTGAAACTAAAATGTTTTACTCAAAAATAAAAAAGATGACTATGAAAGAAATTGAAGACGTTTCAAACAAACGTGGGATCGATATTCAGTCAAAAAAGAAAAATGAATTAATTGGTGAAATTATGGAGCAAATTTTATGTAAATAATCAGTCAAAATATTTAGATAAAATATCTTTTGTTTGTGAATTCGAGTTAGTATATTCTTGCGGTATTTTCCTTAGGATACCACCTGAATTCCCGGGTTCAATACGTATGCATGTGAATGGTTCGACAGTCTTCTATAACCTCTAGGATCTCACGTTATATATCGCGTAGGAACAATACCGTAGCAGGTACTTTAATTGGGGCGTTTGTAGATAATGGCAGCTTGCAGAAATCAAAATATTCTACATCAATTGTAGTCATTTTTAATCTAAATTACCAAGGCCTTTATTTATACCATGACGTATAGAACCCACCAAACTTGTAGAAGAATCTCCAACTTTAAAAAAGGATTTACGTGTAATATCGCTCATTGAAGTGATTTTTGTTATAAAAGAATATATATAATAACACAAGCATAGTAAAATTGCAATTACTATCGAAATAAATATCATTTTATGTTTTGTTATAAAATCGTACGAATAACATAAATAAACAAACAAAAGGAAAGAAGTCACAATACATAAAATTGTTACAATATTTTGTATTAACAACACACGTCCGTTTTTTGTTACACTTGTTTTGTTTAATTCAAGAGAATCAACGAGTTTATCGTATTTTTTTTTTAATTCTTCAGCATTTTTGTTTGAGATATTAATATTCATAGCGTGTCTACCTATGATATTGTTTGATTTTAAATCTTCTTTGTATTCGTATGGTTCTTCGTGTTCTGTAGTTGGACATTCTTCATTATATTTCACATCGTTTAATGTTTCATTATCAGTTAAAAAATTACGCTCTTCGTCAATAGATTTCAATTCTGATAAACTATTACATAGACTTGTATTTTCCATATTCAATTATTTAAAACAATAAAATTATTATAACAATTAAAACAAATATTATGTGTTCACATTTTACGTAAAAGTATACCACACAATATAGATAAAAAGAGGAATATACACACTATAAGTATATTAAAATATAAATAATTTTTAGTATTTTTGAATCTAATTCGAATTGTTTCCTTATCTGAATTCGTTTTTTTTGAATTGGTAACTGTATTCTTAATAGAATCGTTTGTATTATTTATTTCATCAGAATTTAAATTTCCAATATCTTTTTCAATAAATAAAGTATCATTTTCTGGGTCTGAACCTTTACAATATTTCAAAAAATGTCTCTTATTCGAGTATTGGTCCATCTTCCCAAAATATGTATCTGGATTATATATTCTAGTTGCAAGATTACATGTGTTACTTTTAAATAATTGTGATCGATACGTTAAATTTGCATTCACTGGTGCGGGTATACTTTCAGTATTGTTCATTTGTGCTTTCTTTTTACGTATCATACTTGCAGCAGCAGCAGCAATTTTAGCAGGATTTGCCTGTGGCATCATCTGAGTTATGTTATCAATATTTATACCCGATGTGAGATCATTTATAGATTTTTGTATTATTTTTGTAAATTCACCGCCTCCCATTATATGACTTAATAAATAATGAGTGCGAATGGATATGAAATTGAAAGTACAAAACTTTTAAATTCAACAAAAGGAGTTAAATACAATTCGATTTTAAAAAATGTAGATAATTTATTTAAATACACACTCACATATCTAGTGAGTGGGAAAACATTTTCTGGTAGAGATGTTGCATTAGGCGAAAATTATTTTATAGAATCTGGCACATGTGACGAATCTTCATCTTCTGAATGTGTTGGTAGGAAAAAACATATATATGTCAGGAATATTCCTACAGGATCGATGCCACCTGCTCAAATATCTTTTAATGAGTTTACAGGTTGTAATCTACAAGGGCTGACAGAGATGAGAGGTTTAATACCCGGTATGGTGGAAGATATATATGATATTAACCCATATGAAGTTACAAAATCTATGATTGGTTCAGGTAATATAGGGAGTAATTCTTGTAAGAGAATGAAGTTACCTGTTGGCAAACGTATTTACGATAATAAAAATTTATCAGATGATACAAACTTTGAGACGAAATGCACTTCCAGTTTTTTTACGAAGGGTAAAACAACAAGCACTCATCTTAATGAGAAGATACGTTTATTTAATAAAGATATACCGAATGCACAAATGCCGTCACCTACTCAATTAAATGAGAATTTTACGAATCAAGTAAAAAGTTTCAACAAGAGAATATTTCCATTTATTTTTACTTCACCTATAATTTTATTTATAAGTTTATTTTTCATGGTATGTTTCCTGCTTTTCATCTTCAGATATATTATATAAATTCCAATTTTCTTTCATAAATAATTTACGCATAGTAAATGTAGTATCCTCATTTATAATTGATTCAAAATCATATGTAACATTCATATCCTCAGTACTGAAATCTATATTTGAAGCATCGTCCTTTTTATCAGTGTAATTTTTAACAATGTCTTCTATAAGATAATCATCATTTTCTAGAACATATACAACTGTATTATGAATAAATAATGTATTCTGCTTGGTGAACTCTATAAATTTTTTTTCGAATTTAATTTTATTAGTTTCGTCTTTTACGAATATGTATACTATATCTATATCTGTACCATTACAATATAATCCTTTCATCAAAGTCTTGATATTTTCTAAATTATCATCATTATAAACTATCTTGAGTGTTTTATAAGGCTGAACCATTTTGTTACTTTAATTACATATTATTATCTTTAAATAAAACAATGGGAAAAAAAGGAAAAAAAAAAGGATCAAAAAGTAGATTTAAGAAAATTAGCAAAAAGGTACGCAAATCAGTTAAAAAAACAGCTCAAAAAATAACGGGGTCTGTTGATGAAAAATTAAAAAAACGTGCACGTAATAGCGGTAATATTATAGATAGAATATTAAATGCAAAAAAATTTGGCGAGGGTGCTGAATTAATTGAAGTAAACGGAACGAAGGGGAAATGTCCTGTCTTTGTCCAGCCTATACAACAAAAATGTGCGGCACAATCAGCATCTACCGCCGTGACTAATATTAATCAAGAATTGCAAGTATGTAAAGCAGAAAAAGCAAGTTTAACCGAACGTATTAAGACTATAGAAAAAGATTCGATTCCAATAGATGTTGTTAGAGAATCTTTAGATTCGGTATTTGCACAATATTCAAAATTATTAGGGAAATATTCTATGTTACAAAATAATTCATCGGAATGTCAAAGTGCGTATGATGTAAGAACTCAAGAACTTAAAAATATTTCAGAGAAATACTTAACCGATTTATCAAAGTGTAACACTCAACTTAAAACATTTTACGATGAACATATTGGAGAAAACGACGATGATGCCATTTATAAAGAAGAAACAAATACATTAAAAAATATGATTCAAAATTCTAAGAGCACTTTGATATGGACTTTTTTAATACTTATAGCTTTGATAATTGCATGTGTATTAAAAAAATTTAGAATTATATAAACTTATAACATTTAAAAAAAATAATATGGTTCTATTATAATAGAAAATGGCAGTAAATTCACCAGGGTCTCTATCAGTTGTCTCTAAGTCAAATAAAAAAGTTTCGACAGAAGTAGCCGCAGAACAAATGGTTAAATGTCTCGAACACTCTCGGGAAGCACGTACACGATCTAAATTACAGGAAATTACACAAAGAATAACTAAACGCAAGTTAAATAAATTGCGATTTCAAGGACTACTTCCTTCTCCTGTTTGTGGGACTCGTTTATTGATTAAAAAGGTTGCATCGTCCGTACTCGCCTTAAATGATAAAATTGTGAAGCCATCAAATAAGAAACTAACAAATAAGAAACTAACAAATAAAAAGCCAACAAATAAAAAGCCAACAAATAAGAAATTAACAAATAAGAAATTAACAAATAAGAAATTAACAAATAAGAAATTAACAAATAAGAAAATACAAAAAAAGAAGAGCACTCTCAAAACGAAATCTAAAAAGGGAGGGGGAGATTGTGTGCCTCTTGATTCTTGGAGACGATGTGCGGAATCACGAAAAAGTCCTTTGAATGGTATTCAAGGAATATATAATGGAAAAAATACAATATTTACGCCACAAACAGGTAGTCCAGTAATCCCTGAATTAAAACTATATACTATATTTTAAAAAATGACTTGTGTATATAATTACTTTTAATATAAATCATGTCCAGTTGTATAGATGACATCATTAAATTTCCTTATAAGTTAGATACTTTTCAAGATGAAAGTATTAAATCTATAAGGAAAGGAGATAATGTTTTAGTTACAGCACATACTTCTGCAGGGAAAAGTACTGTTGCAGAATATGCGATTGCACATGCCAGATATTTAGGTAAAAGAGTTTTGTATACAAGTCCTATTAAAGCACTTTCAAATCAAAAATATAATGATTTTCAAAAGAAATTTGGAAATCACGTTGGAATTATGACGGGTGATATTAAAGTCCGTCCAAATGCAGAAATTCTTGTGGCAACTACAGAAATTGTTAATAATCTACTTTACATGGATTCTTCGTATTTTGATGATGTATATGCCATTGTTTTAGATGAAGTACATTATATTAGAGATGAGAATCGTGGTCACGTTTGGGAAGAAGTGATTACTTTGTGTCCAAAGCATATCATTCTTGTAATGTTATCAGCATCAATACCTGGTGCCGAAGGTTTTGCAAAATGGGTAGAAAAAATTAAGGAAAAGCCATGTGAACTTATATCTACTAAATATAGACCAGTGCCATTAATTCATAACGTTTATTGGAATGGTGTTATGGAGTCTATTATGGATAATACTCACCACATGTCTGAGAAAGGATATCGAAATATTTTAGAAGAGTGGAAAATGTACTCTAATATGAGAATAAAAGATAAACCTACAAAATCAAAACTCTTAAATGAATTTGTAAAAGATGTTGAAAAAAAGGAATTATTTCCAGCATTATTCTTTATGTTTTCTCGTAAGAACTGTGAGAATCTTGCTAAGATGGTTCAGGATTCATATTTAGAAGGGAAAGCGTTAACTCAATCAATCAACTTATTTGAATATTACGTCAAAAAATATCTGGGTGAATCGGGTATGCAACTTTCACAAGTATGGATGATACGATCTCTATTATTGAAAGGGGTATGTATACATCATAGTGGATTGATTCCTGTATTAAAGGAAATTATTGAAACACTATTTGATAAAGGATGGATTAAGGTTATGTTTGTTACCGAAACATTTTCTGTCGGTATAAATATGCCTACAAAATGTGTGATTTTCGGAGAACTTGCTAAATATGACGGAAAAACAAGAAGGTTTATTAATCCTGAAGAATATTGTCAAATGGCCGGAAGGGCTGGAAGGCGAGGTAAAGATGATAAGGGGATGGTTATTTATTTTCCATTGCCTCCAAGAGATATGTTGGGATATCATGAAATTCATAGTGTATTGAAGGGTACACATAGTAAGGTATCGAGTAAATTTCAAATGGATCCGGTTCTTCTTCTTAAATGTTTTGCAGCCGGAAAATCACCATATGATTTGCTTGAAAATAGTATGATGTCTCATGAAACATTGGACTACATTAAAGGATTGAAATTTCAAAATGAGATACTCTTAAAGAAAAATATAGACGATGAACAATCAATCGAAGACATGATTGCTAAAAATCAAGATAATATAAAAGAAATTAAAGAAAAATTTAGCACATATAAAGAATACCAAGACAAATTAAATAGAAATCCTAAAGCAAATGCTAAAAAGAAAATATTGTCAAATATTTATAAACTAAAATATAGCGGTTTAGATGAAGAAATGATAAAATTATTTAATTGTAAAAACGAAACAGAAAATGAATTATCCAAAAATATTAAAAACTCAAAAGAAGCATCTTCCTATATTAAAGACACACTTATTTGGCAAATTGATGTATTAAAACATCATAATTATCTTCATTTCAATACAAGTGATCTGGAAAGTTCATATAACTCATTTGTATCATCTGAAACAAGAATTTTGCCACCTGAAGCAATATCTTTAAAAGGTAGAATCGCATCGGGTATAAATGAATCAGATGCCTTCTTGACTTCTGAATTTATGATTCATTTATCAGAATATCCATGTGATGAAAAGATTTGGAGTGCTTTTATTGGCACACTTGTTCATGATAAAAGTTTTGAAGATACAGATAATGATCCATTTACGATTCTTTCTAATATTATGAATGATAATGAACTTGATTCGTTTATGATAATTTATAAAAAAATTAAAGAACTCCATGATTTATTGGATAAAGAACAAAGATTAAGAGATCCAGACTATAAATTATGTCCCGCATTTGCATGTTATACGTATTTGTGGAATTCTGGATTGAATTATACTGATATACAAAATACTTTACCTTGGGAATTGTACGAAGGTAACTTTGTTAGAAATATGTTAAAAACATATAATATATTAGAAGAATTACAAAATGCGGCTGAAATATTACAATTGAATGATCATTTGATTATGTTTAACAATATTCGTACTAAAATTATACGAGACATCGTTTTGAATGATTCATTATATGTTTCGTGATTAAATAATTATACGAGAGACGGAGAGTATACCTACATCTTTTGTCGATTTTTTTGTTAAGAGGTGAAAATATAGAAGACTTAAAGTCCGATTTTTGTGATTTAATATAGAAACGAGAGAATTGATATCGTTATAAGTAATATGTATTATGTTGTTACACTATTGATTTTTTTAATGAATATGAGTTATATATTTTTTAATTTTTAAATTATGTAGTAAATAAAATAAATACAAAAATAATGGTATATCTTGATGGCGATGCTGACGAGAATGATATAATTGATTTAAATGATCTTGTGTATCTTAAATCTTATGCCTCAGGAACGTATGGATATTCCCTCGACGACAATAAAATACTCAATATTGCAATTCAAAATGAAAATTTTGATTCTAATAATACAGAGTATCCATATATTAATCAAGCTATAGATGTTATGAAGAAATACATCATAGGCGAAGGATCATATGAATTACAACCGGAACCGGAACCGGAACCCGAACCTGAACCCGAACCAGAGCCAGAACCTGAACCGCAACCAGAGCCAGAACCGGAACCTGAACCGCAACCAGAGCCAGAACCGGAACCTGAACCTGAACCTGAGCCGGAAATTCTAGATTATGCAGGTTTAATGTACATAGACACACCTCCGACAGAAGTAACTCCTATGTACGATACAACAGAAGATGTATATGATATTATAATTGAGAATCACCTTGTTTGGAATAAAG